GGGTCAATACACATTTCTTGGCGCGAATACACCTGTCCCGACATACATTTATCTCCCGCTTCCACCCTAGCGCAGCTTCTAAATCCACGGTCTTCGCCAATATAGCAGTAACCTGCTTTCCCGCTTTGGTGTTTTTGAGTGGCGCTTGTGCTATCATCTGCGCTTGGCGACGGTCCTGAATACTCTCGGTTCGCTTTATCTAAGAATGTAAATTTCGGGTCGTCATTATTAAAACCGGGTTTCTTATCCGAGCTATTATTCATCGAGGGAGGGATAGGCGCTTTATGAGGCCCTGCGGTGGCGGTGGAGGGATGACGTTTATGTGCGTCTTCACCTTCATCCGAGTCCGAGTCGGATGAATCGGCGGCGGCGGCGGCGGAATGTGCTGGCGTAGGCGTCCCACGTATCTTCGCGATAAGTTCACGACCATTCTCTTCCATTTTATGAAAAAATGCGGTTATTTTATCACCGATACCCCCCATTCCTAAATGAAAATCACCATTATTTGCTAAATTAGCCCACATAAACCACAGAATCACTGTGATTAGGATGGCCTTAATAATAAATGTAAACGAAAAAAAAGAAGAACCATCATCGCTCTCACTATTATCGAATACCCCGCTTCCTGCGCTGCTAATACCTGACCACGCAGATGACGACAAATCAGACACCCGAGTTTTTAACGATGACGCAGTATCTTGAACTTTTTCAACCATATCCGGAATAATACCGGATTTCACCATTTTGGCCTTGGCGGATAATCCGCTATTCACCGTCGTGTCATTTGTAGGTTTCGTGAGGTTTGTGAATTTAAATTCCGGAAGAGACATCTCGGTATATATCTGTATCTATTTATCTATAAATACAGATGCTATAATAAATTATTGCTACTGCGCATTGCTACTGCGCATTGCCGCCGCCGTCTGATGTTTTCCGAATCACCGTATTCATTGAATTCAGCGCTTCAAGACGCTTAATCGTGCGCTCCAGGTCGCCGTTCTTGTCGCTCGCGCCGCCACTATATCCCGCAGACGAAAACAGATAATCCGTATCCGGGCTAATCTCGTGCTGTTTAATCTGTTTGTATATTCCGTTTATATTCGCCACCGCCGTTTCTATCACCAACCGGTCGTTTATCATCTCTATCTTACCATCATATTCCGTCGTAAGAAGCGAAATCGCGAAATAAATCAGGTATCGCCGCTTCTTGCGAACCCCCGGCGTAAATCGCACACAATATAACCGTAAAAGGCTTTTGATTATTTTCTGGGTCAGGATGGTATGGTCGTCGTCCGCACTTTCACTCCGCGCTACGATAATATCCCAAATCATCCAGATGGGGTCAAATTGGAGTTTATCGTCGACGGGGATATGCGACCGTCGTTCGCACAGGCATGTCTCTTTCTTGGCTTTACATATGGATTCAAATTCCGTTATCCATTCCACCCAATAACACGCTTGGAGTGTATTTTTAGATTCGTTGGAGATGTGGTATGCGAACTCGTTGACCGCGATGAAAATCTCCTTGGGGTCACGTGACCTGAAATACTCTTGTGCGTAATCCACGCGCGGGGCTTTCAATTTGTGCGACATTGTCGTGATATCATATTCCTCCTTCTTCTTGATTTTAATGCTGTCGTATTTATGCTGGCGCTTGGAATTACATAATACACACACGATTTCCGCGAAAAGGGCGCGCATCTTCGGGTGGTTTCGCAGGCGCAGCTCGTTCCCGATGAACCCGTTCGAGAGAATCGACTTGAAACTTTCGAACCGCATTTCAATATAAAGCGGTAGTTTGGGGTTTGCTAAATGGATGTATTTACTGATAAAGGTAATAATAATATCCCAGAGTTCGAGGTAGTGTCCGGAGCATACCAATTCCGCGCTCCAATAACACGCCGGTTCTACTTTAGAACTGGATAGACTATTCAATAATTCTTTACGGACATCGGATTTTTTATATGCGGAAAATGTGACGCCGCGAAACTCATTTTCCGCGCGAATATCATTGATTTCATTTGGGTCGGACATGCCTGTGTATATGCGCCGTTTCTTATAATAGAACATCGGTTATTTATGTGGGGGTTTAACGAACGCGGCGGCGGCGGTGGCGGTGGCGGCGCGACGCTTTTTGGCCTGTTTATTTTTATAACGACATATTAGTAGTCTCATATCGTTCCGGAATGGCGTCGTCATTATATAAATCGTTCTCGGCGTATATAAAATCAATTACAAAATGGGAGATATTGGTATTCTTGTTTATTCTAATGATGATACTTTGTTTTATTAAGCGCGACTTGTCGTATCACGCAGAAGGATTCGAACAGCAAAGCAAATACAAAATATACGAAAATGATACAATCTACGACAGTTTTTATGCGGATATCTATGACGAGCTATTTATACAGCCGAATAAAATAGAGGCGGAAGTGGATGAAATTATTCATATCACCGGTGCGAAAAAAGCGGATAAAAAGTTCAAGGTTTGTGATTTGGGGTGCGGTCTAGGGCACCACGTAGATCAGTTACAACTCAAAGGCGTCAATGTAATCGGATGCGATAAATCGCCGGCGATGCTTCAAAGCGCGAGAGATTTATACCCCAAGGCCAAGTTCATAGAAGGCGACTTTATGAACCCAATGTTATTTAGCGAAGACGAGTATAATGTGCTGACCTGTTTCTATTTTACGATTTATTACGTGAAAGATAAGCGCGCATTTTTCAAGAATTGCCATCAGTGGTTGCGCCCAGAGGGGTATTTAATCGTTCACTTGGTTGACCGCAACCATTTCGACCCCATTGTGCCTGGTGGGAAGCCCCTGTTTTTGGTAAGTCCGCAAACGTATACAAAGGACCGTATCACCAATTCTCTCGTGAAGTTCCGCAGTTTTCAATACAAATCGGATTTCAAGGCACCACCACCTACGAAAGGCACCGCCGCCACCGGTGGCAAAAAGAACGTAGGTACATTCACCGAAAAGTTCACCGATGATAAGACGGGTAAAGTGCGTGAGAACGTCCATACCTATTATATGCCGACAAACCGAGAGATTTTAGATACTGCGAAAGAGGTCGGGTTCACTGTCACAGGACAGGTGGACCTGGTTCACGTTCTTAACGAGCATCAATATTTATTCATTCTCAAGAAGGTTGCGTAATAACCTCTCGCGAATCAATCTATACAATACATAAGTTGATGTGTATTGTATTGTATTACAATTACAATGACAATGACAATATTGGAATCTCTCGGAGCGTCGTTCCCGATGTTGCCCACGCCGCCACCGTTCTTCTTCCATTACGTATTATGTATACTATGCGCGCTATATCTCATCACTATCGCCGTATTAAAATTCAATTACTATTATTGGTATCACCAGCCACTAACATTCCGGTTTTCTGTGTGGCGTTTCTGGGCGGCGCGGCGCCCCAATACATTTACAAGCACAATGAATCTGTTCGGTGGTGTCGGTGACGGTCACGGGAATGGGACGTGTGATGTGGTGTATCCGTTTATTACAAATGTAAATTATGAGAATATCAAGGTTTATTCTACTGCGTCGGCGTTCTCTCAAAGACCGCCATATGATATTATTCAGGGGATAGCAGAACTATTGAACAAGAATGATAAGGTCGTCGTGAATAATGGTTCGACATCGTCGGCGGCGGCGGCGGCGGCGACAATTCCATACACGCATCACGAGAGATTGGCATGTATTCTCTCGAATGAAACACACGGTCTGGCCGCGTTTGTCGGCGTGTATCGATCGCGGTTGCCTGCTGGGCGTGGTGTGGCTGGTGACATACACGGTGTATGTATTCTTACCCCTCGTATTAAAATAGAAAGGGACCTCACCATCCAAAAAGCGTCGAGTGCGGCGCCATTATCGACCTCTATATATGTATGCGAACATCTCGCCTGGTCTCGTTACGATATAAGTGACCGCCAGGGTCTCGAACTTCTTGAAACAACCGAATATATTCAGAAGTCTCGAGAGATTGCGGGGGAACAAACATTATATAGATATACCCACGTGCCATGGTTTGTTATTCCATTTACCACAGTATATACATATGCTCTATCTCTCGAGAGATTGCTCTCGCCCGTCCGCGGGCGGGCGGCCGTCGGTCGCACCGCCGGCCATACCAGCATCATAAAGGTTTCATCCGTCAACTTCGCCCTTTTTTATGCGTTTATAAATGAATGTTCGAGAGATTTCCGGTGTTCTATTTTAAATGAGATAACGCATCTACAGCATCTCATTCAATCAGGAATATATCAGGTCTATATGTTACTTCTAAATAAAACACGGGTTATATCTGTATATGTTTATGGCCCGTCATGGGTCCAGGCAAGCCCCGAATCTCTCGAAGATGCGTCCAAGAAGCGTCGGAATACGGTCCATAAAAAGAAGACTCGGGGGAATCGTATCGAGAGATTACATAATTATATATCTCAAACATCTACAGCTGTCGTCAAATATCTACCGCCGGTTATACCGGCGAAATACGATCTCTCGGGGAGACGGGTTGGAATCTCTCGAACCCTGGGCGCCACCGCCGCCACCGCCGCCACCGCCGCCGCCGACACCGCCGACGTATATAACCCATCCACCGAAATACCGCGCCTTTTATCATCCATTCGCAATAAACAACACTGTGACGCACAAGTATTCGTGGACGGTTTTATAGAAAGCTTGAAAATGCGATGTACGGGACCGGGGACGGTCCTTATCGACACCATCGCGCATAACTATATAATTATCGATGAAATCGTTCGGTCTGTCACAGCAGACGTGACATCTGTAGTACTATGGTCGAATAAATGGTATTACGTATTATATAACGCAATCATTCACCGGGAAGTATTGTGTAAGGATTTGTTTATGGTATAGCGGCGTGCGTGTGTGCGTCGAAAACGATAAACAAACATCTATTACCGCCGATACGTCTGTTGTATTCGACGATTGCCACCAAACATACTAAACCTGCCACCGCCTACGCGGGCATTACCAGGCATCGCGTTCGTAAATGTATCCACGATGAAAATGATAAATATGCCTAAAAAGCAATACAATACCAGCTCTTCAATGACGTGGCCGGTCTTTTCGTCCTTCTTATCTTCCATCATGTGAATGATGTAATTCAGTTTTTCGATAAGTGCCGCATTCGTTCCAGATATTGTGCCGCTATGTCCGGCGGCGCCTCCTCCTCCTGCGGCAAGTTGATTTGCGAGTGTCTCCGCATACGGCACGAATTGTTCATAATATTGAGAAGCGTATGTGCTTGTTTTCGATCTATCAGAGGTGCCAGTGGCTGTGTTCGCACCGCTGCTGCCGCCGCCGCCGCGGGGGTCAACGTTTCGTGTGCTATCCCCGTAAGGTGTCGTGAAGTGAGGCGGTGCGGAGAACCTGCCCGATGCTCCTGCGGTAGTTCCAGGTGGGTCGGAGGAAATGCTTGCGCCGGCGAAATCGGCCGCTGGGTTCATTCCTTCCAATAATGTAGAAGAATAGGACGATGCCGGATTTAGGGAGTTCATCTGGGTTGTCCTTCGAACCACGCCATTATTGCTAGATACGCTGTTATCTGGACCGCGAATAACACCCTGACTCGTTACATTTGTAGCATATACACCCATCCCTTGCGCAGGATATGCCGGTAATACCGAATCCGCGTCGTTTTCATCGGGGTCGCTATCTTCCCCGCCTTTTCGATGGATATTTTCGATATAATCCTTGATTTGCTTTATTTTCTGGCCTGCTTGTTGTATCATCCCCTGGTTCGTTCCATTTTCATTGGTTACGTTACCGTTCGCCGATTGTAATAATCCTCGTTCAGGGCTATCATTTGTGCTCTGATTCTGATTACGTGGAATCTTTAGGGTTCTATTGCCATTGCCGTTGCCGGTGCCATTGCCATTTCGTCGATTATATATTTTTCCGTTTCCGTTTCCGTTTCCGTTTCCGTTTCCGTTTCCGTTTCCGTTTCCGTTGTTGTTATTAAGATTTCCACTTTCCGCATATTCAGAAAAACCTAAAGATGACATATTCTCCTATAAAAAAATGAGATTTTAATTCGAGGCCGAAATGTGAATTATGATAATATATTTATCAGTTAGATATGAAAAATATATTAGTTATGTATATACGACGAAAATGGTGAAAATCAGCAAAGAACTTTCTTTAGGAGTTTTATTGGTGCTTGTGGTTATTATGGTTCTTAAACCAAACCTTCTCGGGTTTTTGTATAATAACATTTTAGGCAAACTGGTGTTTGTTGCGGCGGTTGTGTTTCTTTCTTTGAAGCATACTGCGGCTGGCTTGCTCGCGGTTGTGTTTGTCGCAATCGTGGCTACGATGTCCGGTTACCATGGATTCGAGGGTATGGATGTCCCAGAGGATACGCCGGCGAAGCCAGCGGCAGGTGCGAAGCCAGTGGCAGATGAGAAGAAGAAGTGTGAGGGAGACAACTGTGATGTCACCGAGGGTGCCGAGGGTCAGGCCAAGCCCGTTGCCGAAATCAATGATCTCCTCAAGTCTAAGTAAGACCGGACTATACGTCTGATGTAATCTTCACATTTCAATACACCTACGCACATTCGTATATGTGTTGAAATATATCTATGGTAATTATAGTAGTCATTCATATATGAATAATAATCAGGAAAACCGAATACAATATTATATACAATATTTATCGTCTTGGTTTTATCATAATGTGTTATATACGGAGACGGCGACAGTCTTATTAAAATTTATCGTATTTGTTATTTTACTCTCACTGTTTGTGTATCAACAATACTATTATTTTGCCGTAGGTGCCATGTTTGTTATAGTGTATTTATTTCTCCAGCTGGGTGGCGGTGGCGGCGTGGGGGCAGCGGGCGCGGGCGCGGGCGCAGGCGCAGGCGCAGGTGATTGGCTGAACTCGGTGCGACGTGTTGACAAGGACGAACTCACTACCGGTGTCGCATTAGTTAAGGAAGGTTTTTCCATCGGAATGCCGAAAATCATTAAGGGGGATGATTCCGGTAAAGACTATCATCGGTCCAATAAATTCATCGAAGAAGACAGTCGCGATTTTACCGAGAAGTATTTCAACAGTAAAAAATGCGGGATTGGAAGCGGGATTGGCGGAATAACCATGTTCGGGAGTAATGAACTGATTGGCGGTTCTCGAACTGCCGCGTTAGCTGGGTTGTATGATTTTGACGCGTATTATGTCATAAATGATTATCGTGACAGTTCTGCCAACCGATACAAATATTTCAGGGACTGCGTGTTTGAACCGGTGAAAAGATCGATAGACCCTTTGACAAATACGGATTTCCGCGATACTAAGACGACGATATATAATAATGTAAATGACAAAATCATTAATATCAACGCAATTCTAAGTCGGTTTGATAAGACTATACTATTTAATACACAGACAAACCCTAATGCGGATTATAGCCAACGCATTTCATTGTCATCAAGAGATTCATTAGATAAAGAACTCGTCACTCCAACGACAGGGACCACGTATAAATCACTTATTACCGGCGGCGACAATAAAACCAAACTAAAGAATATTCAATCATTATCTGACTCCGATAACATTACCGATAAAATGTATGCGGAATTACTTACAACTATAAATAATGACCGCGTGATGAATACGAACACACGTCAACGCCAGTTGGAAGTGTATGCGAAAGTATACGAGATTCGTAAAAATCTGAATAGCATATTTGCGAATATGCGTGCGCAAACAAAAGAAGACGCGGCTTTAATGTATACTGTTCGTGTGGGCGAACCCGTCATTCAAGAACTGCGGACCATGTTGAGTTATCTCGCGACCATTCAGCGAACGAATGATGTTATTCTTTTTGAGAAGAATGTTGGTCTTAATAAGATAGGTATATACAAAATGGCACCACCCGGATTACCACCAACTGGCGAACTAGTTGTTATTCCAAATACGGAGGAAGGCGAATACAAGTCGAAAATAGTGGGCGTTAATAATATATTCAAAATCCCAATGGAAGATGACACCTACAACAATAACGATGAAAAACGATATGTATACGGTATAACATATTATTTTGATAAATGGAATAGCAAACCAACCAACGCAGTATAGATAAATAATATTGTAATATACTAATAATACTAGTATACCAATACGAATGAAACTCAAGACTATATTTATTTTAGTCGCGATGATGATCGTGGTGTTGGCAACATCTGCGTTCGGGGTGTATAAGGATAGTGAGTTTAACGATGAACCGGTGAAGCATCATAAACCCGTCACTAGAGCAGCAGCAGGAGCAGCAGGAGCAGCAGGAGCAGCAGATACAGTCGTCGGTGCTTCTGGTGCGGGAACATCGCATAAACACAGTAAATCGCATTTAGACGTATCTGAAAAGGCGAACGGACCTTATATCAAAGATGGACCGAATACGTATCGCGGGAAGGCCAGTGGTTATAACGTAGACGGAGACAGCGACGCAGAAGGCGATAACTCAGATGCTGTCGAAGACGAGGACAAGAACACAAACCAAAGCGAATTTCAAAAGAAATGGAAATACATCTCTAACATGTTTGAAGAGATATTTAGCAAATGGAAGTCCAATGAAACGATAATGGCACCCAGCGGTATTGAGGAACTAGAAACCGCAGAGGGATTCAGGATCCGCGAGAAATTCAAAAAAGGCGCACGGCATGGAATGCGTAAATTGAAAAATGCGTTTCGGGGGCGTTTCCAATAAATCGTAAATAGAATCTCTAATGTTATAGTAATATACAGAACGTATTATTACTATGAACTCATCGATAAAGAAAAATAGAAGTCGCCGACGTCAGCCTGGTGCGGGTGCGGGGGCGGCACAGACCGGTGGCGCACCTGGATCTATCGCATCATCGCCACTCGTGCCATCAATCACGCTTAAATCATTTACAGACCTGTTTTCCGGGAAAACAAACTTTTTCACACTTCAATCACCTGCCAATAATATTATGAATTCGCGGGTACTGACGACGATGCATAATTTCTTCCATAACCTGAATACCAGCACATTTTTCGCCGGTTTCGTTATGCTTATTTTAAATATTGGGTCGCGGTATATTAATTTGGACTTGAATTCATCTACCGAATCATGGATTAAATATCTGATGAGTAAGGAGGTGCTTGTATTTGCTGTGAGTTGGATGGGAACGCGCAGTATTTATTACGCGCTTGTTATAACTGCGTGCTTTACCATCGTTACTGACCATTTTATGAATGCGGATAGCAAGTATTGCATGATTCCTTCCAAATTTAGAGATTTACATAAGATGACAGAGGAAAAGCACGGACCTGAAAAGAATGTCAGCGATTTAGAAATAAGCAACGCGCTTCATACGTTGGAAAAGGCGAAGAAGGAGAAAGAAGAGACAGACCATCTAGAGTTGGTAAAGTATCATCAACTCTTTAAAGATGACACATTTGAGTCGTCGCCTGCAAATGTCGGCAAGAAATGAACCCGGACGGGATATCAGGCGTTCTTATACATCAAAGATTATATAAATAGTATATAGCTAGGGGTTCTAATACTATTTATATCACACGACCATATAATATAACAAAACAAAATGTCAGTGAAGGAATCAGGAGGAGGAGTACGACCGGCAGCGGCAGCGACGGCAGCAGCAGCAGCAGCGACGGCAGCAGCAGCAGCGACGGCAGCAGCAGCAGCGGCAGCGGCAGCGGCAGCGACGGCAGCAGCAGCAGCAGGAGGAGGAGGAGGAGGAGGAGTAATAACATCAGCAGCAGGAGGAGAAGGAGAAGCAGTAGTAGCAGCAGCAGGAGGAGAAGGAGGAGGAGGAGAAGCAGTAGCAGCAGGAGGAGAAGCAGTAGTAGCAGCAGGAGGAGCAGCAGAAGGAGCAGTAGCAGCAGGAGGAGCCTCCAAAGCTCCGCCGGCATCGATCGAATCACCTGCCAAGAACAAGAAACCGTATATAACATTAACCGATATTTCCGCAAAAATAGATTCAGGGTTTGACAGGTATATTGAAGATTCGGCCAACGCAGCAACCTTAAAAGAAGTGCCTATTAAAGGAGAAAATGGAACCACTCTATCAAAATCATCCCAGGCGCATTTTACGCCAATTGATGGTGAATTTCCCAAAACGGAGGTCACCATTTTCGAAGATATGGTTTATCACCGCAACGAATCCATGAAATTAAATCCGTTAACTGTATTCATTCCTACAAAGTATAAAATCGACCATAATAAAATAACCCAATTTTTCGCATCAAAAAACGACCCTCAAACCCAAAACATTAAAAAAATGGTCATCGAATCTTATGGTGAAAACCCCAACGCTCTATTTTATCAACACGGGATTGCGGGTAAAAATGGCGGGAAAACCGCCGTGGCAGATATGGATGAACGGGCGAAAAAGGACATACAATTTATGATTGATAAATGGCATGAAGAATACACGGAATGGAATTTTTATGATAATGCGAGTACATTTTTTATTCAAAAAAAGGAATTACCGGATGATGAACTGATAACCTTGAAAATGGGATTTGATGAGATATTCTCCGACGCGTCCGGATTAATGCGTTTGGTAAATGACATTTCGACCCGTCACGCGAAATTAAACGGAATATATTCCAGTTCCGCCCCTATAAATGGTATATCAACGACATTGAACCTATATTACAATTTCTATCAGGTGGTCTATGCGGATATTCAAAAACGTTTGAACGATCCATTAGAATTTGTAAGCGAACGTTCGCAAGATATGGGATATGAATATATATATAATGACGGTCTTAAGACTGAGATGTTTAATACATATACCGATATAAAGTCGATTCTTGATAATCTTAATTTATCTGGCAGGAATATCCCATATTTATCTATTATAAATGTCGTGAATAAACTCAAAACACAGATAACGGGAAAAAACGAACAATACAGAAAAACATTTTTGGTTTTCGATACGTTTATTTCGAATAATAGAGAGATTTATAGAGACCGACGATACTACAGATACCGCACATTTTTGTTACGTCAGTATATCTATTCATTATTTTTAAATAGTAACAATGCGATTGACGCAAGTATAGATAATGACCCGTTTAATAATGACTTGTGGCGAAAGAATCCTGCTGAAATACACAATTTACTGTTTACGACAGAAGACAACACCGACAGGTTATTTAATGATGAATTGTCAATTGATACGACACAACCATTAGAACCACGTTTATTGGCCGAAATAAACACCGAAATACTCCACGTCGACCGATTGATTGAATTATACAAAAGAAAACTATCGGATCAGAATATGGCCAATTTTATTAGAGATTATTTGAAAATACAAACACTTAGTAAAAGTAATAATGATGTTAGAGAGACAATTGATTTACCATTCGGCATCGACCTGCTATTTTATGTATTGTATTCGGTAACAAATAGTATGTTACGGTTTATATCTGGAAATCAAACTGTGCTGGATACACTCGACGAAACGAAAAATCCAAAGTTGCGTGAATTGCGCCTGGAAGCCACATTGGAAGAACGTAAACTGAAAGATATGTGTGACCTTGTTGCGAATTATGGCGGATTTAAAGCAGAACAGATTTTACCGGATAGAGCGCGTTATATTTATTCGGGTACGGGCATTTCGGATGACGTGAAATTACAAGGTATGGTCGACCCATTGAAATATGCCGCCGAATGGGACACTAAAATAAAATCCGCACCCCAAATCGATTTTACTACGAAAAAAATGGCGGAAAAAATAAGAGAGAAGCTCAAATTGAGCGCGTCTGGGGAATCCGACCCCGTCAAGAAGAAGGATGACGATCGAAAAATGAAATTGGTGTGGAATCGGTTGATGGAATTTAACACGATTCAAGTTATGAATATGCTTTTCGCGAAACCGCGTATTATCTGGTATTCACCTGACCTACGAACCAATTTTATTTCAAGTTCGTCCAAGTGGGCGCATTTTCAATTGAAAAACACCGAGGTTGTATCCAAGCGTTCTTTCGAAGATTTCAAAAAACGAATTGATAATGGTTATTTTGACAATATCATAATCGGTAAGGATGTTGAACCGATAAGTTTGAAAAGCACTGGCACGAGTAATACGACGACTAAATTTTGCGTATTTCTTATATCGACTGACATTCCACCGAAAGTTCAATCCCAAGACCCGAAAACCAGGAAGGACTCATCTGACGCAGGATTTGATAATCCGGTATTCACGGGGGCGCTTGGTTCAACAGATGGTGGCGTTATTAAAGATAGGCCTACAATCACCGACGCAATCACGAACAAGATAAAAGAGCTAACCCCTTTTTTAAAGAAACCGACGTCCGAATCTTGTGCGGATGAACGTAAGCAGATTTTTGATGCCGCAAGTGAATTGAACCGTTCATTTACTGATTCAATGAAATCGATTACTCTTGATATGAGTCAAAAATTAGACAAATTTCAAAAAGAATCAGAAGAAAAAAAAGCACGCGAAGCATTATCACATGAGGTAGAGAATTTTGAATTACAACAGCAAGAACTTAAACAATTCATTGATGAAAATCAAACAAAATATATTGACGATTCATCATCTCGGTTTATGGCATTACCAACAAAGAATAAAACGGAAATTGTAACAAGAGTTCAAACTTATATCACACGTGCAGGTGCGTATGTGAATGCGGCAACCACCGCCATTAAGAAGAGAGAATTGCAATCCACTGATACACTTCTTGTCAAACATGTAAAAGACTTAAAAACAAAAGTAATCGAGTTAAAATGCAGTGAGTTAATCCTGACGATTCAGAAAACACTTCTAGAGCTAAAGTCTCAGAATTTAACTCATGACGATTTCATTAAAAAGTTAACAACAACGTTAACAACGTTAACAACACTTAAGGAGATTAATGTGGCTAAACTAAAAACACAACTAACCGAATATGGTTTAGCAGAGCAAGAAGATGTAGGAAAAAAGGTGAGTAAGATTACAGAATTAATAGACAAGACTATACTAACTGAAAAAACAAAAGTAATCGAGTTAAAATGCAGTGAGTTAATCCTGACGATTCAGAAAACACTTCTAGAGCTAAAGTCTCAGGATTTAACTCATGACGAATTCATTGAAAATTTAACAATAACGTTAACAACACTTAAGGAGCATAATGTGGCTGAACTAAAAACACAACTAACCGAATATGGTTTCACAGAGGAAAAAGATGTAGTAAAAAAGGTGAGTGAGATTACAGAATTAATAGACAAGACTATACTAACTGAAAAAACAAAAGTCCTCAATAAAATGAATGGCGAATTAATGCTTACTTTTCACACAATAATTAATGAATATAATGTAGGTAAACTTAAACTGGATGACTTAACTTCAAAGTTAAACGGTCTTAAGGATGGTGTGAACAAATTAATGATTAAAATAACAGAGTATCGTATACCAGATTTTTCCATATTAAATCAGAAGACCGGAAACGATGCCAATCAATTTATAGAAAATACAATAACCGAAAAAACTAAAGCTGAAGCAGCAGCGGCAGCAGCAGCAGCAGCAGCAGCAGCGGCGGCGGCGGCGGCGGCGGCGGCGGCGGCAGCAAAGGCGTCGCCATCACCACCCTCCTCCCCCCCTTCACTCGAGATAATAAACGCCGCCAACGCAAGAAAAGCGGCTATGGAATTTAAAAAGAAACAGCAGCAAGAGGCTGCCGCCGCCGCCGCCGCTTCCACCGCTTCCACCGCCGCCGCCGCTGCTGCCGCCGCCGCTGCTGCTGCCACTGCTGATGCTGCCGCCACTGCTGCTGCCGCCACTGCTGCCGCCACTGCTGATGCCGCCACCGCCGCTGAGAATCGTCGAAAGGAAGAGGAAGCGGTGGCTGCTGCTGCCACCGCCGCTGTGGAATTGCAAAGGAAACAGCAGCAAGAGGCGGATGTTGCCGCTGCTGCTGCCGCTGCTGCTGCTGCTGCCACCGCTGCTGCTGCCACCGCTGCTGCTGATGCTGCTGAGAATGATCGTAAGCGAGCAGATGCCAAGGCAGCAGCAGAAGCAAAGGCAGCAGCAGATGCCAAGGCAGCCGCAGAAGCAAAGGCAGCAGCAGAAGCAAAGGCAGCAGCAGAGGCCAAGGCGGCCGCAGATGCCAAGGCAGCAGCAGAAGCAAAGGCAGCGGCAGAGGCCAAAGCAGCAGCAGAAGCCAAGGCAGCAGCAGAGGCCAAGGCAGCGGCAGAGGCCAAGGCAGCAGCAGAAGCCAAGGCAGCAGCAGAAGCAAAAGCAGCAGCAGAGGCCAAAGCAGCAGCAGAAGCCAAGGCGGCAGCAGAAGCACAGGCAGCCGCAGAGGCCCAAGCAGCAGCAGAGGCCAAGGCAGCAACAGAGGCCAAGGCAGCAACAGAGGCCAAGGCAGCAGCAGAAGCCAAGGCAGCAGCAGAGGCCAAGGCAGCCGCAGAAGCAAAGGCAGCAGCAGAGGCCAAAGCAGCAGCAGAAGCCAAGGCGGCAGCAGAAGCACAGGCAGCCGCAGAGGCCCAAGCAGCAGCAGAAGCCAAAGCAGCCGCAGAGGCCGAGGCAGCCGCAGAAGCCAAAGCAGCCGCAGAGGCCAAGGCAGCAGCAGAGGCCAAAGCAGCAGCAGAAGCCAAGGCGGCAGCAGAAGCACAGGCAGCCGCAGAGGCCGAGGCAGCCGCAGAAGCCAAAGCAGCCGCAGAGGCCAAGGCAGCAGCAGAGGCCAAAGCAGCAGCAGAGGCCAAGGCTGACGCAGAAGCCAAGGCAGCGGCAGAGGCCAAAGCAGCAGCAGAGGCCAAGGCTGACGCAGAAGCCAAGGCAGCGGCAGAGGCCAAAGCAGCAGCAGAGGCCAACGCAGCCGCTGAAAAGAATCCACCTGCCGACACCTCGAAGGCTGAGCCCAAAAAACCGCCTGGTCGTCGTAAATATTCGATATTCATACCCGAGGGGGAAGGCGATGGTGATGAAACGATAGTAGAACTGGTAGAGGAGGATGATGATGATGGTGGTGGCGGTGGCAGTGATAGAGGTGATGGTGGTGGTGCTGCTGCTGTCGAGTTACCTTCTGATTATGCTGCTGCTGTTGGTGTTGGTGCTGCTGTTGATGCTGTTGGTGGCAGCAAACACAATAATCGTGATACTCAACGAGGAGGAAAATCCCCATCAAACGTAAAGATTTATAAAATAACAAAATTACATCCGTTGGTTCAACAATTTATGTTGTCATTTAGACCAGTAGACAAAATATTTAAAGACGCCGATTTAACGACTCTTACAAATGAAGCAAAGACTTTGGATGGTGCTGCTGCTATTGACGAGTATAACCGCATAAAATATAAATTAATACCCACCAATGATACAACAGACTATTTCGATCAAGCAACCGGGCGAGGGCAAAGGATTGCGTGGAAAAAATCAATTATTAAACTTATGAACTTTCTTGATGAATCACGAGTTCGCAAACCCACAAACCACAAAAAAAAGTCAGATGTATATTCATACACGGAAATGTACACAACACTGTGGTCATTTATGCAACGGGATGATGGTAAAGCTGTGCAAGTATTCAGGACAATATTTTCTAAGGACCTTGAATCCAAACTTATTGATCAAGGTCCAGCAATTATGGAGAAACGCATCGGTTGGGGTCGCACGAAAAGAGGGGATGATGGTGGTGATTATAAAAATGGATTACTTGATATCTTTTTTGATTACATTTCTAATTGTATTGGAGCACCCCCAATCAAATCCACCTTTTTAGATGATAAAAAATATCAATTCAAGTTGAATTGGGTTATTCTATTTGCGTTTCATTTTTGGAATGTAAGCGATCCTGACAAAAAAACACAATTACTATTTGATATTTGCGAATTGATAGACCATCTTTATTCCACATTTATTGGATGGATTGAAACGCTTATTATTGATGGCACGCCCGACCAAGTAATTAAGGTGTTTAAGACGGAGGACACCGATAAAAATGTCAAATCGTATTTTATTGAAACTAGAGCCAAAATAAATGGCGATAGTCTAACACTAGATTCTACGTTACAAAATTTATACAACGCGATAAAACGAGAATTGTGTGAACGAACAAATATGAATGTCAATCCAACTTCTACGCCACGCGGCCGCCGTTTGGTTCAGGCTGCCCCCGATGCCACCCGGAGTCTTCCAACACCTCCCGGTGTGGTTTCACCCGGGACCGATGTGGTTTCACCCGGGACCGGTGGGGTTGGTGTCAGGGATTTTACTCGAGAAATGTTAAAGATTGACTTGTCAAAATTAGACCAACCGAATACTACTACTGGTTCTGTGTCAGCTAGAGGTAATACATCTGTTCAAGTCGCGAGGTTTAAGCCCCCATCCGGATCGTATATAATTAACCCTAAGACACAGCCACCGGCGCTGGGGGACAGTCCGCGGCCAAAGTACGTGTGGGGGTCGCCACGCACTCAACCACGCAATCCACAACCACCAGACGCCGCAAGGGCGTCCGCCGCAAGGGCGTCCGCCGCAAGGGCGTCCCTCATAAATAGAGTACAAGGCCAAGGCGGCAATAAACGAACCAGAAAACATCCACGCATCGCACGACGACGCACGCATCATAAAACGATACGACGGGCGGCGGCTCGAATGAAGCCGGCGAACCATAAATATACCAGAAGACGCGACTCTAAAAAAGAACAACCAGTCCACGTTTCTGGTTCGGTATAACCGACATTTTCAAGCGGAAATGCTCTTCGATTATCATAGCGTAGTCGAATTGTGGCGACGGTGTGTGGTAGGGGTCAGCGTCAGCATCGCTGTCAAACCCTTCCGTTCCGCTTTCAGTGTCGTCGGCGTCGTCGGCGTGTGTTATATCTACTACCGACGGTTTCACGACATACAGTATCATTTCTTTATGACTATTCCATAAATCAATGATATTCATCACACCGCGCATCGTATCATATGTCGTATCGTTTCGGTGTGCCGTATAATAGCATTCATCCACCCGAGGGAAAAACAACGGTGTTCCTGCGTCGGTTTGGCGTTTGATGATGTGGTGTGTCGATAACGATACACTTTCGCCGCCGCCGCCGCCGCCGCCCTCACGAACGACCTGTATAACCACATGATTCTTCGCGAGGTTGGCACGGATGACATCGGTCAGATACGACGACGACCCGTCACTGAATACAACGACGACTTTTGATGCCGGCGTCGGCAGCGGGATTGTCGTCCGCCATACGTCACGAGACCATTCGCGTTCTGGGCGGTCGACGGTATCATTACGCGCGAGGATTGCGGGATATATGTGGGGTGCGACGCCATGTGCGTTCATTTGACAGTATAAACTGTGTGTATCTTTCGGAAAACATGTTCCGCCGAACCCGCGCCGTCCATCAGGTCCTGGGACTTGGAAATGCGATGTTCCCATTCGAGCATCCTGTTTCGCCATCGCGACGACAGTTTCATAATCCGTATGGGTCGCGCCGCAGAAATCGTAGAATTCATTCATGATGGATACCTTCGCCGAGAGAAAACAGTTCTTCATGAGTTTCAGCATCTCGGCTTCATTTGTATCGCAGAATACAACCGTGGGCGAATAAATCGCGCCGTTTCGGTGACTTGTCCGAATAAGTTTACGGATACGTTCTTGGAATTCGAGATTGCGTATGTTGTCGATACTGCGTGACGACGCGTGACCGACGCCGACCACCCATTCTTTCATCTGGCGGAAATCGCGTTCCCAATTCGCCTCTGTCAGGAACTCCGGCATAAAATAGCACCCATGTTTTGCCGAAAACCCGACTGGAACCGTGCTACGGATAATCTTGAAAGGGTTTTTACACCGGGACAGTGTATCTTCAAGGATACGTGTATAACATGTCCCGTCGTGGTGAAGGGGGGTCGGAAGACAGAAAAAGAGGAGGTCGCATTCGCGGTCGAGGTCTTCGAGCTTGATACCTGGCGGAACGCACGCATCAGGGCGAATATCGTAGATATATACATCAATCGGCGTGAAATGCTCGTGTCGGAAAAAGGGGCGAAATGCGGAGTCTGTGAGGGCGGTATCGGCCCATGGTATTATTTCCGACCGCGTCGGTGAAGACGTCGAATCCGCGCTATCCCGGTAATAATTCTTTATAAATATTTGCGTGGCTTTACCTACGAAGCCGTTTCCGATAATTCCGATTCTCATTGGTTCGTGCGTATGTGTAATAATCTATAGTAACAACCAATGTTTAATATAGATTCCTTGTGGTATGCGACAGCAGCAGTGGACGGACGGACGGACGACGGAGGCATCAGTCATCTTCTTCTGGGTTCGCCGGGTCTATCCCGAATAATTTAATAACTACATCCGCCATATGCTGCATATAACTCATTTCACTTCCAAGTTTTGTAGCAATAGAGTCCATGATCGCAATCGTTAAAAACAATCGATACAATGAACGTTTAAATGTCAAATTATAACTATTCAGAATATAATTGATAGTATATAGTTCATTCACACCTAACATTTTAATTTCAGGTGTAGAATATTCGACAATAACCTCAAGTAATTCTTTATGTAATTTAATAAATATTTCGTCCGTTGGTTTCGGGATACACGCAACTGTATTCAATGTCATCGTGGTTGCGTCATAATTCGGGTTAAGATCTTCCGACATTTCAGTAAGAATCATATGAACCATACGCTTATATTTTTTCTGATATACAAGTTTCGTTGATTTAAAGAGTATTTCCTGGTCAACACGTGTCAAGTGTCCAACAATCCCGAAATCTAAAACACCTATTTTGTAAACAGGCTTGGATTCCGACGTGGATTCCGACGCGGATTCCGGCGTTTCTTTAATAAATAAAATATTTCCTGGATGAAGATCGGCGTGAAACATCGAATTACAAAACGCAGCCTTCGCACTAAAGAGCGCCAAAATCGAACCAAATGTGTCGACATCTGCTAGGTTAATATCTGTGATTTTTCGACCGTTTATGAATTCCATCACAATAATATTCGGGTTAATTTTATTGGTAAAATCAGGGTACGGTTCAGGGATTTTCACATAATCACAACCCTTCCAGCTTTTATAATATTGTTTAATATTTGTAACCTCTTTATGAAAACATACTTGCTCTTTCAGAGATACAATATTTTGTAAAATAAGAGTTTCAATATTAAGCGTACGTATAAATGGAACGTATTTGGTAAGTTTCGCAAATACAACGAGATTATTCATTGACGTGCTGAAATTTGTGAGAATATCTTTGCGAAGATATTTGATGGCAACGTATCGACCATCGTTGGCGTCATCCGGGCCTGAGTCTGTGTATGTGCTAACGTCAGCGTCTTCTGGTCCGTCAATGAACTTCCCTTTAAAGATTAATGACATGAGCCCCGACTTAATCGGTTTATAATTGTTCAAGATTTTGATTGGTTTATACGGATAACAATCCACTGCCTTATGTTCGATTTCGAGTAGGTCCTGGTCATCATACTCGTCATGAGTATACTCGACGTGGTCTGTATAATCACTAAAAAACTGGTTCAGTTCAGGAGATACAATATTCTTATTCGTAGCAAAAGCCTGAAATATCTTGACATACATCATATTAATATTTGCCAGACGTTTTGACACATCAATAATCGCGTTTGTTTTTGATTTCCATCCTACTTTGTATTTCATATATTCAGTAGCACAAATATAGCCGGATTGTAATGTAAAATAAAGTGCGGAAAATATGTCATAATAACTCATTGTTTTGTAATAGTCCTGTGTCTTGGCATAATAAGTTCCAAGTTCATTTTCAGCAGCAGCGGCGGCGGTGGTGGTTTCGGAGGCATTCGGGTCGAACATTGTACCCGCATCATCATCGATTTGATGTTCCTCTTCCATATACTCTGATAGGAGTTCATCCATTCCATTTGAATCGTTCATTGAGTTATGTATAATATATATCGTATACTTCTAAATACATATTACGCTACAGATATAAAATTATTATAAAGTAACCGCGCCACGCCGCGCCACGCCGAATATTTGGGGTGCTGGTCGATGTAATGTTTACACCAACGAATTCTTCAACTCTTTACATGTTCGACAGCATATTTCAATCTCACATACATCTTTTTAATCATAAGACTTATTGCGTTTTCCACCGTAACCGTGAGTTCGGCTTCGTTTTCTGGCTTCAACTTAAACATATGTAGAACCTGGATATGATTTGATGCTAGTAAAATATACTTTCGGATATAAAGTGGATACTCGATGAGTTTGAATTTTCGGGCGATCATTTCGGCATGACGGTCATACGGAATACTCTTACTTGTAAAATTTACCTCAGTATTTCCATTTCCCGCGAAACGTTTATGAATTTTCGTAGAAACATACATATACGTTTTAAATCCACCTAAATCGCCGCCAATATCCTTGAAAATATACAGAATATTGTATTCCGAGTTATCTGGTTCCGTTGAAATCGGATGAATCTCGATAGAATCAAAAATGTCTTTATTCACCTCGTATAATAAATTGTGTAAATTTACATTAATCAATGATATCAAATCAAAGTCATTATTTTTATAAACATATTCCATTGAGAATAACTTCATGTCTACATTTTTGCGTAGAATCATGTCATCCTTCGCGCAAATGATCTTAAAGTTGTTGCCTCCGACAGATGAAGCAGCCATTAATGGTGTATATATTCTAGTATAATATAATAGAATAGAAACAATAAGCGTTTATATCATTATTTTTCTATAAGTCAAGACTGACTGTATTACGTTCGGAACGTGGGCGGCGTTTCGATTTATGCGGCGTTGAATCGGCGGGTATATCCCCAAGGTCCGTAACACTAATCATGTCACTGCCGTTGCTGCCCGCGCTACCGCCCATTCCAGATAAGATGTTCGTAAGGGTCATATCGGCTGCGTTTCCGTTGCCCGCCAAAGAACCACTGGCTGATTGCTGGATATTAATTGTCTTGGTTTTCAGGCGAGACATCATATCCGATACATCGGAAGAAGGTCCGCGCATCTCTGGGCGACGCGATTTTTGTTCGTATGATGTGCCGCTGTCAGCTCCGCCACCGAAGTCTTGGCTTTGGCGACCAGGTCCAGATGAAGTGGGTGGCAATGCGCCAGGCCGCATCGGGGGTGGAGGCGCCATCGGTCCTTTTGTCGCAATAGGCGCAGGAGGAGGACGTTGTTGGACGTAAGGAGGTGGTTCGCGTCCATTGCCGCTACCGCCATTATTACCGTTCCCGCCAATAATATCATTCATAAAATTCCCGAAACCGGAACCTCTGCCTTGGCCGCCGCCACCACCGCCACCGCCACCCCCTTGACCACCACCACCGCCCATATTATTCGACATCGAAGAAACGGCCGCCTGCGTGAACTGCTGCATAAGTTCGGGGTTTTGGCGCATAATATCATCCATTCCAGGAAGCGCGGATTTAAACATCGTATTTGTCATATGAAGCATAATTGCGCTTCCGCCCAACTGGAACAAGAGTTTCAATTCAGGCGACATCTTCGCCTTGGACTTGTATTTTTCGTGAAGTTCGGCAAAAATCTCATCATACTCGCCTAAATTCTCGTTCATTTGCTCGGACCATCCATCGAGTTTCAGGTCAAATGGGTCGAATTTGTTATTCAGAAACTCTATTCCAGTAATACATGCGAGAAGCATCTTGCCCTGGAATTTCACACTATTCTGGCGCTCACGTTCCTCTATTTGTGTATCGTACTCGCCTTTCATCTCCGCATACGAAGAATCCATCGAATATCGCTTTGTTAGGGTGACGCCCTTCTGTTCGAGCTCCTCCAATTTACGAAGAAGCTTGAATTTTTCTTTCAGCATCTCGTCTTTGGATAATTGCGGGGTAGGGTCGACATTCGCGTCAGGGTCGAGTGGAATATTATTGAATTTGCCATACCCGTCCCACGTGCGATTTTCGGTATCAGTGTTCGATGTGGATGAGCCTAGATTGATGCCATGGCCACCACCGCCACCGCCACCGCCACCACCACCGCCGCCACCGCCGCCACCGCCACCGTCATCCGATCTGCCGATATTGAATATACCGCCGAAAAGGCCGCCGCCGCTACTTCCCGCCGCTTCTGCGGCTGCTGCGGATGTCGACGACGAAGACCGACGATTACTCAAATCGTTGAGCTCGTTTTCAAGGTCAGCCAATTCACCTAAATCAATATCGCCACTCCCGCCGCCATTTTTACGCCCGGAATCACCGCCTTTGAACTTATCATTCATCAGCAATTCAATACCGCCGCCGAAATTACTGACGGTTTTGCTGCCGCCACTGCTGCTTCCGCCGAGAGTAAAAGTCGGAATATTATCTAAATCCCCCAAATCAATAACTTCTGCCATTTCGTTTGTTCTTCAATAGATTACAGATAAAACAATCTTTATACTGAAATAAACGTCAAATATTTAAATGTTATTGTATGATTACAATAGATACAATAATATTGTGTGCTTACCGCACATTATTGCGCGCGTTATTACGCCCCCAGCAGATACACCCGCCATAATCCCTGTAAAAAACAATCCGCTAAATCGTCCTTCTTCTTGTGTTTTTCAAACATCGGCATCCAACTAGCGTATGGTGTGCCAATCGTGCCACCTAGAGAACGACAAATCGAAATCCCCGACTTTTTACGGTCGCTATATGTCGATGCGTCTACGAATGAGGAGATATCCAATGCGGAATCGGTGAATAGCTTCAATTTACATGATGCGGATATAAATTCGATTTCTGGGACATCCTTCATAATAAAATATTGGGTAATCATGCCTTGTAGTGTTTTCATCCGGGATGCCAGTGTACTGATTTGATTCTCAACAATCATCATATCGATGGGTCCGTCGATACTCGACAGTAGAATATCCAGATGTTTCATCAGGTTTCGTCCATAGGTTATTAAATCCAGGTCATGCGCATATGTATAGTTTGGTTTTTTGAACCCTCCCCCCGCCGTCGCCGCCACGCCGCCGCAGTAATTCAAATACTTACCTTCATCAAACGGCTCTACATAATCTCTCGACAACGTGTTTTTAATCTCTTGGATAAGGTCGGCTTTCCTGAGTTTAACGCCGCCGCCGGCGGTCGCGGTCGCGGTCGCGGTCGCAGCGGAGGCGGGCGCCTCTTCGAATGTCACAACGACCTGTTTCCGAATATCCATCAACTCGTCTAACTTCTTCTTACTTAATAGATCGGGTTTGCGTTTCAGGGGTAAAATCTCTCGAGATGGTATTTTATATTTGGATTTATCGGCGCATTTCAGACAATATAATTTCGCATTATTATGCGAAGGGGGCGTGGCCGTGGTCGCTCCTGCCATTACTGGCAGGAACATAAACTTCGCTTGTTTTGTATCATTGTCACAGGTCTTCTTCGGGGCGGGTTCTGCGGCAACCAGCGGCGCATCAGTAGGTTCGAATCGCAAATCAATGACATCCCATCTCTCGATGTGTAGGTTTTGAAGTAGGTTGTCGAGAGATTGTTGGTTGAAGTTGGTGACCGACGGAGACGGTGACGGAGGCGGTGCCATGGACACGGCGGGTGGGTCCGGGATTGTAATAATACAATATGCGAGGTTTTTCATACCTACATCAAAACTTATGATGCGCATATTGGGTAATGTAATGTAATGTAATAATGTATTAATAATGTATTAATAATGTATTAATAATACATGATTATGTGTTTAATATATCTTACCGGTCGTGATGATTAGCGACGCTGCTGCTGCGAAAACGCCAGCAATTGTTCCTGTGTGATTTCTGGCGCAACCATCCGCGCTTGAAGTTGGTCTCTCGAGAGATACATGTCCTTTAAGTCACTCTGGACATATCCGAATGGTTCTCTCGTATCCATCACGGACGCATACATAAACGGTGTATTCGGTTGGTTGGCATCCACCTCGAATGAACCATGACCCGACATATTCACGGCATCGATGCTATTTATTTTCATTACATTATCAGCGTTGTGTGTTAAATATTTGCGATATTCCCAGTTAGACTGGATATTTTCCGCCTTGCGAATCGACGCGTTTACGGCATTACCAGGCTGCCAACCGGAAAAATTGCGCCCATCGTTCATTAACGGCGGGAAGTCGAAATATACATTATGACTGGAACTATAATTCTTGGCCCATTGTGGTTGTGATGACATAATATTATGTTATAATGAGAATAAAATATTACGTTATTCCTGTAACAATTGAATGAGTTCAGGCTTTTTCAATTTCTGGAGATTGGTGATTTTATCGTGTTGACCCTTATATTTCTCCTTAAGTAATGCGCGGAGTTCAATAACAGACAATCCCTGGAATGACGCGGACGCGGATGCGGCAGCGGTGGTAGGTACTGTGAAGTGGGGGTCTAGTTCTACATCGGGTTCTTCGGCGGTTTTATTCAACAAAGATAAAACGTCGATTGTATCAGTCGATATAGACGATGTATCGGCGCTTGTTCCTAAATCGACTGTAATTGTTTTTATTTCGCTAGTCTCTGTGGGTAACTCAGCCACAGGTTCTTCGGGAGATGATTCATCAATTATAGTCACCGACTCGATGTCCAGTTCGTTAATGTTATTATTATTATTATTATCCGTTGGCAATGAAATCTCAATATGCTTGACCTCATGAATATCGTGGATGACGTTATCACATTCGATTTCGCGTTCGATGTCGCTGTCCTCACTGCTTTCGCTTCCGCTGCTTTCGCTGCTTTCGCTGCTTTCGCTGCTTTCGCTGCTTCCGCTGCTTCCGCTCTCGCTGCTTTCGCTGCTTCCGCTGCTTTCGCTCTCGCTGCTTTCGTCGGATGTCGTATCCTCACTGTCCGATGAAATCGTGATTAATGCGATACGCTGCTTATTCGGTGCTTCATACATAACGGTATCCATATGGATATGCTTGTTATGGTCATCAAACACTTCCTCCGGTTCAGAACCACCGGATTGTGCCTGATGCTGCGACTGCGACTGCGACTGCGACTGCGACTGCGACTGCGCATGCCTAAAAACGATGCTCTGTAGCCCCTGAATATCGTACGCCGATTCTTCTATATATTGCTGTAAAATAAGCGCCTGTTCTTTTTGTGATTGTTCTAAAACGGTGAATCGGACCTTCATATACTGATACACCGCAAATACCAGAATAGAACAAACGGCTAAACTAACAATAATGGTTAAAAAACTCAATTCGCTCATTCTCTCGATGGGTATGATGTAATATAATAAACCGCGATGAAATATTCTATAAATAAACGGATTGATTCTGGTGCCTTCTTCCTATTTTCTTATTGGTGTGTTTCTTTTATGTTCCTTCGTGTAAAAACAAATATAAACCTATCGGGATGTATTTTGTTAGAACGTCATAATGCGCTGTTTAATCACCGGAATTACCGGGTTTTTGGGGCCTCATCTTGCGAAACTTCTTATTCATAATGGAAGCACGGGCACCACCGGCACGGAGCATCAGGTATACGGACTTTTGCGAGGGACTCGCGGGTCAGAGCAAGAAATCAAGGACTTGCTTACCGAAGAGGAGTTCAGTAAAATCACGTTTATTTACGGTGACCTTATCCATTATCGTTCCATGGAGAAGATGTGTCGTGAATACGAATTTGATGTCGTGTTTCATTTGGCCGCACAGACTCATCCTCCTACGAGTTTCAAAGACCCGATTGGAACATGGGAGGCGAATGTGATGGGGTCGATTAACTTGATTACATGTCTCCAGGATATTCAGCCCAACTGTCATTTCGTATTTTGTTCTACAGTTGAAGTATACGGAAATGAAGGCAGCGATGGACGTAAAATCAAGGAGACCAATACTATTCTCCCCGCCAATCCGTACGGCGCCTCCAAATGCGCGATTGATATGTATATTTGCGAGCGTATGAAGAATCGGCAAATGAAAGCGACGGTTATTCGCCCCTTTTGTTTTACAGGCCCGCGCCGTGGTGCGCGCTTTTCTATCGCTTCGGATGCGGTCCAAATCGCGAGCATGATGTTGGGCCGCCAGGATAAGGTATTGCGCATCGGGAATTTGGATACCGTTCGCGCAGTGACGGATGTCCGGGATATCGCGCAGGCATTTTATCTCGTCGCGACGAAACCGGCGATTTCAAACGGGAAAGTCTATAATGTGTGCGGTGGCGACCCTTTGAAAATGCGTGAATATACAAATCTCCTGGTTGAATTCAGTGGACTTTCGGACGTCGAACGCGTCGTCGACGAAAAATTATGGAGACCGATTGATATTCAGTTTCAGGACGGTGATTCATCGTTGATTCAAGATGAGCTCGGTTGGAAACCGGTTATTGGTATTCGGGATACGATTAAGGATTTGTTGGAATTCTGGTATAATAAGTTGAAGTAAATCAAAGGAAAACTCTGGAAAATATTCCGTTCGAATCGAATCGAATCGAATATTTTTGTTTGTAAAAGTCCTGGTTGGAACCGGTCGATTTGGTCGTTGAAGACACTTTTCAGCCGAAAATATTCCGTTTGAAAATAGAAAATTAGAAATATCATAGATTCAAAAGTTCCATAGGATACCTACGGATTTCATCCGTTAACTTATAAAACTCCAGAAAATATTCCCTTTAAAATTAGAAAAAAATCAACCAACACACCCCTTCGGGGGTGGGCTATCCACCCATACCGGACACCCATGGGTCGTTGATGGAAATGCAACAAAACACGCAACAGTACGCAACACGCCCCCAACTTTGTGGTTTTCATCATGAGCGCCGGAGACTTTTGAAACACGAAAATCGCGTATTTTGTGACTGACCAGTCACAACTTTTTTGAATCGGTTGAATTTTTTGTGACTGTAATTTTTCGACCCCCGCCGGCGCGTCCGACCGCCGGGGTTATAATCGCACCCTTGTCTATAGACCGCGCGATTTAGGCAACATTTCCATCATCCCATTTCCATCAAGACTGACCCGCATCGATAATGTATTATTGCGATACATGTGACATCAAAACCAATAACAAAACTGTTTTCAATACACATCTTTTATCGCCAAAGCATCAACGGTTATGTTCCGAGAACGTAAAATGTCAAAATTACATCCACAGTCTCATTTCGGGCGGTTCAGGCGGGTCGGCCGCCAAAAGCATCCCCCAAAAACCGACCTCCGAAATTTGCGATGCCCCGACCCCCCAAAAAACACCCATCAATGAAGTGATTCAAATCAACCTCCACGAAGAAGACGATGAAAACAACGTGGTTTATCACGCCGGCGTCGACCCTGGCAGTCACGTGACCACCTGTCACGTGACTAACTCCGACCCTACAGGTCACGTGACAGGTGGTCACGTGACTAACTCCGACGCCGCCGCCACCCCCGCCTATGAATGTAAATACTGTAAACGTCCCTATATCAACCGAACCGGATTATGGCGGCATAATAAGAAATTCGGGGCTTCGTGTGTATTGAAGATAATGGAGGAATCCAAACTTGAAAATACGGCGGAACTGAAGAATATGATAAATACGATGATGATTATGAACCACGAATTCAAGACGCAGATATTAGACTTATATAAAACCGCGGCCGCCGCAGCGGCGTCTACGGCGATAACAAACAACAATACTAACACAAACAATCTGAATAATTGTTACAATCAGACATTCAATATGAATCTATTCCTGAATGAACAATGTAAAGACGCGATGAATATGAAGGATTTCGTGAATTCGATTCAATTGGATACAGACGACCTGGAAAGTGTGGGGAAGCTCGGGTATGTCGAAGGAATGTCGAATATATTGATAACCAAACTGAATAAAACGGAACTACATAAACGCCCGGTCCATTGTAGCGATATCACACGAGAGACACTATACGTCAAAGACGCGGATAAATGGGAGCGTGAAGGGCCCGACCACCCGAAAATGGTGAATGCGGTGCTTGCGGTGGAGCATAAGAATGTGAGTTTGATGGGGGAGTGGGCGGCGCTTCATCCGCGGTGTATGGATAGCAATACGAAGGAGAACGCGCAGTATTTCAAATTGTCGAAGACGGTTACGGATGGAGCCCAAGAAGGGAATATATCCAAGATTATAAAGCGCGTGGCGAAGAATGTTCTCATCGATAAGGGGATGGCGGCTCAGTGTGATGAGCAAAATATTGAAAAGGTTTAAATACTTAACTCCGAATTATGTAGTTACGTATTTATTGTTATAATGGACGCTTCTCCCACTATCGCGACCATGGCGGGAATGATAAATTATTTGACTGTTTCGCTTTATCAAGGACAGTTTACATACAATCACGAACAAGCCTGGGCGATGTTGAATGATATATACAACCGCGTTTCCAAGACACCAACGGTCGCGCCGTCCGTATCAGACATTCGGGAGTTTTATAATAATATCGCGTTTTTGTGGCATGTGATTGAAACAGATGACCCGGATTATGATAGGTATATGAGACAGTTACGCCGTTATATCGCCGCCGCCACCGCCACCGCCGCCACCGCCGCCGCCACCGCCACCGCCACCGCCGCCACCGAATAAATACGCGCTTATGTCCTATCAATAATCCGCCTCGCACTCTCCACGATCTCGATTGGATAATCCAAATCGCGCAGAACCTTGAGACCCCCCTTGATGGTCGAAATACCGTCCGCAATCTTATACAAATACTCGCCCGTCAGGGGCGATACGGACATATGAAAGTTTGTAATCGCACCCGCATTATGCTTCTCCAGAAGTTCGCATAGCTCGATATAATGTGTCGTAAGAATCAGGTCGACATTTGAATTCTTTGATATGTAATCGATGTATCCGTAGGCGGCCGCGACAGCCTCGTATGGATTGGTCCCTGAATAAAGCTCGTCAAAGATACAGAAATGGCGTTTCGTGGGGTTGTCGATAATACAGCGCAGGATTTCCATACACCGGCGCGATTCAGCCTGGAAGAGACTGTCGCGACCGGACGTGTCTGGAATATTCAGGTAGCAGTGAAGGAAGTCATAAGGGTTGATTTCCGCGTGCTCATAAAATCCGTACCCGATTTGTTGTGATAAAATAAGATTGAATAGTGTGGTCTTAATCACGGTGGTTTTACCCGCCGCATTCGGTCCCGTGATAATGAGTTGTTTATCAAGTGATACGTCATTGGCGACGACGGCATCACCCGTTTCGTGTATCTTACGGGCTTTCAAAGGTGCGTATATCTGCGCTGTTAATTTGGTGATACCTGTTTTCTTGACGGCGACGGCCTCAGGAGGAGGCGGCGGTGGCAATACAGCTTCCGCGACTGCGACCTCAGGTGCTTCGACCTCAGGTGCTTCGACCTCGGGTGCTTCGACCTCGGGTGCTTTCTCTTCATCGGTCTCCGTGACTTCGGCTATCGGCGTTAATGGCCGTGTCACCTCCGCGTCCGCGTCCGACTTCGTGTCCGTCTTCGTCTCGACAATCACAGGCGCCGACGTGACGAACGAACACTTATTCATCATCCCGCTCAGAACAATACTACGGCACGCGGTCAAATGCTCCATATACGCATTAAACCCGAAACTATATTCCAGCAGTTCATTCAAGTCGGTCTGTGAAAACAGCGAATAATAATTCTTCATCACATACCCAATTTGGAAGAATTTGGATACAGAAACCGAAAACGGCGAAATATCGGTAAGCGCGCGTGTCACCTCACTGAGTAGGGTGTATCTCTCGGAAAGCTCCTCTCGAAAAGGTTCATACGACGAGAGATGATAGGTCTGGATGAGTTGTATCATATACGACATATTGACACCCGTCGCGGTAAGATACCCGTTGATGGTGTGAATGTGGGTATGGACGAGTTTGATATTCTTGTAAAACCGGATACATGCCATCACATTTTGATAAATCTGGATTCCGTAAAACACCACCGACATCAAAATATATATTTTCTGTTCAATCGATACCTCGCTAAAATTGGTTAAAATACGCCCAATAGAGTGTTGACCGATAATCGTCTTCAAAATGTCGATGTATTCCCATACACCTACGGTAAGTCCGCGCATCATCAGCACGAAAAATGGGATTATCAGCACGATAATAGGTGTAAGCAGCGCAATAACCGGCGATGAAATGTTATACAGACTTAAAAACTGGAGAAATGATGACGAATTATTCAGTTTCGATAGAAAGGGGGTTTCGATGTAACTGAATTTCTCTTTGAAATCCGCGATTTTACCAGTTCCGCGAAAGCTGGTCCAGGTCTCTTTCATCGTCGCAAACGCTTCGACTCTACCCGCGTGTCCTGTATTTTGCGCAATATTGCGTTCCAGCAGTTCATTATCGAACATCTCTAGTAGAGTTTGGGTGTTTTTCAGATACTCGATATCAGTAGTATAATACTTGCTCCAGATGGGCAAATAATCCGTTCCGTATACGGATGTGGGGGAGAATACGTAATGATATAGACCTTTCACGGCCTCGGTCGCCTCGACGGTCTCGGTGTCCTCGCCTTCCACCTTCTTGGCGACGTCTGTGGCCTCGGCGGCCATGGCAACGGTCAACTTCGGTTTCGGTTGTATCATTTCCAGGTCTTCGATAATCGTGCTCGGCAATTCGTGTAATTTCGCCGGGTCAGAATACGAAATGGGGTGCTTGAATACAGTGACACCTACCACCGCTGCGGGTTTCGCTACCTCCGCCGCCGCCTTCGCGCCACCGCCAATCCCTAAATGTTCCATCAATAACGATTTTACTTGGTCAGGGTCACGCGGCATTTCAGAAACAGATTCACGGACATCCGTAATCAACGAACAAACATTAAAAGAACACGACATAAGTATTCTAACTCTACAGTATAAAATGAATATATTCTTTCATTTTAAACCCTAATCCAATATTGGAATACTAATGATACAGTTCAACACCGCATCTTAAATCCCCTCCATAAAGTTCACAGGCAACTCCGTGATAATCGTGCTGTAATACATCTCAATCTCCTTCTTGATGCGCATATCGCGACGAGTGACGAAGTTGATACCGACACCCTTGCGTCCCCAGCGTCCTGAACGACCGATGCGGTGGAGATAAATATGGACATCCTGCGGCATATCGAAATTAATCACCGTGCTGACCTGCTGAATATCAATACCACGTGCGGTCACATTCGACGAAATGAGGACACGATGAACCCCCGCCTTGAAATCCTGATACGCCTTATCGCGGTCTCCCTTCTCCATCCCGCTGTGAATACAGCAAACGGGGAAACCGTCAAAAAGCATCGCCTCGTGGAGGTCGGCCACACGCTTCGTAGAATTACAGAAGATAATACATTGTGAAACGGAAATCGTCTTAAACAGATCTTTTAGGGTCAAATATTTCTGGACGTCGTCGTCGAGTGCGACATAATGCTGCTGGATACCCTCCAATGTCAGTTGGTCCGCTTTTACCTGGATATTCACGGGCGAACGCATAAACTTCTCGGTCAGTGTATACAATTCAGGCGGCATCGTTGCGCTAAAGAGAACGACCTGGATATCAGACGGCATAAACTGGAAAATGTTATAGATTTGGTCGTTGAATCCGGCAGAAAGCATCTCGTCGGCCTCGTCAAGAACGAGCATGTGGACATTCGAAGCCTGAATGTGATTACGGCGAATCATGTCGAATACTCGTCCTGGGCAACCCACGATAATATGGGGCGCGGATTTACGCAAATCGGTGGCGTCGTCGGCGGTGGAAGTGCCGCCAACAAGCAGACGCAATGTCAAGCCAGTCATCATACTTCCGATACTTGAAATGACATCGTAGATTTGTTTAGCGAGCTCGCGGGTGGGTGCGAGAATAAGGGCCTGGGTCTTGGCTTTAGTAACATCGATGCTTTGAAGTGCTGCGACCGTGAAAGCGCCGGTCTTGCCAGTTCCTGACTGAGCCTGGGCGATAACATCGCGTTTCTGGATGATGGATAATATGGATTTTTGCTGAATGTGACTTGGCTTTTCGAAACCGTAGGCGTAAATGCCGCGGAGAAGATTGGGTGGGATTTCGTCGAGGTCTTCCCATTCCTTAAATTCGGGATACGTAGCTGCGCTAGCAGCGGAGTCAGTGGAGGCGAAGCCGGAACCGGAGTCAGCGAAGCCGGAACCGGAACCAGAGTCGACGACGCCGGTGGAAGAGGGTGTGATTGGATTATCGTCGGTGGATGACATTGATGTCGATAAGTAGGTGAAGAAAAGGTCGGATATGTCTAATAATGATAGCAGGATATATTTAAGTCTGTTTGATAATAAATGTTTTGATAATATATAGAATGGCGCATCCATCTACAGCGGTGACAGCTATAATACCACCTGAAAAGGTATATACATTATTAACAACTATACTCACTCAGGCCGGTAGTTATAGCGTTACATTCATTTCCAAGGGGGGCTATGGGGCGGTATTTCGTATTGATGTTCACATAGATATTCCAAACCCATTTCAAACATTTTGGGTAAGCCCCGAACCGCTTATTACATTTACATCAAATAATAGCAAAATACATCGATTTTGTTGTAAAATTGTTGCTATAAATACAGACGAAGAAGCGCGTTCATTTACAAATGAATGTAATAAACAACAAGATATATACGCAAAGACAAATTACAATTTGAATTCTGTATGCTTACCCTTGTTTTTTCATAGTATTGTGTCAACACATTCGCATCCATCCTTAATTGGGTTTATTGAATTAATAAAAGATCAACATCCCACTCATCTGCTCGTTAGTCCAATGTTCGGTATATCATTTATGCCGTATTCTGTGAATAGTTTGACAGAATATGTACCGTTGAGTTCGACAGAATTAACTACATCAAGTACAATCTTAAATACTGCCAATATAGTCGCAGCTATAAATAGCTTAATATTTCAGGGTAAAACTCTGAATGAAGCCACCGTAATAGAAATATTTCAAAATAACATGCCTATTTATTCATTTATTGTAGTTGTTTCGTTACTTGTACGTCTTTATATAGCTGGATATTGTCACGGCGACCTTCATTTGGGAAATATTATAGTTTGTGATTTTCCGTCGGGATTGATAATCGGAAGCGGTAACACTTATACATATTTGAAGCCAACATTTTTGTTAATAGATACTGGGTTTGCGTTTAGACATGGGATACGCCTTCCAGACAATATTGTAGGTGATTATAATTCATTCACTCAGACATTTATTGGTGCATTCATAACCACGGAAGCACCCAAATCGGGGCTTACTATGCTTACACACGGACCTCATACTTGGTTTCCACAAATATTTATGGATGAAATCGATGGTGGATTTGCACTAAATGAAAATAGATGTAAATTCATTTTCGGTTTATTTCAACGATTTGAAACATATCGGCGCAACCTTGAAACACATATATCGTCAAATACTAGCAGTTTGAACTCAACCATTATTCCTAACATAAGAGCTGAAAACGCTAATTTGATAGCATCAGTAGACGCATATATTGAGTCAATACCAATACCAATACCATCACCATCCGACAAAACCAAATTACAAATTTACAATTCACTCGGAGGTCGTCGTCGTCGTAATTATTATGTTTCAAAACGAAAACAAACGAAACGCAAACAAACGAAACGCAAACATCATACACGTATGCGTCGTCGAAAGAGTCAACGACGCAAGCAGTAATGAATAAAATTGAAATACTTTTGTAACTAATATCTGAATCACAGTCATATCGAAACTTCAGAAGTCAAATGAATTCCTCCGCCAGAACCGTCAAGTATACCAGACCCGCCACCAGCAGCAATGCCGCCATTCGTGCCAGAGAAGCCATGACGGCCAGAGCATTCGCCAAGGCCCTACAAATTGAAGCCGGCGATTCGTCGCGCAACCGAACAATGTGGAATCGGCTGATGTCCGCCGCCGCCGCCGCCGCCGCCGCTCAGTGAATCCCGTCATAAAACCCCTCCCGAAAATACTCAAACATCCGCCGGTCAGTCTGGTACGCCCCCCATTTCGTCGCCTTTATCACCGCCCGGAACCGCGGCGAAATGAGAGCACGCACTATCGCCTCCCCCTGCGCCACCGAACTCACTGGCAACCCGAAGGAAAATTGTCCCATCCCGTATTCCCCGTCCCAGTCGAGATATGGGTACAATTTTTCATTGAAATTCAGGATGACTTTAGACACCCCGAAATGATTCCCGCGCGTCGCCGTATTCGAATACCAGATTCCCAATCCACGCGCGGTCATTGTATGGACGACCGGATAAATAAATTCTCCGGCCCGGTATTCTGGCGACATATGCGGGAGGTCACTGCCGTAGGCGGAGCGGTCGTAGATGACGCGACCGGGGTCGGGTCCATTTGGGTCAAGGATGCTCTTTATGAACTCGAATTCTGAATTAGGTAACCAAGGCCAATCTCTCGGCACGATGGTATTCAAGTGAATACTACCGCCATCCGCCTCTGATTCAATGACGACGCAACACGCGGCGGCGGCGGCGGTGTCGGCAGCGCCGTATCCTACGGATATCATATACAAATCCATTCTTTGCTGAACCTGTAAATCGCGGATTGCTGTTTTCTTATCCGTCATATGAAGATATCGTAGTGAACACGAATCTCTCGTCATCATCGTCCACAACGATAGCGGGCTGTTCGGTTTCCGCCACGCAGGCGGAGTGATGAAGCATAGAAATCTCTCCTCTTTTCCAAGATTTAAATGTAGTATCTCGAGAGATTTTACAATGAATTTATCCCATAAGGTCCGTCCTCCTTTACTACCGAGGCGTATCGTGTCATCTCTCGGCATTTGGAATGGTGGATTACCGATGATGATATCGATTGGATGCGATGCCGCCGCCGCTGCCGCACCCGCACCCGCCAGAAAATCCGCGCACCTGATATTCACCAACGACCCGAATAAATCTCTCGTCCGCTCTACATTGGCCGCGTTTATTTCCACCATAAACAACATATTCCGGATAATGTGTTCGTGTCGAGTGCGACGGTCGGGGAATGCCGCGCACAAACCATCCATCAGTCGCATATAAATGACCGCGCAGAAATGCCCGATACCCGACGCGGGTTCTAGCCATCGTAGCGCCGGGTTGCTCCATACCCGCGCAGGAAGTTGGTCCAATAACTCGCAAATATAAGAATACGGAGTGAATACTTCGCCATATTTATTCTTTTCAATATCACGCACCGAGAGATTGGATTGGATGTATGCTTCTACGGCCGTGGCCGCCGATGATTCGCCGCCGCCGCCGCCGGTTAATTCAAATATTTTCCCGAGTGTCGCCATGATATCCAAAACGTAAAATTGATATAAAACATACCTATATAATATAATAGACGCATAAACGTTTGTTGTATTATATATCCAACCCACCACGTGTTCTTCCATGGCAAAAATTACCCACCGTTACGACCTTCCTGATTATGCTGCGTTTATGAATATGGGGTTTGACCTGAAATTGGCCGATGATGTATTGAAGTCTGTTTCCGAGTTGGCGGATTTGGTAGGTGCGCCTACATATGTGAAAACACCGGTGTTTCCCGTTCGGTCGGAACTCGGGAGTAGCGCGGGCACAAGCACAGGGGACGTGGGTGCCACTACCGGTGCCGGTGCCACTACCGGATATCATATCGCCGGAAGCAGTGCCAATACATTTCAGAGTCGTATTGGCAGCAACGGCGACACATTTATTACCAGACAGTCGTCGTCGTCGTCGCAAGGGGGCAGTGGCACCGGCGGAGCTACAATCACACGCCAGCGAAACGCGTCACAGCAAATCCCGAATAGCGAGTGGGAGACAATCCTCGCATTTCAAAAGACCGAGATTCAAAAGAAGGAAGGTATCGAATTGAGTATTGACAATATTCGGTCATATCTTAACAAACTCACCGACAAGACGTATACAGCGATGTTATCGAATATTCTGAAAGAAATCGCGGCGCTCTTCACGGCATCCACCGATGATAAATCAGACGAGCATAATACCGTCGCGGTGATGAACCGGATTGCGTCGTCGATTTTCACAACCGCGAGCTCTAACTCATTCTATTCGGAGATTTACGCGCGCCTGTTTCGCGACCTTATGGCAGAATACGCGGTATTTCGCGAAGTGTTCGAGAAGAATCTAGCGTCGTTTATGTCGCTGTTTGAGACAATTGAATACTGCGACCCGAAGAAGAATTACGACAAGTTCTGCGACATCAATAAGGCCAATGAAAAGCGGAAGGCGATGTCGCTCTTTATCGTGAATTTGATGAAGAATGGAATTGTGGAGAAGACACATGTCCTCGCAATCATGCGCCAGATTCAGGAGCTGATGTATACGAATATGCGGCAGGAGGGGAAGACCAACGAAGTGGATGAACTTGCGGAGAATCTGTATATTATGGCGAAGCACAGCCACTCCGTACTCAAGACGGCGTCGTCGTCGTCGTCGGCCGACACGGAGGTGGCTGAGTTGTTCGCGCAGCGCCTGGAACAAATCGTCGAGATTTCCAAACTAAAGATTAAGTCCAAGCCAAGTATTACGAATAAGACTATCTTTAAGCATCTGGATATGCTTGATGAGATATCGGGTAAATCAAAGAAATAAGAAATAAGAAATAATAGCAAAAAGAAAACAAATATAGAGGGTCAGTCATGTATATAATTACTAGTAGAGCAATGCCGCCGCCTTCATCGCCCTCAAAATTGAAGTTCGTGGTTTCATTTACGACCAGCCCGACACGTATCGGGAAATGCGGACCGATGATTCACAGTATATTAGACCAAACACGCAAACCGGACTTATTTTTATTGAATATACCGGAACAGTTCGCGCGAACGGGTGAAACGTACGACGTTCCGAAATATATCCGGAAATCTCTTACCGTGAACAAGATTGCGACGGATTATGGGCCTGCGACGAAAATCCTGCCCGCCGTTGTGTATCTACAGGCCCAGGCCCAGGCCAATGCGAAAGCACCGGTATTCGACCCCGCCACCACCCGGATTATTTACCTGGATGATGATATTGCGTATCCTCTTAAAATGATTGAATCCTACGAAAAAATGATTGCGCCGGGGGACAATAATGTATGGACGGCGACAGGATTCGATTTCGTGAATCTGGAATTACACGGGAAACGCGCAAACAAAGACACCGCCACAATCGCGGAAGGGTACGGGTCGGTTTGTGTGCCGTTGAAAACATTCGGCGACGATTTTATAGAATATATGACGCGATATACTGCTATCGACAACCAGATATGTCGTCTCTCGGATGATGTCATTTTAAGCAATTATTATCATAAACAACGGGTCGGTATTAACATCCTCAATGTGCCTGGGTTCTTATCGATTACGGATATGTGGAGTAATAAAAATATCCTGGATTATGGGAATGAAGACGACGCACTTCATTTGGGCGCAAGCGGGACCTCCGACAATAATGTCGACCGGTATAAACGCGTGATTACGGCGCTGAATAAGGCGAAAGACCGGCATTTTAAATTGGCGTTTATTACGGCGACGGCGGGGACGGAGACGAAGACGATACTTTACAAGTAACGTGCACGACAGGCGACAGGCGAGACGCGCGGGAAGTGTGTAATTATTATTTATCTGTATATAATAACTACGCAGGCAATGGTGAAATCAAAACTCAACACAAATATCAATTATCGCGAACATTCGCATTTAGAAGAAGAAGATTTCAAGTATAATACACCGTTATTCAATTTGAAAATATTAGGTATTACGGTGATTATTGGTGTAGGACAATTGAACTACGATTTCTCGAAACGGCATAAAGTGGTATACGTCCCGATTTATTTATTCAATGCGGAGACACAGTTTGTGAAACAAATCGGGGTATATGAGATGCCGTCCAATAACGTTAAAATGGACGAATCCGGCGACCTGGATATCCATAAATTGACGCCGCTGTTGTACGGGTTTGTGAATACGGAATTATTACGCAAATCTCTCGTAAAGGCGGGTGCGAGCGCCGCAGCCACGGCCGCGCATACACAGACGAAGGCGGCCGCAGCGCAGGCAGCGAAAACCAAAGTAGAGACCGCGGAAATCAAGAAATCTCTCACCGCGACAGCGACCGCGACCGATGCGACCGGGAGTGACAGCGACGACAGCGACGTCGACTACGGGGCGACATTCGGACTGGACGCACGGCAAAAACATCTATTATCAGGCGCATCCATTCTCCCACTTCAAACAAAGGAACAATCCGAACTCGAGAGAAAACAATACAAGCACAACCCAAGCGACCTCTGGATACAGAAGTATCTCCGTAATAAGTATTTCAATTTCATAGACAATGAAGGCGGCAGCGGTAGTGACAGTTTTTTCGCGGTGATTCGCGATGCGCTGCTTACACAAGGACGCACGACGACGATTCTTGAATTGCGCAAGCAGCTTTCGGATGAAGTGACGGATGATGTATTTCGCGCATACCGAGAGAAATTTGCGCTCTATCACGGCATCGCACGAACCCAGATGCGTGAAACCAAAGAAATGGTGAATAATTATAACGACATGAAACGCCGGATATCATCTATACACGACCGCGCGCAACAACAACTCATGATTGGCGGCGCGAAGAAGCTGGTCATCGAGCATAATATGAAATTAGATGAAGCGAAATATACGAAATTGTTGGCGGGCCAGTATGATTATATTAAAGAAGTGCGGTCCACGCAGCAGTTAAAAGAGCGGATGATGACGTCGCTTTATTGGCCAGATGCGTGGGGGGTGGCGACGATGGAGCGGGTATTGAATCTGAAATTCGTGTTTTTCTCGTCTAATGCGTATGAAACGGGGGATATAGATAATGTGCTTCAATGCGGTGGACCGGATACCATCGATGCTGCGATATTGAAACGTGGGGTGTTTGAACCGACCGCGTATATCTTAATCGATAAAGGGATTGTGATGACGATGGCGGGGGCGGGACGGGGTGTGGGTGTGCGGACGATGGCGATGGAAGGTGGTGGCGGCGGCGGTCATGGCAGGTCTCCTCGTTCACGGTCTAGGTCTCCACGGGCGGCGGCCACCACCACGGGCACCACGGGCACCACGGGGATGGGCACCGGCGGTTTCATTTCAAAAACCACGAACCAGAATACATACAAACTCATCACGTATAAAACACACGGCATATTGGCATTTTCCGAATTGCCGTATGATATTAAATTACTAATTACGACCAAGTGCCTTGAAACGCAAGCAGGCGCATTTTGTTTCATCCCCCAATTTAAACTCTTCCAGAAAGAACTCGGCATACGTGCCGACGAATTACACAACACGAGTCTCGACGATTTATTGGAAGAAGTCCATACTGACGCGGGAAGCATCGGAAATCGCACGGGGTCGCATCTTTATACCCCGGACATCGTATTCCAGTTTTACGCGAAATCCAACCCGAACGCATTACCGGGCGCAGGCCCCGGCGAGAAAATACCGGAACAAGACAAAATCCATTTCCAAAAACTGGCTACATTTGATAACTGGCGGCGTAAATTATCGAACTTCTGGAGTGAGCCATTTCAGTTGGACAGTCATACCTGGCAAAGCGTAGAACACTATTATCAAGGCAGTAAATTCAAAAACAATAACCGGGAATTTTACCTGAAATTCTCGCTGGATTCACGGTCGGAATTGTCTTCGGACCCTGTTCTTGCGAAAGCTGCGGGCAGTAAAAGCGGGAAACTGAAGCATGATAGCCATATTCTTCGCCCCTCACGGGTAACCATCGACCCCGATTTCTTCAATCATGGACGCAGTGAACGAGAGATGGAGAACGCGATATATGCGAAATTCTCTCAGAATAAAGGTCTCGCGGATATGTTATTGGCGACCAGGAACGCGAAACTTGTCCAATATGTCCGTGGTGGTCACCCGGTCGTGTTTCACCATTTAATACGTGTTAGGCATAAGTTGAGGACGAATGCGTCGTCCGGTCGATAATCCGCGCTTCGCTCACTGGCTAATCTACGCGCTTCGCTTCGCTCACTGGCTAATCTACGCGCTTCGCTTCGCTCACAGGCTCGATAGCTCACTTCACTTCGTTTCGTTCGCTTAACACACGCTAAAATACGACGTGAAAAACCCTTGTAGCACCGCAAATATCAACATGATTACGATAATACGCACCCAGTCTGTATTTGATGGGTTGGTGAAATGGATACTGGCCACTCCGCCGCCATTTTTCGCATCATGGTATTTACCGATATTATAATGAATCACATTTTCAATAAGATTCAATACAATGAAAATCAGAAAAGAAAATACGAAGATATCTAGTGTGCCTTTTTTGAAATATTTCTTGTAGATGAGTTCGAACATATCGTATTATTGTATATTGCTTATATAATAATATGCCCCCGAAACATAAGACACCGTGGATTGAAGATGATATTCAACATGATACAGATAAACTACGTAAGTCTATTTCCGAGTTTGCGAGAGAATACCGCTCACCGCGCCCAGGCGCAGTGTCGGGCTCGGGCGCAGGCCCAGCCGAGAACAAAAACGCGACCAATGATTTCCTGAAACAGTTCTATGGTATTCTTGCGGAAAACGAACTCGGACTTTATAAACAGCTGACCGCGACGCAATGGACGACCGAACCCGATGGCAATTATATCGAAAAAATGACATTCAAAATATCGGAAATTAAGAATTCGGCGAATGATTTACCGCGGCCGCGGATTCTCGATACGCTGCGCCATCAATATGACGCTGGCGCAGGACGGAAGGCCGGCAACGACAGCGACGACGAGGACCGGTACATTCCCCGCGTCGTATATAAATACATCCGCGAAAAATCCGAATATTGTATCCGGTTTCAAACGACGATACATAATCGCATTGTATCATTGTATTTTATTACATTCCCCGAGTCGCATATTTCGGTATGCCACCGTGGCAGTGGCAGCATCATCAGCAGCAGCAGCAGTGCGACGGCGTCTGTAGCATCAGCATCCAATTATATGTGCTCTACCGAAATCGCAATGTATCAACTTTACGCATATAAAGTATTCCTGTGGCTATCGATTGTGACCGCCCTATCCGATAATGAATGCTCGGGCCAATCTCTCGACGTATACTTTTATATGACACCATTTAAGAAGTTAGTCCCGGGTGCCTCGGCCGCCTCTTCGGCGCCATTATCCGCAATCCACGTGAACACCGGCCTCACCCGTAATTGCGAAACCAACGGCGAAATTGTGATATACCGAACGGAAGAATGGTTCAAGGTGTTTATTCACGAATCCATGCACAACTTCAATATGGATTTCATCGACCTGGATTTATCCGCGGCCAACAAACGGCTCCGCGACACATTCTGTATCCCGCACGATGACGTCCTACTGTTCGAAACATATACGGAAACATGGGCGCGGATTATAAACACGATGTTTGAAACGTATTTCGACGCAAATGTCCGCAATCAAACCGAGTTTATTCGGCATGTTCGAGAGAATCTCTCGGTGAACGCGCTATTTTATGCGTATCAGGCAGTAAAAGTCCTGGATGTGATGGACCTGAAATACGCGCAAATCACCATCCTTTCACCGGAGAATATGGAGGTGTGTCGCAAACGATACGCAGAAGAGACGAATGTATATGCGTATTATATTTTAGGCGGTATTCTCTCGGTGTATGCGTTGCCCTTTATATCCTGGTGCCGCGAGAATAATCACGGGAGTGCGAGCACGAGCACGAGTGCGAGCGTCACGCGCAAGTTATCAAGCGTCAAGTGTATTCGGTTTTCGCGAGATGGGGGGTCGTCGGGAGAGCGCAGTAATCTAATCCGGTTTGTTGATTTTATACGTAGTGCGGCGCGAGACCAAGTGTTTCTGGGGATGGTCGCGTTTTGCGAAAAGAAGGCCCACGCGGCGTCGTCGTCGTCGTCGTCGCCGTCGTCGTCGCGCGTATTACAAACCACGATGCGTATGACGATATGACCCGATGTATACCCGAGGGTATAAGTATTTCAATAACCGTAAAATTGAATATAAATGTTATTTTATGGATATAACGTATAGCCATCATCCGTCGTCACTGTCTTGTCTATTCAATGTCGTCATCTTCGAAGAACAATAATGTATATACCGCGACCGCGACCGCGACCCGCCCAGTACCTCAAACGAGTATGGGTCGCCTGGTCGGTCTCACGGTCGACAATCCTAAGTACCACCTGGCGCCTGTGTCGAATGATTCGCCTCCTCATCTGATTCCTATTACCGCCGCAGAATCGGCAGCGGCGTCGACGCATAACAACAACACCAACGACGAGCAAACTATGCTTTGGCGTAACGTCGCCACCCTATTCGCCAGATGCGAACAAAAGGATGCCTGTATCGGCGAACTGAACCGTGTGACGGATGATTTATATCAAGAGACGCGCGATTTGAAGTGCCGCATCAGCGAAGTATCCACCGAGTTGTTGGATGAACTGGATTCGAAACTCCGCCATATGAAGAAACAGACACGGAAGTATGTATCGAAGAAAGTGAATAAGGCCAAACAGAAGGCGTCAGGTGCGGCATTTGATTCGGATATGGAGGTATTCAGGTACGTCGATACTATCCGTGAGGAGTTCGTGGATACGAACTCGCAGTTGAAGGAGGAGTTGTTGACACTTCGGCAAGAAGTACACGAAGAACTCTCCGAGCTCAATGACACATATTACCGTGACTACAAGATGTTCATCCAACGCGAAGATGAGATGATGGCGAAATTGGATGCCGCCGTGAAAATGAACGAGGCCACCAATAAGCGGATGAAAGATATGGAGGAGTTCTTTATGAAGCAAATTCAACAAGCGCGTAATTACGCGGATACACACGTCGCGGGTGATTTGCGCGAGGAGTTCTCGACGGCGATTTGCCGCGAGGTCGCATTTGAGAGCAAGGTCAGTGCGGAGCTTGTCCAAGGCGTCCACAATGAATTGACCGACGTTATCACGCGGTCCAACGAGTATCATTCCCATCGTTATTTCGGAACAGTGGAGGATGTCAATCAATTGCGTGAAACGTGCCAGACACTGAAGCAGAGTATCGGGATGGTGGACGCAGAATTGTCGGATACGAAGGAGACGGTTGAATTCTTGAAGGATGAGATTGGTGATGTAACGAACACGGTCGATGAGATGACATATACAGTCGGGCAGATTACCACCGACATGAACAAACAGAAGGACGACATATACACCGAAATGGACTGTGATTATTATGATATGAAGGATTACGTGAAACGTCGTATTCAAAGACACGTGCGTCATTCTCACCAAAGGACTCCGTCCGTGTCGCCTGTGGCGTCCGCCGAACACATAGATGCGATTTCGATGATTGTATCTGAATACAATGATGAAGCAGCAGATATCTCGACTGAAGCAGCGGACTCTGCTGTATCGGCAGATGCCTTGGCAGCGGACGCCGAAGCCGCAGCCGAAGACGAGAATGTTATCATTATGGATGACACGTGTTTCATCAGTGACAACGACGAATGATAAACAAAAGAATAATACGAATAATACCCAAACGAACGCGAACGAATAATAAACCATTATTTTTATGATAAAATAGGTGTTATCATAAAATTTTATGTTGATAATAATCAATATAAAATTGAACAGAATAGTATCATTCCAGGCACATCACACAGCGACAGCGATGGGAATCAGAAATCTAAATCGATTTATTCAAACGAAATGTCCGACCGCCGCGTCGAGAATACATCTAGAGCAATTACGCGGAAAGAAAATCGCGGTAGATACGAGCATTTACATGTATCGTTTCGCCGGCGAAAACGCGCTGCTTGAGAATATGTATTTGATGGCGTCGTTGTTTCGGCATTATAACATCCACGCGGTCTTCGTGTTTGACGGCATGCCTCCTCCGCAAAAAACCGAACTCATTGAAATCCGCCGGCGGAAGAAAGACCAAGCCAAGCAGCAATACGATATTGTAGCCAACCAATTGAAACAATGCCAACGAACCCAGTATTACAACCCCGAAATCGCCGAAATCGAAGAAACAATGACGCAGCTACGAAAGAGGTTCGCGCGTTTACGTGAAGGTGACGTCGACAATGTGAAGGAACTGCTCGTTAGTTTCGGGTTCGCGATTATCGACGCCGAAGGCGAAGCGGATGTATTATGCGCGAGGCTGGCGATAAAAAAACGCGTCTACGCGTGCCTCAGCGATGATACAGATATGTTCGTTTATGGCTGCGCGGTCGTATTACGACACATCAGTTTATTAAATCACTCGGTCGTGAGTTATACAATGGCGGACATACTGACAGAAATAGGCTTAACCCAGCACGAATTCAAGATGATGTGTGTCGTTAACGGCACAGACTACGACGGCGTTACCGGCGGCGGCGGTGGCACTGCTGGCACTGCTGGCACTGCCAGCGACCGTATATTCCAGATATACGACCTATTGGTGGAATTCAAACACCTGTCACCGAAAGAACAGAAGAAATACCAGGACGGCGGCGGATTTTACGATTGGATCGATGAACGTAAAAAAGGGGTGGTGAATAGCAGCGGTGTGATTTCGATGATGACAACCGAGGCGATGTTTGATACGTCCTCCGGCAATAACAACGGGACTCTCGACCAGCAATATAAACAACTATCGAACCGCGACGATATTTATAAAGACCGGATTATGGAAGTGATGAAGAAGGATGATTTCATATTCATATTGGATGAATCATCGCCGTATGTGATTAGTATTTGAATAATCGTAATAAAAATAAGACGTTTTTTGTTTCATTTTTATTCAGCGAGCGAGCGAGCGACCGGCTATTTAGGCCTTAACAGCAGCGGCACCACCAGCGGCGGCGGCAGCAGGGACGGCAGGAACAGTCTTGGCGAAGTGAGCGGCCATGAACTTCTGAAGGTTGAAGTAAGTCAACTCCTCACCCTTCTTCAGCTTCAGGAGCTTAAGAAGCTTGGCATCGGGGTTAATCTTGCGACCATTGTCCTTATCCTGAAGCTTCTGGGTGCGAATGTAAGCATTCACCTCACGAGTAACCTCGGTGCGCGCAAGAACACTGCCCTCGGGTCTGCCGAGAAAAGCGGCCAACTCGTTGGAAATCAGAGTGGGCTTGACGAAACCAGAAGGCGCACGGTTAGCGTTGGTCTTGCGACGCTTATTGGCCTTGTTGGCGACACGAAGCTCACGGGCGTGCTGGCGCTTGAGCTCGTTCACCTCGGAACGAATAGAAGTAATAAGAGACTGGGCGCCCTGAAGCTTGCTCAAAACGCTGACGTAAAGAGCGGCAGAGACAGAACCCTCAACCTCAGCGACGGCAGCGGCCTCGCCCTCAACCACGGGGGTAGCAGGAACAACGGGGGTCACAGCGGCAGCAGCCTCGGAGGCAGCCTTGGAAGCAGCCTTGGGCTTGGCGACCTTGGCTGCGGGAGCGGCAGCAGCAGCGGCAGGAGCGACGGCCGCAGCGACAGGCGCAGCAGCAGCAGCAGAAGAAGAAGACGAAGAAGAAGAAGCAGACTTGACCATGTTATCGGTTATACACTTATGAGTAAAGTCTTTTTAAGTTAGTTTCGACGCATTTCGCGCATTTTGATTTACAAAACCGCCTCATACAACCAAGGCAACGCATTTCGCGCATTTTGATTTACGATTGTCAACGTCGCCAATACATAAAACGCACCTAAACACTGGTCCTCCCGAGTCACGCCACGTTTCACGATATTGTTGATAATCGATACCGCAATCGTGCGCAATTCAGAATCATTTAATAGATTAACCACATTCAAATTCACGCTGACATTATTTAACATGAAGGGATTTCCGTGAGGGGGGCAAATCCGATTCTTCATATCCTGTGATAAATTCGCGCGATAATACCAGATGTCATGAATATGACGAATGAACCTCAAAAAATCGGGACGCTGTAATGTTGTAAACCATTCCGAGTCGGAGTAATTTCCGAGCGTATTGATATGCTGAAAGAGACCGACAATATAAAGTTCTTCCTGTTTTTCTCTCGATAGTGCGCGATTGTCCCTGCCTGTACCGCCCGCACCGCCCGCACCACCGCCGCCGCCCACCGCCACACCGCCGTCGCCCACCGCTGCGCCACTACCGTAGTCATACGAATCATCTTCATTATCAACATCCTCCAATTTAATCATTGCGCGAAACCGTAATAGGGTTCCGTATATTAATTTGTCATAGACATTTTGGACGATTGCGACCGGCAGTAAATTCCGATTATACGGATTGGTTATTTCGGGGAATGAATTCAGGATAAGATTATATATCGACGCAATATGGAATCCGTATATTTTCCCGTCACGGTCGCGGAATGTGAATAGATTCTGGGGCGCGATATCTGTTAATTTATCAAACGTATAAAAATCCGTATCATTGACACAACTTTTCACGTGTAAATACCCCGGCCCGCTTAATAAACGATATTTAGCCGAAACGTATTGTCTAAATTTGCGTTGGATTTTAACGATGACATGGGATTGTCGCAGATGCGTATATATCCTAAGGGTTAATTCCGGTTTTGTGCCGGATTTTTTGATGCCGTAATGGGTGCAAAGTGTGCGTAAATCCGTTAGGCTGTATTTCGTTATTTTGACCTTTTCATATTCTCCGGTTTTCAATATAATAATATTAGACGGAGGTGGTTCGTCGTCATAGGGCGACGGCGACGGTCCCGGCGGTGGTGATGGACCGTCTTTAGACGTCATGGAAGAAGAATCGGGGTTTTCCACGTCTTCATTGAGCTTCATTTTCTTTCGAACCGGCGCGGAACTGCCATTTCCGCTACCCGTGCCACTACCCGTGTTACCGCTATACGCGATAGTTAATTCCGATGAACCCGGCATTTGGCGTTTCAGTTTCAGTTTTCGCAAATAGACTTTATCTGGATTGTTATAGATTTTGAATTGTAACAACAATTGATACAATCTATGGATTTCTGATTTGTATGAGAGTGTCGCGGTGACAGCAGTGGTCGCCGCTGGCAGAGCCGGAGGATTCGCATTCATTAAGTATATATTAGTAAGGTATAATGTTTATTATGTTTTTATACATAATATCCGAACACATAATAAAGATATTATGTTGTATTATAATATAAAACAATTATGCGTATATCAGCTTGTTTCCTTTTATGTCTTCTTTCTGCGTCACTCGTGAGCAGCATTCCTGTTGCGGAGGTTCCACCTCACCATGGCGCATTCAACGTTTCAGAAGACGTAAATGACACCCACGACGTCCTTCATCCGGAGGTGGTCGTAGTGATTGCTGCGACGGAACGCAAGTTGTTGCGACATGTGTTTAAGCGTGCGCCCGCACCCGCACCGAAGCCTGCGCCGAGACCCGCGCCCGCACCCGCACCGAAGCCTGCGCTAGTGATAAGGGTCGCCGCACCCGCACCGAAGCCCGCACCGAAGCCCGCACCTACACCGAAGGCTACGCCCGCACCTACACCGAAGGCTACGCCCGCACCTACGCCCAAGGCTACACCGAAGGCTACGCCCAAGGCTACGCCCAAGGCTACGCCCAAGGCTACGCCCAAGGCTACGCCCGCACCGACACCCAAGCCGACACCCAAGCCGACGCCTACTGTCGTGATTGCGCCGGTTGTTGCTTTAAAGGTTACGGCTCCGGCTCCAAAGGCTATCGTTGTCGCTCCTACTCCCGCTCCTACGCGTACACTGCCCATTTACTTTACATGCGACAACGAGTTCGATATGTATGTCAATGGCGAGAAGGTCGGTCGTGGAACCAGCTGGACGACTACGTATCATTTCACCCCCGTTGTAAAGAACGGAGATGTCATCGCGATAGATGGTGTTGATAAGGGCGGCCCTGCTGCTTTTATTGGTGTTTTTGGTGGTAAAGTTACGAAGCCATCGGAATGGAGGTGTTCTACCAAAGAATCAAATGGATGGACTAAAAATACATTCGACGATTCTGCGTGGTCGAAGCCGGTAAGTTATGGACACAACCAAGACAGTAATATTTGGCGTTCTGTTGGTGGTGGTGCGCGCCCGAATATTCCTGGTGATGCGGAGTGGCTCTGGACGAGTGATAACAATAATCACGACCGGGTTTATTGTAGATATTTCCCCGTGCCCGCTCCTACGCCCGCTCCTACGCCCAAGACCGTGACTCCCGCACCGACTCCTGCTCCCAAGGCCGTCGCCGCACCTGTTCCAGTGGCCGCGCCCGCTCCCAAGGCCGTCGTCGTCGCCACGCCCAAATCCGTCGTCGATGAAATCATCAAGACCAGCGAGAAAACCAACGCGAAGCTCACCGTGTTTCAAGAGAAACTCCTGAAATTAATGAAGGAAACCAGCGACGACCAACAACGTGTTGAGACCGAAAACCGCAATAATTACAACGGAGTTAGCGTAACCCTTCAATCAGAGAGGACCAAATTGGAAACAGTTCAGTTGAATATGAAGAAGTTATACGACCAAACCACGCTTCTTAATCAGACAATCCAAACTCATTATAAGAAGCTGATTGCGGACACCGGTTATTTACATTTGCTCGATTCTATCCGGCCATCATTTCTCGCATCTATCGGTGAGTTGGCCGACCATATTCAGAAGGTGAAGACAATCGTCGACACCAAACTTGTCAAGGATGAATACAAGGATGAAATGGTCCGTCTCTTGTCCGGTATTCATTTTAATACGCGTAATATCAGTGGTTATGTCGCCACCGAGTTCATCAAACACTACAATAAATACAGTGCGCTGATTCAGAAAGAGAACGTCGATTACACCAACCAGCTGAAGCAGTTGTCTATCCTGGCGAACGAATATAAGGTCCAGGCACAAAAGGCGGTCGATATCGAGAAGGAACGTGTGCGTATTCAGAGTATTTTGGAGAAGATAAAGGACACGTATACATTGTCCGTGTCTCAGCGCGAGGAGTTCGATTTGTTGGTGAAACAAGTCATGAAGATATTCGATAATAAGAAGTGCTGATTCGCCAGTTAGCGAATCGCTGTATTAGCATTTGAATCCCAGTCCATCATAAAAAATTGATTTAAACATTTGTGATGAATACATATAACATCGACCGTCTATACGTTCTACTCGTTACACTCGTTCTACTCGTTTCATTACAATGGCATCTGATATGGTTATCTCCGGCGCTTCCTTCAATCCCCTCACCGATATGAAGTATACTAAACCCAAGGTGAATTCCGTCGGCGGTCGCAGCGTCGGTATCATCAATTCAAAGACCAGCACGGTTCTCAATCTGTCGTCGCCTCTGATGCTCACGTGGGGCGTCCAAGAGTTCACCGACGACAAGACTGGCAAGGTAAGTTACGACCTCGCACTCCAGTTTCCCAATGACGGCTTCGAGACTCCCGCTACGAAGAAGTTTATCGCCAACATGGCGACATTCGAGAAGAAAATCAAAGAAGACGCAATCCTGAACTCTAAGGAATGGTTCAGCAAGCCCAAGATGACCGCGGACGCCGTGGATGCGCTCTGGACTCCTGTCCTCAAGTATCCCAAGAACAAGGAGACCCTTGAGGCTGACATGACACGTGCGCCTACATTGAAGGTGAAGCTGCCCTTCTGGGACGGTCAGTGGAAGGAGTTGGAGTTGTATGATGTCGAGATGATGCCCGTCTTCCCCGACGCTTCGAACCCTGCGCTCTCTCCCAAGGACCTGATTGCGAAGGGCAGTCACATCGCCGTGTCGATTCAATGCGGTGGAATCTGGTTCGCCAATGGTAAGTTTGGCGTTACCTGGAAGTTGTTTCAGGCAATCGTGAAGCCCAAGATGACACTGAAGGGCAAGTGCCACATCAAGTTGGATGAAGAGGAGAAGACGAAGATTGTCGCACAAGTGATTCAGACCGATGTCGACGGCGACGGTGATGGTGATGCGGACCATGACAATGTTTCGGCGGTCATTGAGGATGAAGACGACGAAGTCTCTTCTGCTGCGCCTGTGCGTGTAGCTTCAGTTGCTCCCAAGCCTGCTGCTGCTGCTGCTGCTGCTGCTGCTCCAGTCGCCGCCGCGGGAGGTGATGCCGCATCCAAGAAGAAGATTGTCCGTAAGGCCTAAATAAGGCCTAGGCTGATTGTCTGACCACTAGGAATAACAGTTCAAGAATATCCACGGATATACCAAAGGTATGCTCGCTCGCTGCTCGCGCTTTGATTCTATGTTCGCTAACACGCAAAAAATAGGTGATTTCATTTTTTTTACTTCTGTGTAATAAAATTGAAATACTAATATAGAAATAACTGTATTGTAGATTACACAATGGATTGTACAACAATGACGACTACGACGTTCACATACGAAAAGCAGGTCATATCAGAGGTAAGTTCTGATGTATTCACATACCACGCAGCGGCCGGACGGAACAAAAATGACAAAAACAACAAAATGCGCGAGGCGATTATCTGCGCAATCATCAACAATAAGGTGCCTGAGACCTATTATCTCACGGAACAATGGCGTGCGCTCAAAGCCGCCGTTGACGGATTTCTTGCTGAATGCGGCGCGGGCGCAGGAGGAGGAAGTTATTCAGATGTGAAATGTATTCTCAAAGGAGGGCAGGGGCACAACTACGATTTCTCGGTTGTATTCACTAGTGGCGGCGAAGATGCGGTGGCGGCGGCGACGTACCACGTCGAGTTCAAATTCAATGCGTCAAAGGTATCTGACACCCCGCAATTCGTTTCCCCAATGAAACCAAGTCAGTATTTGTCGGGGTCCTATGAGGAGTACTTCTATGACAAGAGTATGGCGCAGATTGCGGCTGAGGCGGCGACGACGATTCCCGACCGTGCGGAGTGGCTGAAACAAATTCACAACAATGCGCCGGCATGCGTAAAACATCTTCAGGATAAGTATTATGCTGGCTGTGCGAAGAGCAGCCAATACACAAAATCCGCCGACGATATCGCGTTTTACCAGTTGGCCAAAAAACTCTCTGCTGAAAGCATTCGCGGATTCATCACCGAACACAGTCTTGATATCGTGAAACTGTCAGAGTATCTCCGCGAGTCACAAGAAGGGAAGACGTATATGTTGTTCCAGCCCGCTACCGCTACCGCTGGCCCGACGATAAAACTTCAACGCGTCGACCCAGTAGATTATAATATTGTGTCATGTGTTCCAAACCCAGGGAAATCACGCTACGATTGCGTGACACAATCCGGAAAAAAAGTCCGTGTACTCCTCCGGTGGAAAAACGGCAACGGAATCGCGTTTCCGGCGTTTCAGATTTCATAAGGTCGTTCGAACGTTAGTTCGACTCCTTATGTACCATAGATCGGTAACATCAGATGTAACTCGGTGGAACTAATCGCGCTATTCCCGCAATAACACGAAATGAACTCCTGGGTGCGCGGGTCCTTGAATGATTTCATCACTTTGAGGAATGCGGCGAGCGAAGAAGGTACGGAATCATTGTGCGTAATACAAATCAAATGATTTTCGATTAGGTACCCTGCGGACGACGACGACGACGACATCGTATCCGGTGTGAGAAGACAATAATAGAACTTGTATTTGCCGACACCGTACCCACGGTTTACGACAATCATCGGTGTGCGTATTCCCGGTTTATCAATAAACGCTTTTTTTTCCCCATTTTTATAGGTTTTATGTTCGAATCTTCCGGTTTCAACATTCGAATTATAGACCAGGCGAGGTTTCGTCGCGTCATTCGTGAGGATACTTTTACACTGGTTCCAAACGACGGTTCCAATACTGACTTTGAATCCGAGGTCGTGTAATGACGTTGACCCGGCATATAATGATGTTAATCGGGGGAGGTTGTCGGTAAATATACTCGCGCCGGCGTATTCAAATACTCCGGCGCCACTGGTACAGGCCAGCGCCCCAACGCTGGCGCCACCGGATTTCCGCAGAATGAGTATAAATGTCCCCTGTTGTGTATCCAGATATCCGTCGTCGTCGTCATCGTCGCCATCGCATCTGACCATATGAAGTATCTCGAAATGACGCACGATATATTTGCGCGTCTTGTCATAATACTGCGAGTTCATAAAATTGGACGGCAGAACAAAGCAGAGAACCCCGCCAGCGCTCAAAAGCTGCGCGGATTTGATAATAAACAGGATGAATATATTCGGGCGTCCGTCAAAGAACGGGTAATATTCGGCGTCGACGTCTTCTTTCTTCATCACGAAATAGGGCGGGTTGCCAATGATGAGGTCGGGGGGCGCGGTGCCGGTCGCTGGAGTGCGATATTTCAAGAAATCGCCGTGTTTGATTTGGACCTTGCCGCCACCGCCACCACTGCCCAGCGCCGCGAAATGCTTCGAAACCCCCTCGTAAATAACAGGATGAAGCTCTATACCGGTAATATTCGCGCTAGGATACTCGCGCATTAACGCCGAAAGGAACTCGCCAGAACCACACGACGGCTCAAGAATGGACGTGAATGACTGTGGGGTGTGTGTCGATAACGATACACCCCGTAGGAGCGTCATTATTCGTCGAATACATGATGGCGGTGTGAAGAATATCCCGCCGTTTTTCTTTTCGTCTTTTGTTAATGACGATGTTAATTTTTGTGATAATGGGGAGAAGGGGGGGACGGACATTTGTATATTATACTCTGTGGTTGTGTATAATATATATATTCATGTAATTTGATATCAATTTAATCATGATTTAATTCAATTTAATCATGATTTAATTCAATTTAATCATGAGATTAGTTTTACGACGGCGTATACATTTGCGCGGTCTGTTACCTTATACATATCGTTCGCACCTGCGGCCGTGGCCGTCGCCGTCGCCGTCGACGCGGACTTCTGATTATGACGACATACCGCAATGCCGCCGCCACCGCCGCCACCGCCGCCACCACCGCCACCGCCACGCAATAAAACGCACTGACGTGCGCCCGATTGACATGTGACATCACCCGCGTGTAAATAATAAACGAATCCGTGTGTCTTGATTTCGTCGGTGATGTAGACGGGGACGACTTGGTCGCGAAACAGGTCGTGTATATTCACGTCGAGAGATATATAGATATTATTATGTTCATCAATGGTAACATTGTCAGGGAGTTCAGGGTCGCATAAAACGATGATTTCGCCGTTCGGGCTCGGGCTCGTGCTCGTGCTCGGGCTCGCGTCGGGCTGCTTAAAATGAAGCTCGCTATGCCAGAGCGGAATATAATACGTTTGTCCGCATTCGTTCAGGATATATACGCGGTCCAATAACATATCCAACAATGATGGGTTAAGACGTATCACGATGTCATCGCGGGTCTTCTCTTCAAGGATGGATGTAAGTTCATCCATAATCTCTCGAGAGATTGAAAACAATTCTTGGTTTTCCGAGAGAATATTGTAGATTGTCATACACGATGACTTATCCATCTTCCGAAATAGCATCACGGATGATTGGATGCCTTTACTTAAAATAGACTGGATGATGGTGTGTATTGCGTCTGCGTTGCCGCCGCCGCCGTTGCCGGCCATCTTCACGAGTATTGTTTTGATAAATAACTGAAAAATACTGTCATAACTACCGCCTCCACTGCCACCGCCGCCGCAGTCGTCGGCGTCTCCGTCAGCGCCGTCGTCGGAATAAAAATACTCCTTCACCCGTTTGTGTGCTTCATTGATTTCTTTGAATATTGCGTCATTGCCATTGTCGCCGCCGCCACCACCGACCTTATCTGGATGATGCCGCAACGCAAGGAGATGATATCTTTTATTCAACTCTTTGAGAGATTTCGGTGCGCCGCCGCCGCCGCCGCCGTCCGTGGCGGTAAACCCAAGCGTTTTTAATGCTGCGACGATGGAGTCGGGATACATTGATGTTTGAATCCGTGTATCTTACATATTAATACTAGTATGAAATTCTCTAAATGATATATCGGGCGGTAATTATTATTGAAATACTGAAAAAAGACGAACATCTTAATCATGATGTCATCCATATATTCCGGTTGTAAAGCGCCCGTTTTTATCAGTTTTTCCATAATGAACCAAACGCATTCCTGGATATTGATATCGTAGATTAGAAGGTCATATAGAATATCTCTCAACGCGTCGAATTTCAAATGCGATGACGGTGATAATATAATGTCGATAAGACTGTTACATATATTCTCATGTGGAACAATGAGTTCACTTATGTTGGCCTTCAATGCCTTAATATTCGTTATTTTGTCGAGCTCGAATTTACTGGTGATACGAATCGGGGTTTTTTTAATCACCTGGTATGCGTCTGCGGAGGAGGTTTCACCGAACAGGCATTTGTTATACGCATTCATCGTCGGTCGTTTGAATGGAATCATCTTACATCGTTGAATGACATTATCCGGGATAAAACTGACATGATCCGTGACAATAATGAATTTCAAACAAACAAACTCGTTGTCGTTATGCATATAACTATAGAATGTTTCCAATAACTCGCTGTGGATTTTCTGGAAGTTTTTACACATGATGAACGCGGTGGTGCTACCCCGCGAACTCACAATATCATTGATTTGGTTATATATTTCGTTCCAAATATGCTTTGAATTACAGCCGAGCAGCGCCATATCTACCTCGAAATGGACGTCGCTGATTTTGATAAAAAACGTGTCCTTGTTATACGCCACTGCCATCCGTTTTTCGTATTTCATTCGCGACGGACTGTATTTGGATATCATATATAACGCGTGGCTGTATTTTCCGACACCGCTCGGTCCATAAAAAATAATATTGGGTAATTCTGTGATATCTGTTGGGAACGATGATATTATTTTTTTAACACTGGGTTGAAGCGATAATCGTTCTACTTCACGGACATATTCGTCATAGTGACTTTCGAAGAACTTCATATGGAATGGAATCGAATCGAATGGAATGGAATGGAATGTAATAAGTATTCGCGTTTCGGGTTTATATGACTTTCCGTCCGCGGGTGGGACGTCCTTACCACAGCAACTTATCCGCCAGCCACCCTCTCGACCACTTGATATGCCGGTCTTTCTCGTGCCGCATTTTATAGAGACGCCGCCGCGTCTTCGCATAGGCAAGTCCGCGGGTGCGAATATAGGTCGGGAAATCGTTCATTCCACGCGCACCAACACTCGCAATTTTACGCGACTTTCGATATACGTCGATTTTCTTGTCCGGGACCGTGGACGGTTTTACGATGACACCTATCTTTTTCGCCATTTTCCGCGTATAATTCGTTATGGGATATGCCTTCATAATGCGGGGTATATATTATATACATACGCCTAGAATAATAAAATCGATTCAACAACATAAATCGATTCAATACAACATCACTTAAATCGAAAATGATTACATTACATAACCGACCCCGCGCGTGCGATGAACGTAGTTATATCCCCAGGGGAATTTAATACCCAACTCGTCTATTTCACAGACAAAAAAGCGAATACTCATATTCCAAATAGCACATTTAACCGGATTACATACTCGACCAGCGACTTTATTATGAACGGAATATACATCCAGTTTGAATTGAATGTCCGAACCACCGAGAAAAACTTCAATAATAATATCTACAACTGCCATTTTGACACCGCGCATCCGCATAATAAAATGGTAATCGACATATTTGAAAAAATCGAGGCGGATATATTACAGAAATGGAATCGGACACATACGTCGGCGTCGGCGTCGGCGTCTGCGGCCTCGGCGGCCTCGGCTAGATGCGATATCATACAACAATTACGCGATGGTGTAATTAGTGTATGGAAACATGACTTATATATAACCGACAAGCCGCAATTTTACCATTTTATTATTAAAATATCGGGTGTCTGGGAGAATGAAACGGATAATGAGTATGGACTGACGTATAAATGTATATAGCGAATGAGCTAGCGAATGAGCCGATGAGCCGGCGAATGCCTTACCCATCCGTAGTAAAAAACCGCAGGATAATCTCGTTCAACACCATACAAATGATTGAAATAATCGCCACAAATGCCGCGATATAAGGACCATATTTCCCGAGTGCTTCACTATATTGTGACATTTGTGTAGAACATAACATCTGTTGATTAATATAAGCGTAAATGATACCTGCCTGGACAAGAAGTAGGAGGTTTACCGCAATATCAAACGTGATGTAACTTTCCGCAACGTGCCCCGAATTTATCTTATTAAAATAAATCGTATTCTGATAAATAATCCACATAATTATACCGGTAAACAATACCAGCGGGACAATATTTAATAAACTCATCCTCATCATACATCCGGGTTTATCTGGACTGTATTTATTGAACGTCATGGAAACAATGGTAATCATAAGGCAAAACGTCCAAAGAAGTGTTAAATAATAGAAAATATAGGATTTGAAGTAAACGGTCACATCCTTTTTCAAATCGCTCGAGTCTTTCTTCTTGATTTCGTCTTTGACCAATGATACATCAGTTAAACTTTTCATTTCGCTAAATGAGGGCGCGGCATTTTCCGTATAACTATACTGGAATATCATTTTGATGACAATCGTAATGATAATCAACATTGAAAAAATCTTAAATGACGGGACCAGGTCTTCTGGACTAGCAAGATTATCCATTTTGTTTATTTATTGGTTTATTTATTGGTTTATTTATTGGTTTATTGGTTTGGTCTACTGATATATACCGATAATAATTTATTTTTTACGGGCTCCCGCCACCCACGCTTTTAATAAGGAAATATCGCATGTCGCATAGTTTCCGTGTAATTGTGCGAACCCTTTCAATGGGATAAAGTCCGGTTTCGACATTTTCACCGTTTTATAGAATATATACGGTCCGAATCGCCCATTACGTATGGATGTATGCTCGTCAATCGTTCGTACGATTCCTGTAGTCGCAGTCGTGGTCGCCGTGGTCGCCGTGGCACTTTCTCCGCCTCCGTCGCATTCCGATTCAGGCGCCGCGACCCCCCGTGAGCTATTGATAAAAGCCACGACTTCTTGTAATGTCAAATCAAACTCCGATTTTGTTTGTTTTGTCTCTTTTCGTGTATATTTGCCTGCTGCCTTCGATGATGAGATTCCCAATAAGGGCCGCAATGAGATATTCTGGCATCCCCAGGCAACATACGCGCCGTATTTCCCGCTCTTAATCACAATATCTTGACCTTGATGTTGGCCTAGAACTCGTCCACCGCCGGCCGTTACCGCCGCCGCCACCCCCGCCGCATTCTCTTCCCCAATCATATACGCGAGAGAATATTCACCACGCAATATCTTGGCGTAGTCTAGGTCCTGGCGGACGGGTTTAAATATGAATTTCGGTTTCTTTTCTTTGGCTGGGGAGTGTATCGATAGCGACACACTGTTGTCCTCGTCCTCGTCGTCGTCGTCGTCGTCGTCGTCCTCGTCGTCGTCGTCGTCCTCGTCGTCCTCGTCCGCGGCATCCGCTACCCGACACTTAATGACCGGTCCATTTTTACTCAGGATATACGAATGATTGTCGTCGATCTTGATTTCCTCCTTTACAACCCCTCGCTCTTTAAGTTCTTGTAATTGCGCGGTCACGTCGAACCAGCATTTATAACAAAGCTCATGCCATACCATCCCGTCTGTTGCGATTTCATCCAATTGAGTCTCCATATTCTTCGTGAATTCATATTCGAAGAGGGGGGCGAAGTGCTCCAGGAGGAACTCGATGACGATAATGCCTAGAGGTTGAATAACGAGCTTCCGGGTTTCACCGCCAATCTCTCGAACTTCTATTTTTGATTCTATCTTTCTAATACCGCCGGCGGCGGCGTCTGTAATAGTATATTCAATACATTCGAGAGATTTTCCGCGGACATCCTGGAGTTTGACATATCCGCGTTCCTGGATTTTATCGATGAGACTTGAAAAGGTAGACGGGCGACCAATCCCCATTTTTTCCAGGAGCTGGACAAGACCCGATTCGGTATGATGCGATTTCGTGTTTCGCATCGAGCATTTTGTCATGATTTTTTTATAAGGCGTCGGCTGTGTGTTGGCCGAGGCCGAGGTCGCCAATGACGCGAAATACGTATATTCTTTCGCATCCGCTTCATACCCCGCAACCAATTTCCAACCGGGTTTGATGACTTGTTCTGCGGTGTGCCTGTATTCCGCAGCGGCGGCGTCAGGGCCGGTGACCGGAACCGGCGAAGGAATCGCCATTGTGATGGTTTGACAAATCGCTGGTGCCATCAAACTTTCTAATGTATTACGAAGGATAATAGAATATAGCCGGTGTTCTCTCGGATGACAAGATTGGGGAAGTAATGTTCGAGAGATATCCGTAGGCCGGATTGCCTCGTGGGCTGCTTCTGTCCCGCCGGTCCCGCCGGTCCCGCCGGTTACGCTACCAATATTTCCAATAAGGTCGTCCCCAGTGCCCGCACCGCCAGCACCGCCAGCACCGCCCCACCGCCCGCGAATATACCCACACGCCTTCGTGACGAATTCCGCGGAATATACCTTACTGTCTGTTCTCATATACGTAATGTATCCTCCTTCATATAACTTCTGGGCGACGAACATGGTATCCTTCGGTGAGAGATGGAGGTCGTTGCTTGCTGCCTGCTGAAGCGTGCTTGTAGAATAGGGTCGTGGCGGCGCCTTCGTCACCTTCTTCGAAGCACCTACCTTCGCACGGAACGCTGTGTCTGGTGCTACGGCGGTTTCCTGTATAAATCTCTCGAGTGTTTCAGTTGATTCTAAATCTCTCGAGAGATGGAATGTAAGATTAAGTTTAGTGAAGATTCCAGAGACCGAATACACCATTGTCGCGCCTGTCCCGCCAGCAGCGGCACCCTCGATATCCTTATAATTGTCGTAGATTAAGCGCAATGCGGGTGTCTGGCAACGACCCGCCGAGAGATTTGTATGTGCGACATACGTCCATAATACGGGAGATATTTTATAACCTACAACGAGGTCAAGAATTTGACGCGCCTGCTGCGCATGAACCAACGACATATCAATCGTTCGTGGCGCAGCGACGGCTGCTTTGATGGCGGGTTCTGTTATTTCATGGAATATAATCCTTTTGGTTCTCTCTACCGAGAGATTGAATACTTGACACAAATGCCAGGCGATAGCCTCGCCTTCACGGTCGTCGTCGGTGGCGAGAATGACCTCATCGGCGGAGGCAATTGCGGCGCGGAGTTTCGCGACCTGACCTTGCTTGGACGACATAATTGCGAACTTGGTTTTGAATTCGTGGTCGATATCAATGGATTTTAGACCGTCTTCAATCTCTCGGATATGCCCGAAACTGGCGAGACACATATACTTATCTTTACCGAGGTAGGACTCGATTTTCTGGCACTTGGCGGGGGATTCCACGATAATGAGGGTGCGACCGGTGGCGGTGGCGGCGACGGCGGCGGTGGCGGAGGACGATGTCTTGTTACTGTTTTTATAAGGAGTGCGAAAGGCACCGCCGCGACCGCCGCGACCGCCGAAGCCACCACGAGCGCTGCCGCCCCGACTGATTTTGAATTTAGGAGGCATCGATATAATGAAACGGAGACGTATGGTGTATAATTATATACAAAATACGCAATCAATTTTATACTTGTTTATACCACAAGCCACATATTATTATAATGCCAATATAAGTATATTACAATGAACAACGGTAATTCCGCGTGGTATAAATCCATCAAGAAATCCCCCCTGACCCCTCCCGGGTGGGTCATTTCTGGTGTGTGGACGATATTATACGTCATGATTATCGCATCAGGTATTATTTTCCTGAAAAATGGTGGGGTCATCCGGTCGATCGGGTTCTTCTATTATTGCGTGGCATGGCTCCTCAATATCTCGTGGTCGCATTTATTCTTCAAATATCAGCGACCTGATTTAAGTTTCATCGTTATTTTAGGTATGGTGGTATTCATCGCGTTGAATGTCTACGCATTTTATCCGGTCAACCGCCTCGCGGCGTATTTACTTGTCCCGTATTTGGTGTGGGTTTCATTTGCGACATTTTTGAATGGATATATCGTATTTATGAATCCGAAACTGAGGCCGGAGACTTAGATGGTGTCGATGTCGTAGCGGCGGCGGCGGCGGCCTCTCGGGCCTTGAACTCCGCCCAGGTCAACTTCTTCTCTGGAATCGCCGGTCGCGACGTCTTCGCGGATTTCGTCGTCACGCGTTTATCCTTCGCGGCGTGTTCTGCGTCCAAATTCTCCGACCTCTTTAGTGCGCTATCCACATAAATCTTCTTCAGGATCTTCCCGACTTCAAATGAACCTTCGTGCTGATCCAGTTTCCCGTCCTCAATATCTCGGAGAATGTTTATCATTTTGAATAGAAGGTTTAGGTCAATTTCACCAGATTTAAGACGATTGTAAATGTCAGTATAATACTTGAACATGAATGCGCAACGGGATACACACATCGCGTCGAATTGTTTCGGGTTTGATTTTGCTAAACGGGCGTAATCGCGTTTTAATTTAATCATCGTAGAAACGTCGTTGTAGATTTGGGTGCTGTGTTTGATTTCGCGTAGAATCTCGGTATGGTCCTGCGTATCATTCGCCGCAATCATTTTTTGGAGTTGTTCTTTCTCATCGGCGTTCATTGTGGAACGTAGCGGAACGTATGTCGGGTATTGTAATACGTATAGATTATATCCAAATGAAATAAACGCGCAACCGGCGGCGACACGCAATCGGCGATAATTTATATGTATAATGTATATACATACACATATACATAGACGATGTCATCTCCATTGCATATACAAGAAACACCGAAACAACCGGATTATACAGCGGCAAGTATTCAGGTTCCAGCCAATATTGCCACACCCCAAGCAACGATGGATAATGTGAAAGCTGGTCAAAACCAGCTGAATGCGGTGAATAATTTTACGGGGGGTCGTAGTCGCCGCGCACGCCATGGACGACAGACCAAGCGCGACAAGCGCGAATTCAAACATAAGTCATTTATTCGAACATATAAAGGTCGTAAATACCAGAAGGGGGGGTCCGAGGTTAGTGGCGCAATTGCGATTCCTCAAGTGGGTTCGACATGCGCTAGCGGTCCAAACTGTGCCGGAGCGCAAAATGCTTCTTTTACAGCGATACGTAATCAGGCAATGTCAAATGGAAGCAATGACGCATACGCCGACCAAAAGGGAGGAGGGCGCGCTAACCGTAAAGTAAGATTTAGTAAGCTTCATACATACCACCGCCGAGGCCAATCACGCAAACCACGCCACGACCAGTCTCTTACAACTATGATTGCTTATAATATAAAGAAGGTTATGCGTAAAGTGTTTTCATAGAAAATATCATCTACCGTGTATTTTATTGTAGATATTATATGCCTGTTATATAACTGAAGACGCTATTTCGTTATCGTCGTTGATATATACGCATAACATACACACGAAAATGAAATCAACAGATATAACATTTACAATCCTGATTATTGTCGTGTTTTTAGGATTGTACCTTGCGAATATTTTAGCAATCGGGATGAAGAAAGTTAAAGACAATTGGCCATTGTATCGGTGTAGTCCAGCAGTTATGCCCTTCGCGAGTCTATTCGGACACGATGTAGGTGATAATTTTATGCAATGTATCCAGACGACCCAAAGCAGTTATATGGATTATCTTATGATGCCGCTCAACAATGTAATATCGCTCGTAGGGTCTGTAGCCGGTAAAATTGTCAAAGACACCGAGAGTATCCGCGGGTTCATCGGAGGTCTTCGCGATAAAATTATGAGTCTCGTCAAAAATATCTTCGGTGTTTTTTCAAATATATTAATTGGGCTTCAAAAGATTATTATCGCAATGCGCGACATGATTAATAAATTAGTTGCTATTTTTGCGACACTTATGTTTATTATGCAGGGCAGTCTATATACGATGCAGAGCATGTGGGGCGGCGTATTCGGACAAATGGTTCGCGCACTTGGCCGATAGTCATCGTCCGTTATCGTCCGTCATCGTCCGCATTATAATCTTACTATTATTTATAATAAATACAATAGATACAAAAATGTCAAATGAACGTGGATTAATAATGCTCGCGCATTCCGCGATGATCGGTATTGCGATTTTTTTGATGATGAGATTCGTATTGAACCAACCTCAAGCCGTCGCCGAAGACCGTTCTATTGTCATCGCAGCGTTTGTTCTCATTTATATGATTCTATTCGGCCATGGACTTCCCGGACAAATTAATAAGAATGTGTCCTTTTTCTAGATATTTTACACATCTCAATATCATTAACAGTAATAGTATTGAAATAACAATATGTGTAAAATATATCTTCATATGATAAATTATGAGTGAGATATTAAACTGGATTATATCTACTTCATATAGTTATTTCACAGATTTAGGAACTATTTCAGGCAAAGTTAGCGATAAAATAGTAGGTAAAGGTTATGAAACAGCGCGAAAATCATTCTTATCGTCTTTATCAGATTACGCAAAGCAAGGAACCGGTGAACTCGATGAAAAATTAGAAAAAATCAAACAAAAACCGATTGTCGAGAAATTGAAATACTTATATGGCGACAATACATTTTCCGGACGGTATGGAACCGATATCCTGAAAGTATGTTTCGTCATTTTTCTATTTATGGCATGTATTACCTATTATCAGATTCAAAACAAATTACTTGATGTGAAACGTGACTGGCCGCAATACAAATGTCGTCCAGATGTTATGCCGTTCGCAGGCTGGATTAACGCGCCGGAGGGGGTTAGTCCACTTGAGTATACGAAACAGAATTTTATGGAATGTAGTGCGCAATCTACGAAGGGTGTTTTTGACCGCCCGATGAGTATGGTATATGTTATTTTCAACGTGGTTATGAACATTTTCAAGAATATTTTGGAGGTAATCGAGAGATTTCGCCTATTGTTTAACCGTATGCGTGACGCGCTTAAGAGTATATTCATCACGGTGTTTTACCGTATTCAAAATGTCATTATTCCGGTTCAAAATATGTTGATTAAAATGGTGGATTTTTTCCAAAAAATAAAGGGTATTCTAGCAACATTTTTGCTAACGATGATAGGTATATTATGGTCGTTTTATTCTCTCATCGGGTCTATCTATGAACTTGTTATTATTATATTGGTGGTAATGATTATCGTCATTATTGTGCTTTGGTATATTCCGTTCGTCGGTTGGGCGCTTGCTATCGCGGCAATTGCGGTATTCTTAACCATTGCGATTCCGCTTATTATGCTTGGTATTATTTCGCGTCAAATTACACGGAAAAGAACTAGTCAGATGCCTTCACCATAATTTAGGAAATATATGACAAATGACGCCAATCGACGTCGATTTAATTATATATTTATTTATTATAAGTGTATTGTCGGTTATGTATTATAAAATCGTGATTCTTGTTGTTATAACATTATTCATCGGGGCCAATTTATTGTGCGGATGCTGTATGTATCCGATATTTGATAGGATTACCGGTAATTCGACATGCCCGGTGTCGAATGATGAGAGCGTGCAGGAAGGGAATACCAATCTAAAAAAATCTGATCCTGGAGTTCCTGGTTCGAATCAATCTGTAGTTCAGGCCAAACAGGATATTATTGATGTTAGCGGAAAGGGGGTTCCCGCGTTGGTTCAATCTGTGAACGACGCGTCTTCTGTTGCTAAGAAAGTTGGTTTTATGAATATTGGTGACATTGGGGCGGTGTTCAATAACGCTATCGGCAGTGTCACTGGCGGCGCGCAACCTCGTCAGGGGTTTATTACTACCGGCACGAAAGAAGGCATGACGACATTGGGTTCGGATGTAAATGAGGTCCAGAATAGCGATGTTGCGGGAATGTGGGTGACGAAGGCCAATACATATGCGTCCGAGTTCGGTTATGGGACCCTCAATAATGCTGGCGCAGCATATACCGCCGATGAACCGTTGAAAAACGGCGAATTGGTTATTTTCGCCAAGAATAAGAGCAAGCCTGAATGTTGCCCGTCCCCTTATTCTACAAGCACAGGTTGCGTTTGTATGACCCCCGAACAAATCAACTATTTGAATACACGCGGCGGCAACCGTACCTCTGACTCGGGTGTCTGACGCGGGTATCTGACGTGAACCGGCGAACCGGCGAACGACCGGAGAAAATTGAAATGATTTTACTGATTGATGTGAAATATAGTGTTCCACATCAACAAGACTACAATGACTACCACCAATACCATGACCAAGACCAAGACCAATACCAATACCAAGACCCAGAAGACGACCGTCAATGGAGCCAACGAATTGACGACCGTCAATGGAGCCAACGAATTAAAAAAGACCATCCAAAAATACATCGCGATGACAGACGCAATGAAAACTCGGTTTGATAACGACATTCACTTGACTGGCTACAGCTCCACCCACCGCGAGTTCATTCGCAAACTGGCGCGTGAATCTGATGAAATTGGCACCCCCGAAGCCAATGTGAATGTGACATTGGCCACTCTTGAAAAACTACGCAAAATGCTGGTGACAAACAAACAACAAAGAAAAACCGCACACAAACAAACTCGCCGCATCGCAAATTCAATCCAGGCGTCATTCCAGAGCAATACAATGTTCGATATGGAAATCGAACCCGAACCCGTATCATTCACGACCGACTTGATGAATATGGACGCCAACGCCAAGCAACACCATCGCACCATCGCGCGCAACATTCTCGAAGAGGTCAATCGTCTTTTGGCGCAGATGGGTCAATTCATCGTGGCCCTCCAAGTCGCGCTTGAGGACGCGGTCGGCAAAATACATGCCTGCCGCGCGTCCGAGTCCGAGTCCGAAACCGAACCTGAATCCGAAACCGAACCCGAACCGCAGAACTGGAATGAAGGATTCAATATAGCGGATGGGCGCGCCGCAGCTGTCGCCATTATGGTGATGGGGGATTTCGATGACGACGATAATATGTGCTGGGAATAAATACGGCCGACGACCGACGACCGGCCGGCCACGGGGGTCTAGGAGACCAATAATTTTTTTACAGACTCCAAGATTTCCTCGCACACATCACCAATGGGTCGCGTCAAAACAGGTTCGCTAATTATATCAAAATACTCCTGGTTCGTCATCGTCGCCATCACGTTTGCGAGTTCATCCATATCCTCCTGCGACGCGCTTTTCAATCGCAGAAATCGACGCGGATTGAAATACTCGCTGATTTTCGAGGTCCCCCAATACACCGGAATCACCCCCGACCGAAACCCATTCACGATTTTTTCCGTTATATAATAAGGCCGGTCGCCATTCTCCATCGTTATCGCGAATTTCCCCCCTCTATAAAAATCCGTCATCTCCGGAGAATTAAATTGTCCGGAAACAACGCGTCCGATATTGTTTTTGTATTTCCCGCCATAATTCACCGGGATTTTCTTCTCTAGATGGGCTAAAAACGCCAACCTTTCGCTGCCGTGTACATTTGAAAGAATAACCGATGCGGTGTTTGGGGGTATCATTTGATTTCTGGGCAGGAAAATGGTAGCAGTATCCTCTGTAAACTGGCGCATAATGGTTTGGTTTGAAATCAAAAATACAATGTAGAGCGGGCATTTCACGAAGTTGCCGCCGGTTTCTTCAAATCCGAGAACGCAGTCATATTTATCTACATCCGGGCATTGACAATAATGTGTTTCTCCTGTATATAATATCGTTGCGGTCCATTTCTTATAATGTAAATACGACATATGCCCGAAAATAGATTCTACGAGAATATCCGCATTGTCCGGAGTGGTGCTAATATGAATCGGGCGGGAGTACGTTTTTTCGAGGAGTTTCACAAAAAAGGAACAGTCTATCGCATCGGTTTTTTCGATGAAACCGTTCCAGAAATTATGGAAATACACGGAGATTGGGGGCGATGATTCGGAAAACATACCGGGTGTGCGGACAGACTTGGGATGAGTGTATAATAATAACAAAAAACAATCTTTATATTGTTCCACTGGGGGCGGGAACGCTCTGTTCCGTCCATTTCATTCCCGGCTCGTTTCACTCGCTTCACCGATTCGCTCGCCGGTTCCGTTCATTTCATTCACTTCACTCCTGTTCGTTCCACTCCAGGTTCGTTCGCCGGTTCCGTTCATTTCATTCACTTATTCGACATTTCACCGGCTTCGCTCGTTCATTCCATTTCATTCCCGGTTCGTTTCACTCACACACGCTTCACCGATTCGCTCGCTTCACTCCTGTTCGTTCCACTCCAGGTTCGTTCGCTCGCTCATAAATACAAACTCAAATTCATCCTCTTACCATCATTCACCTGCTTCACCAGCTTATCCACGACTTCATTTGTCACCGCAAACGGGAACGACACCTTCAGCGACATGTCCTTTTCAAACAGCGGGGTGTCCGGCTTGATGAGACGATACAAGTTCAGTTTGCGATACACGACCTCCAAGCACCGCTTCAGATTGCGGACACCTTCCTCCTTCTCCGTGTAATTCTCAACGACGTGTTCGATGACCACGTCAGGGATGACGATATCGCCTTCACGAAATCCGACTTGCGCGCAGATATTTGGAATCAGGTATTTCTGCGCGATTTGCGTCTTGTCCTTCTTGTTGTATCCCGATGTGTTGATTCGATACATCCTGTCAAGCAGAATCGGGTTCACCTTGCTTTCATCATTGTAGCTGAAGATGAACAGGCACTTGCTCAAGTCAAAGTCGATTTCCGCGAAGTAGCGGTCGTGGAACTGCGAGTTTTGGCTGGTGTCAGTAAGGTGTGTCAGGATACCGACGATTTCCTCGCCCTTGGCCGTTTCGCTGATTTTGTCGAGTTCATCGAAGTAGATGACGGGGTTCATCGAACCGCACTGGATAATAATCTCGACGATTTTGCCCCAGGTGCTTCCCTCGTACGTGTAAGAGTGTCCTTCGAGAAAGCTGCTGTCCGTCGCACCACCAAGCGCGATGAACGCGAAATCACGGCCGAGGATTTTGCTGATACCCTCCTTCACAAGCGACGTCTTGCCGGTTCCCATCGGGCCCTTGATTGCGATGGCGCTTCCCATTGCGCCAGGATTCGAAATCCATTGACCGACCATCTGCATAATCTGGAGCTTGGCGTCGTTGAGGCCGTAGACCGCACTGTCGAGTGTGGTTTTGGATGCTTCCATGAACTCGCTACAACGCGCCAGTCCGTCTTCAATCGTGAGGGGAAGGTTCCTCGTCTTGTTGAAGGGGATTTTCATGAAGGTGTCGACCCAGTTTTTGACCTTGTAATACTCACCGCATCCGGGCTCCATGTGACGCAGCGAGTTGATTTTACGCATCGCGATTGCCTTGAATCCGATAGGAATGTCGGTCTCCAGAAGGGAAAGACGGTACGGTTTCTGAATGATGCTGACTGCGTGGATTTGTTTGAGGTCCTGAATCACCTTCTTCTGTTCGGCGGGTGTCATATGGCGGCGGAAATAGCGGAGGTCGTTTGTGGAATTCTTCTTTCGCAGAAGTGTTTTGAACTCCTTGACGTTCAACTTGTCACGCTTCTTCTCATCGGCGCGAAGACGGTACTCGATGTCACGCTGTTTTTGTTTCATTTCTTCGAGCTGCTTCTTCATGAACTTGTTGGACGCAAGAGTCGCGTCGGCCGCCATTGTCGTTGTGAGTGAGTGGATAGTCGCCTTGATATCTGCGAGCGTCGCCTTGTTCTTCTCGCAACGCAGTTCCATCTCTTTCTGCTGCTTCTTGTGGCGATTTTGAGCACGTTCATCGTCACCTTCACTGCTGTAGGTGTCGTCGTCGTCGTCGTCGTCATCATCGTCGTCGTCGTAACTTTCGCTGGCGCTATCTTCGTCGCTGGCGCAATCGTCATCGTCGTCGCTGGCGCAATCCTCGTCGCTGTCTTCGCTGGCGCTGTCGTCGTCGTCGCCGTCGTCGTCATCGCTCTCTTCGCTGGCGCTGTCGTCCTCGTCCTCGCTGTCGTCGTCGGCTTCTTCACTGGCGGCGTCCTCGCTCGCGTCCTCGTCGCTGTCGTGTTCAATATTCTCGTCCTCGTCCTCCTCCTCCTCGCGACGAGACCTTTTCTTATGTTTTCCGCCAGCAATTGCCGCCGCAATCACATATGAAGTAAGCACATCGGCGATTTTTTCGACAACCATATTGGCCGCCGCCTTTTTCATCTTTTTGTCATCGTGTCGAATAGTCATTGCGACCAATGTTTTAGGTGTAATTCTTTTCCTGGTCGTCTTCGTCACGGGCTCGCTCGACGACGACGACGACGTAACCGTCGATGAATCATCGGATTCTAATTCAGGCACGTCGTCGTGATTGTCGTCACGGTGCTTCTTGTAGGTAGGTACAGCCGACCTACCACCCTTGCCACTCTTGGTATTCTTCTGCTTGATAATAAATGGAGACATTGTCGTTCGTTCCTTCGTTCACCGATACAATCAATCTTGACAGTCAAATCGATTTCAATTTTTTCGTCCGCGTCGGGGCCGCGTCGTCGGGTCCACGTCGGTCCACGTCGGTCCACGTCGGTCCACGTTGGTAGGTGGTTTTAATATTCGAACGTTTATTCTAAACAAAATTGAAAACAATCTAAATATTATAGTAGGTATATAAGAAGACCGAACACAAAGGTTTCAGCACGCGATTTATTCAATAACAATGGCATCATCGGGAGATATTCGAAATTCCAATGTTTCAAAAATCATCGGCATTCAATTTAGTATCATGTCGCCGGAGGAGATTCTGAAAGGGTCTGTTGCGGAAATAACAAATCGCGAAACGTATGTGAACAACAAGCCAGTCATCGGCGGTCTATTTGACCCGAGGATGGGTCCGATTGACCCCGGAGTCATTTGCCCTACGGATGGACTGGATTATATGAAATGCCCCGGATACTTCGGGCACATCAAACTGGCGAGACCTGTGTTCTACTACCAATATCTAGGAACGGTGCTGAAAATCCTGCGTTGCGTTTGTATCAAATGTAGTGCGCTGCGAATCAGCAAATCCGCGAATAAACAATTGACGGCGATGCCGGCGGATGAGCGATGGGCGCATGTATTCCGCATCGCCAGCAAGATTAAGCGTTGCGGTGAAGATACCGAGACGGGGTGCGGTTGTCTCCAGCCAAAGAGGATTACAATGAAGGCGGGCCTCGGGAAGATTTACGCGGAATGGGACAACGTCAAAGGTGTGCTCGAAGAGACGACGGCGGGGGCGATTGCGGGGAGTGCGGCCGAGTCGGATAAGGATGGTTCGCTCTCAATGAAACTGACACCCGAAATCGTGATCAAAATCTTCCGCAGAATCAGCGATGAGGATGTAGAGTTTATGGGATTTAGCCCGGTGTTTTCGCGTCCGGACTGGATGGTTTGCCAGGTTCTCGCAATCCCGCCGCCAGCCGTGCGGCCTTCTGTGAAAATGGACGGGTCGCAGCGGAGCGAGGATGACATCACCCACATCATCGTGAATATTATCAAGGCGAATACGACGCTACTCGACAAAATCAACGAGGGGGCGCCGGCGAATGTCATCGACGGATGGCATATGATGCTTCAATATTATGTCGCGACACAGGTCAATAACAATATTCCGGGGTGCGCGCCTGTCGCACAGAGGTCGGGTCGTCCGCTGAAATCCATCCAGGAACGCCTGAACGGGAAGATGGGTCGTGTTCGCGGCAACTTGATGGGAAAACGTGTGGATTTCTCGGCGCGTTCGGTGATTACGCCTGACCCAAATCTTTCGATTCGCGAGCTCGGTATTCCGCTCAAAATCGCGAAGAATATTACGAAGCCGGTGGTGGTGAACGACCGGAACAAGAAGTTCCTGCTTCGGTTGGTGCGTGCGGGCCCGGATGAGTATCCCGGCTCGAAAATCCTGGAGCGGAAGACGGGTGAATCGATTTCGCTTCGTTATGCTGACCGTGCGAATATTATGCTGAATAATGGCGACATCGTTCACCGTCATATGATGGACGGCGACGCCATCCTCTTCAATCGTCAGCCGACACTTCACAGGATGAGTATGATGTGTCACATTGCGCGTGTGATGTATCAGGGTGATACGTTTCGTATGAACGTGGGTTGTACGAAACCTTATAATGCAGATTTTGATGGAGATGAAATGAACCTTCACATGCCACAGGACGACGAATCAGAAATTGAGTTGCGTCACCTGGCGGCGGTTCCATACCAGCTCATTAGCCCCGCGAACAATAACTCGATTATCGGCGTCTTTCAGGACTCGCTGATTGGGTCGTATTTGTTTACGCGGGAAAATATCAAATTTACGCCGAGGGAGGCGATGAATCTGCTCGCGGCCTACCCCCGCGTCAATGAAACGCTATTCAAGAGCGGCGAGGATGTCAGCAATTTCGATGTCCTCTCGCAAATATTGCCGCCCTTGACGCTGAAATACAAGAAGAAGGCGTTCGGTGAGAAGAACCCCAATGAAGACTACGCGACGTCGAACAATGTCGTTGAAATCCGGAACGGGCGAATGATGCGCGGTCAAATCGACAAGAGCGTCCTCGGTGGCGGTGGCGTCGGTCTCATCCAGCGTGTCTGTAACGATTTCGGGAATATCGCCGCGGCGGATTTCATCGACGGGCTCCAGAATATTATAACTGAATATATGAAGTCGCACGCGTATAGTGTTGGCATCAGCGACCTTATTGCGAATAAGACGACCAATACGCAAATCGTGGATGTCATCACGAAGAAGAAGACGGAGGTGAAGAACCTTATCGACCAGGTCCATCTGGGGATTTTCGAGAACAAGACGGGGAAGTCGAATGAGGCGGAGTTCGAGGCAAAGGTGTCGAATATTCTAAATACTGCGACGAGCGAGGCGGGTGGTATCGGAACGAAGAGTCTGAACTCGTCGAACCGATTCATCGGGCTCGTGCTTTCGGGGTCGAAGGGTAGCGACTTGAATATCTCGCAGATGATTTCGTGCCTCGGACAACAGGCGATTGAAGGCAAGCGTATCTCCTACGGATTTGACAGCAGGACGTTGCCGCACTTCAACAAGTTCGATGACGGACCTCTGGCGCGCGGGTTCATCGAAAGTTCGTTTATTTCGGGATTGTCGCCGGAGGAGTTGTTCTTCCACGCGATGGGTGGTCGTATTGGGTTGATTGACACGGCGGTCAAATCCGTGACATGGGAAACGCCGATTATCGTCGTAGAAAATGAAGTCCCCAAATATGTTAAGATTGGTGAGTGGATTGACGCACACCTAGCGGTAGAATCCACTGCGAATAAGATTCAGTATATGACCGAACAGAATATGGAATACCTGGAATTGACGCATCCGATTAAAATTGTTACGATGGATTATGATGGAAATGTATCGTGGGAGACAATCACGGCGGTCACACGTCACGACCCGGGCGAGAAGCTGTTTAAAATCAAAACCAAGGCGGGGCGTTATGTGACAGTCACCGCGAATAAGTCGCTTCTTGTTTGGAATGAAGAGCTTCAGCAGTTCCGCGAGAAATACACGGAAGAAATCAAGGTCGGTGACTTCGTTCCTGTTGCGAAGAATGTGTGCGATTACAGCGCGGATGGCGAATCTTCGATTATGGTGATACCAATGGAAAAATACTTACCAAAGACCAAATATGTATACGGATCTGAAATGTGTAAAGCTGTAGATTTGATGAAAGACGCAATGGGTGATAATAGGTCGAAGATTCCGGCTAACTGGTGGAATGAAAATAATAACAATACATTTGTGCTTCCTTATCCTAGCAAGGCACGTCTCCAGCGAGCAGTTGTTCGTTCAAATATCGAAAATATATCACATAACTGTGTGTATTCATACAACGGAACAAGACAGCATTCAACTATTCCCGAAACATTTGAAATGACGTTTGAAAATGGTGTGTTTATCGGGTTGTTTATCGCGGAAGGAAATATTCACAGTTCTCACATTACTATCACAAATAACGACGAAACCATTCGGTCATTTGTCAAAGATTGGTTTTCCAAGTTCAATATTAAATGGGTCGAAAAATCTAGGACAAACAAAGCCAACGGCACTACTACGACAGTTGTTGGAGCATCTTCTATTATGGCTGAATTCATTACTAAATTAGTTGGACACGGAGCCGAACACAAGCACGTTCCAAATGAGGCATATATTTCAAACATTGAGTTTGTTAAGGGAATATTGAGCGGTTATATTTCAGGAGACGGTCATATTTCACCTAATTCAATTAATTCGTCATCTTGTAGCGAACGACTGACTGAAGATATTGCGTTCCTGTGTTCGAGATTGGGTGCTTACGCAAAGATATCAAAATCACAGCTCACTAAAAATAACCTTGGAACAACGAATATTAAACCAGCGTATCGTTTGTCAATCCGCGCGTTCAATGGACAGCGATTCTCCGAACAAATCACTCTTCTTCATCCGGAGAAGAATCGTAAAATGAAATCCATCGTATGGACCGACAAACTCGACGCGGTCCGCACCCTCAATGACGTAATCCTCGACGAAATCGTTGAAATGACGATGGTGGACCCCGCACTCCACCCCAAGATGTATGATTTGACGATTCCAACGACACTCAATTTCGGTCTCGCCAACGGCCTTCAAGTCCGTGATACATCCCAAACCGGATATATTCAGCGTCGTCTCATCAAGGGAATGGAAGATCTCAAAGTCGAATACGATATGACCGTCCGCAACGGCAAACAACGCATCATCCAATTCACCTACGGTGACGACGGTATCGACACGATTAAGGTAGAGAATCAGTCGTTACCACTGGTCGCGATGAGTTTGGACGAAATCTACGCCCACTTTCATATGCCACTCGACAATTCTAGCGAGACCGAGCAGAGTTCCATCACCGCATTCACGAAGACGGCCTACGCGAAGATGAAGAAGGAGAAGGCGACGACAACGAAGAAAATCCACGACCTCATCGACTATATGATTGAAATGCGCGACCTGATTATTGAGCAAGTATTCAACCGCCTGGATAACAAGAACGTCCAGATGCCCGTATCGTTTACGCACATTATCAATAACGTCCAAGCCCAGCAACAAATCAACCAGAATTCGATGGTGGACCTGACGCCCATCGAGGCGATGGATATGATTTCCGCCGCATTCCGCCAACTCGAGAATATCTTCTACGCACCGCCGACACTGCTCTTCAAGGTGATGTATTACTACTACCTGTCGCCGAAGGAGATTCTGCTCGTGAAGCGGTTCAATCGTAGCGCACTTACCATCCTGTTGAGTGTCATCAATTTACAATATAAGCGGTCGATTGTCGCACCGGGCGAGATGGTGGGAATGGTGTCGGCGCAAAGTATCGGTGAACCGACCACACAGCTGACACTGAACACGTTTCATTCTGCGGGTGTTGCGTCGAAATCCAACGCCACGCGTGGTGTGCCGCGTATTGAAGAAATCCTGTCGCTGTCTGAAAACCCGAAGAATCCGTCGATTACAATTTATTTCAAGGAGGATGATGAAGGCACACCGGAACGTGTCCAGGAGTTTATCCCGATGATTGAGCATACGAAGTTGTCTGAAGTGGTAGAGACGGTGGAAGTGTGCTTTGACCCGGATGACCTGAATACTCTGGTAGAACAAGACCGCGCGGTGATGTCGCAATATCAGGAATTCGAGAAACTGATTGAAGAATGTGTGCGTGATTCGGTGTCGGTGGCGACGACGGGTGTGCCGGATGTTCCGGGTGGCGGCGGCGGCGGCGGCAGTGGTGGTGCTACGGGAGCAGCGGCGGCGGCGGCGGCCAATGCCTCGAAATCAAAATGGATTATCCGAATCAAAATCGACGCGGAGGCGATGTTGGATAAGAAACTGACGATGGATGATATCCACTTTGCCATCAAAAACAGTTACGGGAATGAAGTGTCGTGCGCGTTTTCGGATTATAATGACGACCACCTCGTCTTCCGCCTGCGTATGGAGAATATCGCACAGAGCAAGAAGTCGGGCGGTGGCGCAGGCGGTAACAAACAGAACCCACTGGACCAATCTGACCACATCTATATGATTAAATCATTCCAAGACCAGTTGTTGAATAATATCGTGCTTCGCGGTGTGAAGGGGATCAAGAAGGTGATGGTGCGTAAAATCAAGAATACATTGGTGAAGTCGGAGGGCGTGTATACAAAGAAGGACAGCTGGGTGCTTGATACCATGGGGACGAATCTGGTTCATATGCTCGGGTTGGATTATATCGATACGAAGCGCACTGTCAGCAACGATATTCAGGAAGTGTATCGCGTATTCGGAATTGAGGCTGCGCGCCAGGCTATATTTAATGAACTCGCGGAAGTGTTTGATGATTCGCCGATTAACTATCACCACGTGTCTCTCCTGTGTGACCGTATGACGGTATCTTCATCGATGATATCTATATTTAGACACGGAATCAACAGCGACGATATCGGCCCGCTGGCGAAGGCGTCGTTTGAAGAGACGCCGGAGATGTTCTTGAAGGCGGCGCGCCATGCGGAGCTGGACCCGATGCGTGGTATTTCCGCCAATGTGATGTGCGGCCAAGAAGGGTATTATGGGACAAGTGCGTTTCAGGTGCTCGTGAATATGGACGAAATGATGAAACAGGAAACAGTAGAGTATCGCCACGTGGACGCGAATGAAGAGATTGAGGACGCATTCAAGGCGAATGCGTCGGTCGGGTTGGATACAGACAAGTGCGGTATTCCGAAACTGGCGATACAGTCGTGCGTGGATAATGTGAAGAAGGTGCGTCTCGGTAAGATGGACGATGATTACGATATCGGGTTTTGAAGAGGCGAATGGGATGTAATGTAATGTAATGTAATGTAAATGTAAATGTAAATGTAAATAAATATAATAAACGTAATACGCGTATTTTTATTATATTATTATTCTCACACGCAATGGACGCTGAAATGAAAGTCATCCCTTATACCGCGACGACACTAGCGGTCGTTGGTAGATTTATTTTTATGTTCCTTCTATGGAAAAACAAGAGCACAAATAGTCTGTCGCTTCTATTCTGTTTATTGAGTATTTGTTCTTCCGGGATGTGGATTTATTATAGTGTGTCAAAATCCGAAGTACCTATGTTGGTTCGCAGTATTATTGAGATTGCGTTATTATCGGTATCATCTGGGTATATTGTATATAATAAGGTGCGTGAGCGCCGTCGGTTGACGCATATGGTATTACCTATCTAGGGTTTGCGGTGTCTTCGGCTAGTGCGTTTACTACGACGACTGCGACGACTGCGACGACTGCGGCTACTGCGTTTACTTCGTCGTTTCGTTTTTCTTCCACGTCCGCGTCCACGTCCGCGTTTTCCGCCAAAAGAAGGTATATCACCTGTAGCCAGATTTTCAACACCGCCGGATGGGTTGTTCGCCATTGCCAACAACTTGCCAGCAACACCGTCAGTTGGGTCTTTTAATGCGGGTATACAATTAAATGGCGGATTTATCGGGTCTTTAATCGGGTCAAATTGATAATCGATTTTATACCCTCCAATACATATCGGGTCTCCGCCATCTGGGTTTTCCATCGGTAATGGATTTCCATCTTTATCAAGAGGCGGTTTATCCTGACCGCCACCTTCCCCGTCGCCATCCATTCCATTAGCCTTTCCAGATTTATTGTTGTCATTATTGTTATTGTTATTGTTATTGTTATTGTTATTGTTATTGTTATTGTTATTGTTATGTTTATTCTTATCTACAGACGCATTTTTGGGTTCAGGCGGACCCGGCATTCTAAATGAATGAATAAATATTTATTATATTACAATGATAATAAATATATGGTAAAACAAGACTCGTATATCAAATCAGAATCGCGTTTGCTCTCTTTATAATAGAGATTTATAAACGCGTCGTCACAACAATATACGATTTCCGGAACAGAATATTATACTGGCGAACTATTTAGTTCGCAATAGGGATGGTCTGGCCTCATCCGCCGCTTTGGATGGCACGGCGGCTGCCACGACCACGACCGCGACCGCGGCGGATACGACGGGTAATAGGAGCACCACAAGCGGGGCATTTACGGCGCCTAGACGCGCCGCCGGTGGAATTGCGGGAGGAGGAAGAAGAAGAACGCATATTATATACAGTAATTGTTATATATAATAATAAGTATTTTAAATTTTATATGTAAAACAAAGAAAAATGCTCCTTACGGGGTTCGAACCCGTGACCGTGGGCACATAAGACCCAAATTCTACCGACTGAACTAAAAGAGCGTAACCAGTGCGGAATACTAGCACATCTGTGTTCATATCCATATAACTAACAGAACTTATTTTTAAGTTCTTTTCTCTTACTATTATTGGCGTATTCTATTATACTTTCTTGCGAATGCGGCGACGTTTCGTTCCACCTCCACCTTGACCTTGACCTGGGGGTCTCGTCATAGGTTGAAATAATTCATACCCATTTTGGATTGATAGGATATACATGCCACCCAAAGCTACATATCCTTTTGCGATATTTTGATTTACTTCTTGTGCCAAACCTGCTGTGTCAATGGGCGAAGTATTGCTAACCCTCGAATGAGCTATAATATAATCGGGTTCTGCGGCCATATTTCTAAATGTGTTATAAATTATAATAATATTATAATAATAATAATAATAATAATAATAAAATAATATAAACACGAATGTTTATATGATTTTGAATGAATGAATGAATGAATGCCTCCTGAGGGGTTTGAACCGACGACCTCCGGGTTATGAGCCCGGCGCTCTGCCACTGAGCTAAGGATGTAAAATGAATACCGGTGACCCGTTTCGATCAGGTGTCCTCGGAGTTATGAGCCCCGCGCGCTTCCTCTGCGCCACACCGGTAAAATACGAAGTCGCGACTTGCGACTCACGTTGTGCTGCGTTTATAGCGTCCAGCTTGACAAATGCCACCTGTAGGTATCGATCCTACACCGTCCTTGTAATGAATAAGAAAATAACCATCCGACTATCGGACCGATGATGATGAGTCATCAGTAAAGTAGGTGTCGGACGATAAAACGTCCGCCGTGGAAGTGGCTTAAAATGATTGTGTCTATGTGAAGACGTTCCACTTCTGTAAAGTGGAAGAAAGACCCGAATTGGGTTACTACCGCCTGTGGGTTTTGATCCGACGACCTCCAAGTTATGAGCCTGGCGCTCTGCCCCTGAGCTAAGGCGGTAAATGTTGCTGCGTTTATAGCGTCCAGCTTGACAATACCGGTGACCCGTTTCGATCAGGTGTCCTCGGAGTTATGAGCCCCGCGCGCTTCCGCTGCGCCACACCGGTAAAATAATGATGTTGTTGTTGACAGTGAGTTTCGATCTCACGACATTCCGAATAAATTGTCAGAATTCTTCCGCTGATATATGCCCAACACCAGCTGCGTTTTATGTCCAGCTTGACAAGCCATTTCTTCAAAACGGCTAAAAGACCCCGGGGGTAATACCGGCGGTAGGTTTCGATCCTACGACTTCCCGCTTATAAGGCGATAATCATTCGTAGATCGGACCACATCCTTACGGAAGTAGTAAAAGGGGTAACAAACGACGTGTTTAGGCGCTCTTCCGCTGAGCTACACCGGTATTATAAAATCTGCGTCGACACACATATATTCCTAAATTTCAATACAATAATGATTCAATAAATTAACGATAATCATCACATAGCGGACCTATACGCCAGAAAACTGGATTGGGTCAATAAGGTTGTGACGAAGGGGGGGGTTTGAATCATAATTGTAACAAAATTCGGAAACACGCGTATCTGGACAGGATGAAAAAATGGATGGACCACCTTCTCATACTATTGTGAGATAATATCTTTAAGTCCTTTTACGCGGATTCGTCCGCCGCCGTCGTCGCCGCCGTTTCCCTAAATATTAGGATATGATTTTTCCTTTATGTTCTATTCTATACTATCCGTCCGTCATTCCACCAAATCCTCTAACACCTTTTTCGCGCGACACACCCTAAACTTATGATACCATCGTTTTGAAATCAGCGGACATACTTCTATTTTCACGAGTTTGAAACTTGTATCCACCAACCCGAACGCCATTTGTTCTTCCTCCCCGTCCAGCGTAAGGCAAAACACCGACTTCAAAATGAAATGGAGGAGAAGCATAACGTGTTCTCGAGAGACTGCGAATTTAAACACCTCACCATTATTGATGTTGTTAAATGAATGAATGATAAAATATACGAGCTGGATGAATTGGGGCGCGTCATTGATATCGATTTTACCGTCGGCGAGGATTTTTTTGAAACCGGCTTCCAGTATATAATTCAATTTATCGCGCACACCTTCTACGCAGACGTAGCGCTTGATGCTTTCCAGTTGAACGCGGTCGAGTTCGTCCTTGAATTCATCGAAGATTCGCTCGATTTGGTTTATGGCTAAAGCCGGATTGTTGAGAATCGGTTTGAGTTTGGTCCGAAGGGACGGAATTGTGAATATCAAATTAAACGCGATATCTTTGACGAAATTGAATAGTGACGCTTTCGTCTTTTTTACCTCTGGGTCGTCGTCATCATAATCGATACTTGTGTCTTTGTATTCATCCTCGACCATGACGGTCGTTGGTTTGTGCTTACTGGGACGAAGCATCCGCGCAGACGACGATGAATGACGCGGTTCGTGTATTGATTTCAGGTGGGCGGTGTTTGCGTGTGCGTGCGGGTTCGCGTGCGTGCGGGTGTTTGTCGTGGTGCTGGATGATATATCGGTGATTCGTGTAGATACAGTTGTTGGCGATTTTACAGACGCAGGCGTGGGGTTACGCATCACGTCGACAAATGCGGAATTATTAATGTTTTGAATAAACGCAGCAGGATGTTGTTTTTGAGCGGGTGAGGCTGCTGGTGCTGGTGCTGGTGCTGGTGCTGGCGCGGGAGGAGCGGGGGCTGGTGCTGGTGCTGGTGCTGGTGGGAGCGTGGGAGGAGCTGGTGCGGGAACAGGTATGTCAAACACAACGTCCGGTATGTCAAATACATCGTTCGACATAGGTATCTCTGTAACTACGACTTCAACCCCACCAGTGCTTTTATTTAATCTAACGATATCCGCGGTGACTGTAGACATTTCTTGTATAATATTGTCATTTTATTTTGGATTATTGGATTATTCTTCTAGTTCTGCGCCTCGCATCATTGCCTCCGGCTCCAGGGGCGGCACAGGCACAGGCACAGGCGCCGGCGCGTCTGTTTCACGCAGTACCAGCTTTTGTCCCTTCGTTTTCACATTGGTGATTTTAAAGTCCGATATATACTGTTCGAGAGATTTCGGCTCATCCAATTCACGCACTATCATTTCACGAAGTCCGTCGGTCAGATAATCCATCGGGATTTTCAACACGGATGTTTCGTCATCCAGTTTCTTTTCAATCAGACCATACCGAGAGATTACGTCTTGTGTGACGCCAAATTGGTGAATAAAGAAGTAACTCTCGAGAGATTCATTCCCATATAATACCATCACATTCCGCCCGTTTTCGATGAGTAGGGATTGGGAAACAAACGCAACTGGGATTTTGAAATATAACGCTAAAATCCAAATATCCACATTTGTCAAAAAATAGTTCTGGCTTTGGATAATTTGCGATAATGTCGCACGACCCGCTGTTATCAGCTCAGCATATCGTTTCATTCCATATCCGTTTAAGATGCGCGTTATTTTCTTGTCAAACGTCGGTGTGCGCGAGAGCTTGCCGTATTCTGATACTAAAATCTCCTTTATTTTGGCGATAGTCATACCGCCGAGTTGGTCGACATGTTGGTGCTGGCAATTGTCGCATACAAAATAATTACACTGGCGACAACCGAACTCGGTTTGGTCTTTGCCGATTGCGGTGCGACATTTCCGACATATATCTGATTCAGGTTCGGGAACGGGACCGGATGCGCTGCTACGTCGCTCTACCTGTTTCATCCGGTTACATGTATGTCCACTCGGGCATTTCGATGCGGTCTGGGCGACAGCCCTCAAAATCGTGAGAATCACGTCGAACGAGCATTCTTCACTTTGATTGGAAAAAAGGATTTCGTAGGTCTGTCCTGCGGGAAAGAACAGTTGTCGCATTTTTTCAGTGACTTTACGTTTGGATACTTCATTACAGAATCCTAGTACGTGGGTTATTTCATTTACTTTAAATCTCTCGACACCTGATTCTAGAAGGGGGTCTAGTGCTGGCTCTGGCCCTGCTGCTGCTCCTGCTTCTGGGCCCGGGCGCTCGCGGTCGAGTTCGCGGTCCAATGCGCGGTCGACATACGATTTCCGATACGTGTTATCATATCTCTGTATTAAAACACCCGTATTCGCATTCGGATTCACTGTATAGAACGAGGTTTGTAACGCATAAGGGTTCGCATCCACCGGGTCCAAATTATCGAAATATTCTTGTGTGATGAGCGATTCCAATAAAATGATTTCATCGTCGTTTAGATTGTATTTGATTTCCTGGAATGTGAGGTATTTCGCGGGCTCAAACATAAACAGTTTCACGCGCTCATAACGTATCATTTCGTCGGATAATTTGCCGAAATACGCGATTTCATTGTCGATATCGGGATACATCAGGTTGCGCTGGGGGAGCAGTAATTTACACAATCCGCCCGCCTCTTTCAGGCAATAGCTCTTATTGCCGCACGTCTTCTCGTGGTCGCCTGAGATACATCCGCTTACTTCTCCCACCATTTTCAGCGTGTCTTTACTGTACCGTATAAATGCCACGTGTTTCACTGTGATGCGTTTCATCAGCGCGATGATTTGCGAGAGCTTGTGCGTATAAATCGTAAACGTCGACGCGATGATTTTCTCGACTTCGTCTTTGACGGAGCGGTTCTCGGGTCGGTTCAATATATTTCGCGCGGTATTCCGGAACACATTATAAAAGTTCGTTTCCAGGCGGATATTACGCACATATCTCTCGCGGGATTTATCGCGAGCGTCATCACCCGCCGTCGCGATGTCTTTATCAGCCTTCAGGTGATTTCCTTCGGTTATCGTCGGCAAATCATCCTCCTGGTTCTGCGTCGGGTCGACATCCACATTCACTTGGATAAACTGGTTTGTTTCGGTGATGACACCGACGACGAGCCCGTCTTCTACGATTTTCACTTTTGGACGACAATTGACGGTCTGTTTCGTCATTTTTTTCACATTGTCGGCGACCATATGTAAGAATTCGACCGTTTCGTGGTAGCTGTTACGCCATAAATCATCATTGTCCATCATTACGACACTGTATTCGTAGCCTGCGGGCGTACCCGCCGTGCCCGCCGTATGTATCAACGGCGCAGATACCGCCGTCGGTATAACACCCGTCATGATTTTCCGCGTGGTCGGAACAACGGTCTTCGTCTGCCTGAGTTTCGCCGTTGCTATCGAAATATCGAGCCCGATGACTTTGCCGTTATAATTGACAACTTGCGACTTGATGGTAAATCCTGCGTCTGTGAGCAACTTGGCGACCTGTTTCGCCGGCTTATTCATTGCGTATTTATACTGACGCGGCTGACTCGCATGAAGACGGCAGTATGTGAAATAAATGTCGCGGATGTTCTCGATAGCGTGCTTTATCTTCGGCATAATCGTCTTGCTTTTGATGGCGAATCGCCCAAGGACATTGAATTTACCGTTCGACTTACTTTCAAACAAATAAATCGGCTCATAATACTTGTCGCGTTTCATAACGATAATTGTCTTCTTATTCGCGTCGAATACCTCCCCTGAATACGCGTTGGTGGGGCAAATCACCTGGACGTTATTGGTGATATCATCATCCGGTATATGTAATAAAATCAGATTGTTCCCGTTCTTGAATAATCGGTCGTTGGGTTGCGATATGATATCCCACAAATACGTATGGTCGATGACTACATGGTCATCGTCCAAATAACTGATGAAGCCCTCATACGCGTTACATATTCTACGGAACAATTCCGGGGTGAACTGCCGGTATATCTGCGCGGTCTGGTATTTCATCGTATCGGATTCGCGCAATTCGCGCATTTTATTGAAAAATACATCCACGAGTGTGCCGTTCTGTAAGGTTATGAAACGGTCAATGTCGAGAGATTCGATAATGATTCGCCGCATGTCGCGGATGGTGGGGACGGTATCCCCGGTACCTGCTACCGCCGCCGCCGCCCCCCCGTTTGTGGCTGGTGCTACGGGGGTGGCGGCGCCGGCCGCATACGCCCGGGGTGTCATTGCTACCGGCGTTTCATCCTCGGAATGATACCCTTCTTCTACTTCTTCTTCGCCGGATGGATTGGTAGTGGTGGCTGTGGCGGGCACGCGAGACGCCGGTACTCCTGATGCGCCTCCGCCTGCGCCGCTTCTTATCTGCGCAGATTGTTTATTGATATTTTCGGTGATTGATTTCGAAATCATCTCTTTTAATGACAATCCGCCTCCGGCGACTGCCCCTGATATTATTTCACCAATGCCTTTATGTGGGCCGCCGGATAGAGGTGCCTGTGCCTGTACCTGTACCTGTGCCTGTGCCTGTGCCTGTGCCGTTGTTTTGGTAGTGCCGATACTTTCTTTATAATAATAAGCTACTGCCGATAAAAATGATTGTTTGTCGTTTGTTTCAACACCGCGGCGTAAGAGACACGGAGTATCTTTCTTGATGGCGGTATTTTTCAGACTTACCTGGCAATTACGACTATCAGAGAATAAAAACTTCTGGATTGGAACCGGTAAATATCCCCAACGATTATTATCAAGCGGGAATTTATCTGAACTTAAAATCCGGTCATCTTTCATTTCGGTGATTTTGGCGATTTCGGGGGGAGCGGACGCCAACGCCGACGCGGACGCCGACGCGGACAGACCCGTCGTCAATATACGCGATTCTTCTTCTTCTCCCGCCAGCGCGTCCTTTATACGGATTTCTTCGTGTTGTTTCATCTCACATTCTTGCCTGCGTGCGGTTTGAGACGGTTTATCCCATTGCGCGAAACAACAGGGCACACACAATCCTTTCGGGTGTGCGTCCTTTTTCAGGAACCCAGGATAATGTTGTTTGTAATTTCCCTTTTCGTCTATATGATATTTATCATCCGTAAATTCGAATATACTTGCGCCAGCGGGCACCTTCTTCGCCTTCTGCGGGATGACTTTCCCATATTTCCCCGATTGGACCTCTTCCTCCGTCAAACTGGTATTATGCTTTAAACTCCAATATCTCGGACATATATAATGATACTGCTTGCTTTGGTCTGACCCGTATGTTATACTTTGCGAATATGAATTGGGGTGGTCGCGGTCAATTCGCGCCTTTTCTTCGCTGGTTAAAATAACCGGTTGGCGGCGGACATTCCACGGGCAACTTCGTGAATATGCGTTGAATTTACCCGCATCCTCATTCAGGTGGATAATCGGGTCGCGTTCTTGGATACGTTTTGAAAAGGGGTTTGGATTGGCTAATTCTAGACCGGTGATGTCGGATAAACTCTCGTCGACAGCGGACGCCGCACCCGCCGCACTGGCACCGGCACCGGCACCGGCACCGGAAGGACGAGCTTTCGCGGCACCACCCGCTCCACCAAATTGGTCGCCCGCGCCTTCGCCTTCGTCGTCGTCGCCCGCACCTTCGCCTTCGTCTTCGTCTTCGTCGTCATCCTGTAATAACGCAAACAAATCGATTCCTTCGCTTTCGCCGCCAGCAGCAGCACTACCGCCACCACCTGCCTCCTCGGCCTCGAATCCAAATACTAATTTCTCCCCGATGATTGTGGATGTTACACTTTCCGAAATCGGTTTTCGAGATAATGATACAATTTCGCTCATTGTTTCAATCGATTCTTCTTTATCGGATGGATTGATGTCGCGTAATACGGCTTCCGGGCGCGCATCATCGATGAAATCACCTAATTCGTCGCCACCTTCGGCAGCGATACCAGCCGACGCCGACGCCGACACCGCCGCCGCATCCTTGGATTTCTTTCCTCCGGGCGGTGCAGATGTGTCGGCCGCCGCCCCCGTCGTATCGGGTCGACATAACTGGCTTATTTGCTCATAAGGAATATCGGTTGTATTCGGGTCCTGATATACTCGAATAATCGAATCGATATAAATATGTAATGCGGGCAGGAATAAGATATTGTTGATATTGGAGACCTCGATTGTGATAATGTTATTGAATTGTCCCTTCGTGATTTTGGTCAGGAAACCAGGATTGTTCTTGATACGGATACTTCCGCCGCGATAACGCGACATTTGTTGTGTTTGTATCGTCGATAGAAGCGTAGCTATTTTCATCCGCGCATCTTCTTCCGACATCATATAATTATCACGGAGTCCGTCGATAATCTCTCGGTCGGTGTGTCTCTTATTCAACATTTCGATGATATACGCTTCTTGGCTCGTCATATCGTTATAGTTGCTGACACGCTTGTATCGGAGAACAATCCCCTTCCTCAGCGACCCTTCGATTTCATTGAACGCACTGGAGATACACTTAATCATCGATTTGATTTCAATATTACGTGTAATCGGCAACTGGGCGAAATATTCTACATTGATGAGGTCGATATTCTCATGGGTGAATTTAGAAAATAGGTTCATTTGAAACCCGCTCTGTTCGACGTATTCTTTTACGACCCGCATGACCGGATTCACAGTGGCTTTAATGATATCCTCCATTTCGTCGGTAGTAAACGAGAATTTCACGAATAGTTTCACGTAGACCGAGCCATCCGCGTCAAACTCGCAGATAATCGGGATGGGTAAATGCGTGGCTTTATGGTCGGGTATCGCCGGGTTCGAATAGGTATACTGGATGAGTATCGCGACCCCCTTTTTACGCGCGGTTGTTTTAATAAGACGGAATATATCGCCTTTTGGTAGATAGGGGATTTTACGGCCGCTTTTGCTGACACCGGAAATAAATAGCTTGTAGATGTTATCCATTTTCTTGCCCGGGTTGTACTTAATAAAGGGTATGTATTCAGAGCAATGGATTATCTTGAATATCGCGTCTAACGAGAGATTGTATTTCGCGTTCTGGTGGATATGAAACTCGACACCGCGGATGCCGTTATCTGTATACGCATGGTCGCGGGTGCGCTTCTCGTAAATATCGTATAATAACTTGATATTCGCCGTCTGGCGCATAAATCTCTCGTTGAGTATCTTTCGGTCCGCGTCGACGAGCTTTAACCGGTGGAGTAATAATGTATTATGGGAATGAATGGTCGAGAGATCGGCTTCCCCGGCCGCTTCGGCGGACCCCATCTCGAGAGATAACCGCCGCGTCTCGTCGCGATACACGGCTAAATATGGGAAATATAATTGGATGATGTAATTCTCGGTGATGAGACGAAGGGGGGGTGCGCCGGCGCCGGCGGCGGCAGGGATCCCCAATTCTTCCAATCTTCGCGGGTCTTCGAGAGATTTCGCATACTGTAATACATCTTCCGCCGTCACGAGATAGATGGTATTGTGTAAAAATACACCGAGGTCAATAAGCACCGTTTTATTCGTAGTGTTGATGATTTCGCCGGCGTGAGCCTCTAAAAAGGGGTCGATGTATATCGCGTCGAATGGGTTTATCGCGTATGGATACCCATCGGATACCGTGCTTAATTCTTGACCTAATACTACATTTATGAAACGGGGTTTTCCTTCCAATTTTAAGTTCAATATATTCGTATAACTATAATTCCCTTCGGTGCCGCCGCTGCCCTGGCTGCCGCCGGATGGTGCGCCTAGTTTCGTGAAATCGGCCAATTCTGCGCCGCTGCCGCCGCCGTCGCCACCGCCGTAATTAACGGATTCTCTCGGATGGTTGTCGATATTCAGGAGGAAATTCTGGATTCGCACCGGCGTTATTTCCAGTTTTCCGTTGGATGTGACTTGGTCGTAGCATATCTGGCTCGTGATGTTTCGGGCTTGCTTACAGAATAAATACAACTCTGGATAAGAAAGCCCCACCTTCTCACGTGTGAGATACAGGAACTTCTTTTTGATGGTCTCGATGGAGTCGTCGGGGTAGATTCTCTCGGGGAGGAAGACGACCTTGATTTCGTTATGGAGAATCGACTGGAGCTCGTAATCACTAAATATTGTTTTGAAGAATGGGTTTTCTCGCTCTTGGATGAATAAATCATTGATATTTACGACACCACCTTCATCGGTGAGAAACTCGACGTTCCCGTAAAATACGTATAGAATGTTGTATTCCGTGGATGATGATGCTACCGCTGCCGCCGCTGCCGCCGCTGCGCCGCCGCCACCACTGTCGCCGCCAGGCGGTCGTTCTTTTATTCCAGTAGGCGACCGTATATGACAGATCTTATAAATTGGGATCGTCCTTTCCATGACTGTCTATTATATGAATATAATATTATATCATTTATGCGGTATTAATGTAATGAATGTAATGAATGTAATGAAATGAAATGAATGTATAATAAACAGTTGTGTATATTATATATTATTGTCGAATCAAAATGACTCGTGCGACCGAATTCAAAATGATTGTTGCGGTTTGTCGCGGTGGCGGTATCGGATTTGAAGGCCAACTACCGTGGCCTAAACTCGCACGTGACATGCGGTTTTTCGCGGAAATGACGTCGTCGACCGTGTTTCCTTATAATAGCGCGGTGGTGATGGGACGTAGGACATGGGAGAGTATCCCTGCTTCGGTGCGACCGTTGAAATTCCGCGACAATTTCGTGGTGTCGGCGTTACACGACACGGCCGCGGTAGACACGGACCCGACAGGCGCGACGGGTGTCACAATTCTCAAAAATCTCTCGGAAATCCACGAGCACGCCAAGAATTACGATGTGGTCTGGTTTATTGGTGGTGCGTCCATCTACGAACAAGTTCTTGCGTCGCCAGAGTCGTTCTCTGTCACTGATATTTATATCACATTCGTGGATGAAACATACGAACACGATACGGCGTTTCCCTTGATGTATCAATACGAAAGTATCGAAGAATGGGAGGCGCTTCAGAACAACCCGATGAACCGCGCGATTTGGTGCTGGACAGACGCCGACTCCGTCCCGAAGTATGTGTCTTTTTTCAATCACCGGTCACCAGCCACAAACATATTGTATGAGATCACGGATGTAGACCGGGATATTGTATCGAGTATAACACGGACGACGGATATTAGGGGCATACAGGATCGACGATTGCCGGATACGCGGTTCCTTTGTGCGTGCGTTCGGCCGCACACCGCCGTGCATAATGCGCAATAACTGTTGCGCGCGTCCGGCCGCGAACTACCGATTAGAGTGCGTCCGGCCGCACACCGCCGTGCATAATGCGCAATAATGTTGCGCGCGTCCGGCCGCGAACCACCGGCATAATGCGCAATAACGGGACAGTAATGCGCCATTGATGCCCCTTGTTATCGGCGGGACGCGACCGTGCCGTGCGGCGGAACGCACAGCTAATTATCGAAATGCGGGTTATCATTAATCGTCATCCCGCAATACTCTTTCGGTTTGAGTTTATAGTCTTCCGGCGAGTACACCTTGATTTTCTGGGCCTCGTCGATAAGAAACCGGAAATTGTTCCAGAATTCGTCCTTATGTCCGACGCTTTCCGTCATAATATGACTCAACTCATGAAGCGCGACGAATGTGAGTGTGTTTTCATCGATGAGTTTATTCCCCTTTTTGGTCGTATTCACGCAGAACGCGAGTTTTTCGCCCTTGTTCTCACTATACGCGGTGTATTCGCTAGTAGGGAGCGTCTCACTCACTTTTTCGGGGCGGAAGTTTTTGACTAAACGTTTCACGTTATCGCGGTCTGGGTAGGTCGCCTCCATATGTTTCACGACCGTTTTCATCTTCTGGGTCACGGTGGCGAGAAGGTCGGCGGCGAGCTCCAATTTTGCGCGTTCACGGACGCAGTATTTATTGCCATCGACTTTCGAAACGATACATTTCAGCTGGAATGCGTCGGAATCAAGGTATATTTTAAGGCATATGGCTAGAATAAAAATAATAATGATATACCCGAAAACACTGGTTTTGAACATCGTGGTATTTATATAACGAGAGAATATTATTCGATACAGATAAATCCATTTGTCGTTAGCGGTGGCGGTGGTAGCGGTGGCTGCGGTGGCTGCGTCTTGTATATTTTCTACGAGTGCGGCGGTGACGTGAACGTCGTTTTCGTGACGGACGCTTATTACCGCCACCACCATCCATAATCGCGCATGATGATGATTTTTCCGCGCGAGGGGTTGGTCCCAAGTCAGTCACGCACGCCGGACTTGGATTTGAAGACGGTGGTCTCTGTTGAGCTTCCATTGAATGTTTTTTTTGTAGTTCAGTATCTTCTATTCTCATATGTTCTATTCTGGCAGAACTCGCAAGTGTTTCTGCGTCGGGTATCTGATCGCCACGTTCATCCGTATAGTTTCTACACGATGGGTCAATAAAATATAAACATTTATACCCCATACCCAGTTGAAAAATATTGATTAGTTTATCGATGGTTGTTATTTTGGTTTCACATAATTTATCAAAATCAGCAAGTATCTTGGTTCGTAGACGGTCATCTTTCGCTAATTCCGGATTCGAGTTCCTAACAATCTTTCCGCGCCAAAATTCGCGTCTGGCTTTCCCAAGTATATTTTTTGGCTGAATCTCGATACATTCGTCAGGTATGTGACTTGACGATGATGATCTTTTTCTACTTGCTTGGGCTGTATCATGTATCGATACAACTGTATGAGAATAATCTCTCACATCCGACGATATAATTGGAAATATGCCGTATTCGGGGGTCCATACTATATCTTTGTCGGTGGGTCTGGAACCCATGGAACCCGTGGAACCGGTGGTTCTGGCATACGTACAACGTGAGCGACCTTCCTTGGTACAACATCGACAACATTCGTGGTCGTTCGGTTGAAAATAAAATGTGCGTAATTCCGTTGGATTATAATGTATTTGATATCCTCCTTCATATTTTATATCACAGGCTTCATTCAGTAGTCGTAATGGTGTGGCTACTCTTGCTAATAAATCGTGGTGGTCGTTTTTTGTGAAGTCATCGGATTTCTTCATATGCGCCCGATATACATCATGAATCCGTGTCCCCATCATAAAGTCGTTTGTTTGTCCTTTATGTTCTGGTTTGGTCGAGCGTCCCGTTTCACCTTTGATTCCAGGTCTCCCAACAAGCGATAATACTTCAACATTTTCACAAGTAACCGCGAGACCACGGGTGATTGTTCCGTGGCACTGAAAAAACAACGTCAATGATGATAATGAATCATGTGGAGCGCGGTCTGGTGCTGCTTCACCCATATCAATAATAAAACTGCTATTTTGTATTATTGTTAGATATTTATGTTCGGAAACACCCACTTATCCACCGTCGTCCGCACACAGAACGCGCGGTGGGATAGTATCCCGACGAGAAACAACCCGACGAGAGATTTCCAGAATGCGACATCGAATACGCGGGCGACCAGAAACGCGGCGATGACAGTCGCCGCGACATCAACAATCGCAATATCGAATATCCGGTAGGCGTGAGCACCTTCACCAGGCCGACCAAATATATCCTTGTAACGACAGAGTCCGAGAGATTGTTGTGCGGGCATTATAAGTATTTGAATTTATACATATAACACAGAATACAAATACAGCATTGTATTGTATTCTATAATTCACATTTCCAATCCGGGTCGGGTTTACTTATGAAGTCTGGCGTGTAGTTATAATCCGCGGTTAGTTCCTCGCCGATGTTCAAATCGCGCGCGGCCATAATCCACCATTCGCCGGTGGTTTTATCCGCATGCGGCGAGAGATAGGTATTCGGCAGGATGGTGTTTGCGGGTGCTACACGGCCGGTCGCCGAAATCGTCTTCATCGATGGACAGTGATTTATCTTGCTCCCGATAGGAGTGACTTTCTCGTTTGTATCGACTGCGACGAATAATCGTTCGCCCTTGACACGCGGACGCTTGGTAAAAATACCGATACCCTGGATATGACTCTCGCCGATGGTGAAATCCGGGCTATTCAGAAGACCGTACTGGTAATTCACGAGAGATGGGACGATTAGGAATTTGATGGTGATAATCGACAGCGTAAGAAAGAGGAATAGTGCGAAGATGGTTGAGAGAATGGTTGTCATAGCGTCTGACTATCCAACACTCTTATTCCGTCGTATTTATATTATACACGTATAATCTTCTTGATACGTGTGTAATGAAATGTCTGTCGCTCCTAATAGCTCATCTGTCGCTCCTCTGTCGCTCCTAATCGCCGTTCGCGGGCGAGCGCGACGCCGGTGTGCGGGCGCTCGCACTTTACTGTGACCCAGCGCCCAACTCCAGAGGAGTGCGCATCAGATCGGGAGCAAAGGTGCTCTGGTTCCAAGGGCCGATATTCAACTGGGGGTTAGGAGGCTCGGAACGAAGCTGGAGATTGGCGTTCTTCATCGTGTTGCCGATGGTGTCGATTCCAGTCAAGAACGTTGCGGAAAGGAGGTTCTGGCCTGAGAGGTCACCGCTGCCCGCGGGATTCAAACTGCCCCACTGGTTATTTGTGTCACGGGGAAGAAGGTCAGATGGATTTGCGACGGGCATATTGGTCGCGCCGGCGGGAGGAGCACCACCCTGTCCGGTCATCGCATCCACCGCGGAAAAGCCATTTGCGCCGGTTGTTGCGACGGGAACGGCCTGATGACCAGTAGCAATCTGACGGTTGTTAGCGTCACTCACCAGAGTATCCGACGGGCACGCAAACTTTTGGTCGGAGTAAGTATAGATGGCATACACGAGAACAATCGCACCCAAAAACACAAGGATTTGATTGGATCGAACGGTTCTCTCTAAATCAGACAAAAAACTCATTATTATAATTTAATTGTATATAAAATAAATGATAAAATAAATACTAACGTTTTAAATGTCATCATCGGTCTCTGAATCGAAGTCATCGAAATCGTCTAATAAATAGGATGCCTTAATCTCCTTGGCTTCCAGATAAGCGCGTATTGCTGTCTTTTTGGCTTCTTGTGCCTTCCGTTTTGCGACCTTATACATTTCGTATATGACCTCTTTGTGTTTTTTTAAGGTTACGCTGTTGTTGTTTTGTTTCCATGTCGCGGCCGTGGATGTCGCGGCGGCGCTGGCCGCCAGAGGTGGAACGTCAAATACCGGTTCTTCGGTATCAATGACATCGGATATATTTTTAAAATCAATATCTACTTCGGTACATTCAAAATGCTTTAATGTGCTAGATTCTGGCGATGCTGGTGATGCCATCGAAGCATATTCTAGACTGGATTCGGGGTTTCCGAGAGATTTATCCAAGGTTTCAATGAGTTCTTTCGCGGATATTGTCGTTCCATTGTCATTATTATCCATCGGACGCGATTGTTGGATTTCGGCGTCTTTTCCTAAAGGTTCTGCGATGTTACTACTAATAGACGTATTCGTCGTAATAACACACGTTTCAAATAACGGTAATTCAGGAATCACCAATACTTGCCGTAATATCAGCTCCATCTGAAAGCTCCTTGATGTGAATTTAATCCCATGGAATTCGATGATTGAGATGATATTATGGTGTGCGTTTACATAATCGACCGGTACTATTGAGCGGTTCTCATCGAACACTTTACATAAAAAAGGCTGAATATGTGTCTGTATTCGATTTAATTCTAAATTGACCCGTACTAGATAATTCCCCGTCTTAAATGCGCGTATCGGCGACGTAAACGAGTTTTCAATATCGCTTTTATCGAGCTCTTGTGTGAACCACAGATGCCGTTTCTCGTAAAGTAATTCTATCGACCGTTTTTCTAAATCCGCAATCCATTCAATGAACTCGGCGTCGTGTTCGTTCTCCCCCGTGAATAATATGTCGATATGTGCCTTCTTACCGGCCACAACGACACCTTGCTTTGACAGCGTTTTCGGTGTCTGAATATATAGCGGTTTTTTACTGTCATAATACGCGTATTTTGTTAAATACGAACCACCGGGGATATTGTTAGGCGGTGATAAATGTAGGTGGCTGAATTGAAATGTATCGTTGGGGTGATATACTTCCATATTTAGGCGAAGTTAGGTAGTATGTATACGAATGTAACCCGGTCGTTAAATTAGTATTATGAGGCAATATATTATTCGGTTATGAATTACGCTATAATCAATCAATGGCAAACTCCTAAATCATCGCACCCTTCTGTAACGATAAAATCGCCTAGGTGGGCTAGAAGCATCGGTGCGACAGACTGTGCTGCGTCATTACACATCGCCTGGACGCTCTCTGGTAATACCGAACACACCTTTTCAATATCCGCGGTAACGAAGGCGATTACTTTAGGATTATGTAGGACAGTTTGGTTGAGTCCGTTGGCTAGATATTCGCAGGCGGCGCACTCAAGGGGGTACCGCCCCCCTACGGCGGAAGCTGCGACGCTCGATAGGTGGGGATTGGCGGCGCCAGTGTAGGCGGATTGGTTGTGCTGGGCGGCGGTGTCGTGGGGGTACCGCCCCCCTACGGCGGAAGCTGCGCTCGATATGTTGTTCTGGGCGGTGGCGTTGATGTATTCGGTGGGAATGTCGTTATTGAGTGGCACGATCGCCGCATCCGCGCGTCCAAATGGAAACAATGGGATATTGATTATCGTTTCCGGTAATACAATAAGGCCGAGGCCTAGAAGGAGAATAATCGGGGATATCTTCATTGTGGGGGTCGTATATGTATATTTACCATAAAATATTATAACAATATCACTTACAAAATGTTTTTTTCATTGTTTAATATATAACGTAATAATGCCTTCTCGTTCTCGTTCTCGTTCTAGTAAACAAAATAAGCGCAAGTGCGCCCAGAAGGGAGGCAGTGATGGAACTCCACAAGTCCCCCAAATATCCGAAGCAACTTTAAAGCAGGCCGGTGAAATCGCCCAGAAACTTTTAGGGCAATCTATGCAACAGGGTAACAACAACGCACAAACTGGTGGTAGCGCTTCCGGCGCAGCCCCACAGTCGGGCGCTTCTTCTTCTTCTGCTTCTGCGCCGGTTCAAAACGCGATGGTTGGAGGTGCTGTCGCCGGCGCTGTTGCCGGTGCTGCTGTTGCCGAGGCCGCTGAAACCAAGTCCGCGTTGAATATGTCTCCTCTCGTCGGTGGTGGTCGCAAGCGCAAGCGCCAGAGCAAGAAAGACAGTGAGAGCCAGAGCCAGAGCCAGAGTCAGAACCAGACAGGCGGTATGGTTCCCGGTCTTATGGCCGCCGTTGAGACTGCGCTGGTTCCTTTAGGTCTGTATCTCGGTCAGAAGGCACTTCAGTCACGCAGGTCTGGCAAATCTTTCGCCCGTTCTTTTAATTCCCGCAAATTCTCTCGTAGGAATAGGTCTAGCCGTCGCAGGTAAATCCGCTCGGCTCGGCTCCGCTCGGCTCCGCTCGGCTCCGCTCCGCTTCGTATAATAATATAAACGCAACTGTTTCTATTATTATATTATAATCCATCCGTTTCACACATTCGTTATGAACCCAACCTCTATTCTTACCGCCACCTACGCAACTCCACCAACGCTTGAGAGCAAAATTAAACGCTGGGTAGAGTTAGATAATCATATTAAGGAAAGCGCCGACTCGTTCAAGGATATTCGCACCGAGAAGTCTATCATCCATGACGAGATTATTGAACTCGTTGAAGAAAAGCAGCTCGAAAAAGCGACCGTAAATATATCCGATGGTAAACTGAAGTTCGTCGCTGCGAAACATACCGCACCGCTTACGCTCACATATATCGAGAAATGTCTCGCCGAATTGATAACCAACGGAAAGCAGGTTGAGCAGATTATGGCGTATATTAAGAAAAACCGCGAGTCGAAAACAACGACAGAGATTAAGCGGGTTTATAATGAGAAACCGTCTTCCGCGAAGAAGGGTGACGCTACGGGAGATGACAATGAGGAGACGGAATAAGCGGCTGAACCGGCGGAAAATACACGAAATAATAATACATACTTATTTCAGTAGCAGTGAAATAAGTATTTGAACAACAATGTCATCTAAAATCAGTCCATTTTTCAATCCAGCAGAGCATTTGGTTTTTCATCAAGATAAAGAAGGAAATATGATGGGGGGGGGATATCGTGTGAATAATTTGCTTTATCAACATAAGATGCCGTTGTTTGTTTCTGTTGGCGCGGGGGCGGGCGCACAGACTGGCGGCGCCGCCGCCGACGGTGGTAGTGAGCCGCATTTCATCCCCGATAAATTCAGTGACCTCTTTCGCGATTTAGCGGTTCCTGCTGGGTTGTTTATGATGCCAGCGATGTTCCGGCCGCGCAATTATGCGTTCGAAGTGCCGGAGGCCGATGCCTCGGCCGAGAAGTCACGTGACGACACCGACACCGGCGAGACCGGCGATAGCAGCGACGACGAGAGCGACGACGAGAGCGACGACGAGAGCGATTATAAGACGACAAAACACGCGCCCAATGATATTTTCGATACACTTCTTTCTCTCGTCGAAGCCAAGGAACGTATCCACCATGATGTGAAGACGCGCAGAAACCGAATGTCTGGTGATACGGCTTCGTTAGAAAATAAGAGAAATACAAAGAACAAGAATTCTACAAAACGTCATAGAATGAAATGAAATGGAATGAAATAAACCAGAGATTTTATCTTCATTCGAAAACAGGGCGCATTTACAACGAAATCTCGGTGATTTTCATAAAGGCATCATAATCAGCTTGCAATACTTGAACGTAATCAGTGGATGTTAAAAGTAATTTAATACTTATAATACGAGAGGCAAGCGCACCATTTGTAATAGCTCCAGAAATCGGGAATATTGTACAGCTTCTGGTTCCACCGCCAAGCTCATTTCTAAATCGTTGAACTCTTTTTGCGATTGTAGTTGGTCCGACCGTTATTTGAGATTCAAATAAATCACCATTGTATCCGTCGATGTCATAATATGCTCCATATTCTACAATAATTTTTGAGTTATTGGATTTGGGAGTATATGAATAAGACGCAATCGTGTGAGGACTATTTTCCAAAGTACAAAGCCTCTCGGTTTGCCCCATTTCGCCTGGCGTAAGGAACACTGTGTTTATGGTCTGACCTGTCGTCCACTTCGTCGGATTTACCGACCCAGACACATCAAGCCTCGCAGTGTTATACAAGACACCCGGTTGCGCTGTAATCTTATTACGAGTCCCGTCAGAAGTAATCACAGCATTGGCGGTTGAATTATAGACATCCGTCACCGGATACTGCTTATGCGAAAGGGGTTCCATCCACATCGAGAAGTTGTTTGTGTTTTGCGCGTTGGCGTTCAAGGCGCGGCCGCGCACCTTATTCATCGATAGAGACGACATTCGTGTTCTAAATGAATGAAATGAAATGGAATGAAATAATATTATATATATCATTAATATTATTATAATCTTTCTTTGATAATCTTATTTTTGATTATCTTTCTTTGATAATCTTTCTTTGATTATCTTTCTTTACAGCAAACTCCACGCCCCCTTATTAAACGGCGCAATCACGACATCATTGATTTTATCCTTCATTTGCTGGATACGCGCTTCATGTAACGGGTCATTCATCTTCCCCGCTTCATAATTCTGGATATTCGCCATCATTTTCGACGACCCCTGGTTCATCTCCGGCTTGGGACCATAACAATTCACACCTGCCTTCATAGAGGCATCGTCGATATGTCCACCATTGATACCCGGCCGCCCGCAACTCTTCTTCTTCGCCGGGTCGGTACTCTTCTGAAGCTCATCCCAGGTTGCCTTTTGGGTCGGGTAAAGAATCATCTGGTTATCGGACCAGCCATACGAACACCACTCCGCGCCGGATTTATGCGCCTCGTCCATCTGGTCAATATTCGCCAATTTCGCGCCATAGGCTTCGCATAACGCCTTCGCATTATCATAATCATAAATACTGGCGGGAATATGGAATACCTGCTTGCGCATTTTGAGAGATGGACCAGCGCCTAAATCGCCTGTTGCGGTCGGTTCGGCAGGGACTGCCTCGGATATCGCGATTTTAGGTGTTGTCGAAAATAGATTCGACAGTTCGGTAGTTATATTCGTGTTGAAAAAATACTGGAATCCGTTAAGTAATACAATGACGATAAAAATGGCCCACAACAAGATTTCAAGAATGGATGTATTTGCGAATATCGTGGTTTCATTATTGTCACCGCCACTCCCTAAAGCATATATAACAAAATAGAACATACCGATTACAATAAGAACGATAATGATAACCCGCGGTTTTATTACCGCGTCGAGTTTATCATCTAACCATCCAAATATACCACTCACATTATTAAGATGCGGCATGCCGCCGCCTCCGCCTCCGGATGTTGGATTACGCGGATTCATATTACTATTATCAGTATACAAATTATATATATTATAGTTTGATAGAACCTACCTACTGTGCGGCCGGCCGTTTACGGTAAAACAGGCAATACGGAATATTACTTGTAATGGCATCACTCTTGATATCCGTTTGTTTCACGGTTTCATCGTTGAAATTATACCAAATGTCATCCGCCGACCTGATTGTCGCAGTATAGTGCCCGCTTTTACTAAAATTACCGTGATGGTTACAAACCGCGTACAAATCGTAAATATAGCTTTCGCGTTTATATCCGCGGACGAACGCGCTTAAATCTAAACTATGAAGCGGGATTTCGACCGGGATTGTTATCTTCGTGGGTCCACGCTCGGTATATTGGACGCGTTTCAAATCAATAATCATGATATTCGGTAGACTCCAATACATAATGCGCTTCTGGACGGCCTGGTATTGCTTGGTTTCTTCATTGAACCACGCATTTTCGCCTTCCATTCGCTCGCCTTCGCAGTAATGCGCGAAACAATCGTATAATGTCGGAATACGTGTTTTGCCGGTGGTTGGGTTTTCTACCAACGGGATAGAGAGCGAAATAATAGAGAATGGCTCCGGTGATAAACTCAAGATAGTATCGACTGAAAAATCTGTGTCGCCGCCGGTGTGTAGTTTCTCAATCACCGACATCTGAATCCCGTAGAAAATATTCAACATCTCCGAATAATTCTTCGTATACATCTGCTTCATCATCTCGTAGCATTTCTTTCCCACGATGTCTTTATCGTTATTTACATTCCCCGTTATCGTCATATTCACTTCTCTCGCAAGAGCCATATGAAACGAATCCATCATAAACATCAGGAACTCCTGGACGTCGTTTTGCGAATTCTGGGTGAAGAGCTCCTGGTTCTTCAGGCGCGCGATTTGTTTCATCGACGCCATAAATCCGCCGGGGGATACGACGCAGTTTTCGCTCCACATGAGGGTTCGCAGTTTATCCCATTCCGTCAATAATACCGCGTCTGGCTTCTTCGTAAGCCGCTTCTTGTATTTGTCGTCGTTTAAAAACCGGTTCAGTTCGTAGGTATGTGAAAGCGCCTGGAGACACGAATTCACGAAACATGTGTTCCCCATATTCATTAGCCCGGTGATGCCTTTGCCGGCGAAATCGGGGAATCGATGTGCGGGCGGCGATGCGGGCGCGTGTGTCATTTATATATCGAGTAATATTGATATTCTTTGTATAATACTAAATTTATACGTTTAAGTTTTCTTTATGTAAAACGGATATAGAGAAATAGTTCATATTATTATAATCCTAGTCTTAGTCTTAGTCTTAGTCTTAGTCTTAGTCCTAATCTTAGTCCTAGTCCTAGTCCTAGTCTTAGTCTTATTCCTTATGAACCCGCCGCCGCCGCCGTCGAACCGTATGATGGCAGACGGAGATAGAACCAGTAGTCGCTATTACGAGAGATTTCACCTGAACCAGTTTTATAATGCTGTAGAAGACGAACAATTGTATACGGATGAATATACGAATATGTTACACTCATATAATGAGTTCATCGTAAATGGAAACGCGATGTTTACACGGATGGAACAGGCTCTTCGCGCCAATTTGGACCGGTCTATCACCAGGCAATCGTTTTATTATCACCGGTATTCTGATATTCGCAGGATAAGAAGTCCGGATGAGGCGATTTATCATTTCGCGCCGGTGACTGCTCCCGTGGCGGCGTCTAGTCCTCTGGCTGCTCCCGTGGCTGCTCCGGTGGCTGCTCCGGTGGCTGCTCCGGTGGCTGCTACTGCTCCCGCGCCCGCGGATGCTTCACGTCGTTCTAGAGTAGGTGACGCATTTGGACGTATGTTGTCAAATTATTTGACTGCTGAAAATAATAGGAATGCGCGAGAACCCGGAGCCATAGCCGGGACTTCGGCCGGGACCGGGACCGGGACGGCGGCCCCGAATACGAACCTGTTTTCAATGTTATACACATACGCACAACCTATTGTGTTCGGTGCTGCGAACGCAGTCGCCTCCGCCGCCGCTGCCACGGCAGAAGCAGGGCCATCCGCGGCTACAATAAACCGCGCGACATTGAATACGACGTACGCGAGTATTGTATCTCCTGTAAATTCAACTTGCCCTATCTCGAGAGATGAATTCGAAGACAACAGCGAGATAACCATGATACGCGGATGTAACCATATTTTCAATCGGGCTAGTTTACGTGAATGGTTTGTCAATCATTCTACATGTCCGATGTGCCGGAACGATATACACAATTACCGCGAAGATGTAAGCAACATTTACTCGCGCATTATGGATAATTCCCGCAATTTTACGAATATGGAGATTAACAATATCACGAACGATAGTGTAACATTTTCTTATGATTTACCGCCAATATACAATAGATACAATGATGAAGAGATATACCGCGATATTTTGACTGCGGTGGCTGGTACGGCCGCGACGACGACGACGACGACGCAAGCACCGCCGGCGGTGACGCGTGATTATCGTTACGACAACCCCGACAATGACCACGACAGTCACGATTATATGGAGGTGGATTAAAAAAATGGACGCATGGACACGCCCGAATGCGTGGTTATTTACCACCACGGAACCAATCCGTAATCGGGCGATTTCCTTTATTCAAATTGTCCGCTTTCACTAAATACTCATCGAATAACAGCGATTTCACTTCCTTATGTCGCATCTCTGTTATTTTCTTCTCGCGTTTGACGGGGTCGTCTATCGTGGACGCCACCGTCTCTAGGATATCCAAGAAGCGCCCCTTCTTCTTTTGAAACGCCGGTAATTGCTCCAATACAAGCGCGAATAATTGCTGGACCGGTTTCATAATCTGGTTCGTGATATAGAACGAATAATTCAATTGAAGTCGTTGGGCGTGGATATATTCCGGATGCTCTATCTTATCGCCTTGAAGCGCACCCTTCGTGTCGTTGTGAATATATGCGTAGGGGATACGGTCGCCAGTATTCGGTTTGTTTCCAGGGTCGCGCACACCCATCCTATCCGCCAAGACCTTGTGCGCGATTTGCGCGGGGTTCTTATAATCCGACCGCAGCGATTTGGTGATAATCAGTTTTTCTATCGGGCATTTCTGGTCGACCATATACTGGAGCTTCTCGCGGAGGAACGCGATGGCCCGGTCGATATTTTGCTCCTTCATCAGAATATCGATAATCCCGCCGTAGATTTCCTTCACAATCGGCGCATTGTCGCGGCGTTTCAGCACGATACCCATACTCTTCAGTTTCCCCTTATTCGGGTTTTGCTCGTAATACACACCAACGTATCCTTTCTTACGAAGTAGCGCGAAGGGGCAAATCGTCTTCTCATATACCCACCCATGCGGCGCTTTCAAGAACCGCGAAGAATAATCGCCGACCTGTTTCGCGAGTTCAATCGTGATTTCAATCGCGTCTTTCCCGCGGATAGGCGCACCCTCCGGCGTCGCGAGATTAAACGTGAAGAACACACTGTCCGTATCTCCGTAAATATACTCCGCCTTGGAATGGACGAGGGGGTACTTCGGGTGCGATGTCCGCAGCATAATATCGCCATACGCTTCTTCCACGACGCGGCGCGCATACGTCAGGAGTTTGCGTCCCGTCGCAGTCGTAGAAGCGGCCACATCCACTTCATAGAACGTGCTTGTTTTCGCACCACATTGCCCGTATAACGAATTCGCAGTGACTTTATAACCGAGCTGTCGCTTATCCAGGATATTCGCCATAAAGGGGTCGGCCTGTTTTTCCGCGAGCTTGCGGGTTGTTTTACGCGCGACGAGCAGTTCTTCCAGAATCGACGGCATAATCCCCTTCTCGCCTTCGGGGAATTGCGCGAACCGGCACACTTTCGTTCCGCATTTGACTTTCACGGCCGCCGCCGCAGTCCTCGTCGCGGATTTCGGGCGTGTCCATTTGTAGGTGTCATACGTAATATCCACGTATTTATATCCGCGCAGATTATCGTATTCTACCTCCCCCGTCTCGTGCGTAAGCACACCGTCCAGGTCGTATTCCTTCGTCCACACTTTACTATCATGCGACAGATTCTCGCTAATCATCGACGACGGATACAGTGACGAATAATCATTACACGCGACTGGATTGTCCAGATACAGACCGCATTTCGGCGGCAGGACAATCGCGCCTTCATATCCCGACTCACTACGGTCCTTGTCAATGACGGGCATGAGTGTATCTTTCTCGCGACACTTCATCGCCACATAACTCGTGAGTTTGATGCCTTGACCGCGCATAACGAGGAAACTGATAGGGACGCTACAGATTTTCGCCATTTCGACGTAACCAGTAATAATATCGATTTTGTTCATGAGATGGTGGACGAGATTACAATCCTGAATACAGTATTTCGCGATAATCGCGCGTTCGCGGGGGCCTTCATTCGTCATCCGGAAGATATCTTGCGGGCTTACATCGTCTTTGGCGAGACCCCACCGCACCATTGTTTTCATATCGGGGGTTACGCATCCCTGGACGTCGAATGACCCTGCGCCCGCCGCCGTGACCTTGAACTTGAATCCATCTTTATATAAATCCGTCGAATGATTGGTTTGCTCGAACTTGACGAAATTGCCCGCATCAAGTCCCACCAGATTGTTCGAATATACACGCGTCGTATCCGTGGCGGGGTCATATTCCACGTTTTTTACGGCATCGCCGATGAAGTAACTCGATACATCATCCAGTTTATACGACGAGAGATTGAAATCGCGGCGCAAATAATTGTAGACATCCACTTGAAGTCGGCCGGTCATTTTGATATAATGAAGGTCGTATTGACCGCTAGCGAGTGCGATTTTCGTCTGTTCAATGGCGACATTATCGGCCGTTATTTCCGTATTGGCGTTGACGAATCTGCCGCCACCGCCGCCGCCGCCGCCCGCATTCCCGCAAAACTCCCCTTCATTGCGCGACAGTTTCAGGAACTCCTCATAACACCCCGTCTCCACCGCGCGTCGAAACATGAACTGGTAATCAAAACCGAAGATGTTATAGCCAATAATAATATCCGGGTTCTCCTTCTGGATAAGACGCGTCCACGCGAGCAACACATCCGCCTCTGTTGTATACGACTCAATCTCGGAATTCAGCACTTCGTCGTGTAGGTCGTCGCATGTGTCGAGGGCGATACAGTTGTTCAGGTAGGGGCGATTGCCGTTTTGGCCATATTTGACGAATGTCGAACCGATAAATGTGACCTTGTCGCCCTCTACTTTCGGGAAGATAGAGCCGAGTGTATCACTGACAATCGTTATTTTGGTTTCGCGGCTGTGTTTGGGATTGTTGAGAAGATTGGCGAATTTCACGGAGAGATCGGCGGCGGTCGGTGCGGACCCTGCGGACCCTGCGGACGCGGTCTTCGGTTTTGCTTTAGTGAATGGTGTATCGTCATCGATACACTCCGCACCGGCGCCGGCTCCTGCGTCGGCTCCTGCGTCGCTATCGCTATCACTGTCATTGTCATTGCCGGCTTTCGCATCAGCAGCACTCGCCGTCGCCGCTGCGGCCTTCGCTGCCTCCGCTATCTGGACGAACATCTGCTCGATGGTATTATCGCGTTCGATGATTTCGTGCTTAATCAAATGCCGGAGCTCTTTTGTCACCACCAGACGACACAACCGTGCCATATCCGCCTCTTTCGGGCGGCGTTTCGGATAGATGGTCTCGATACCTGCGTATTTCGCGCGACCTTGAAATGAATACTGGAATGCGGTATAAATCATATGGAGGATGTCATCATCGGTGATATCTTCGTCGGCGGTGGCGGCGGTGGCGGCGGCGGCGCGTTTGGCGATAACAGCGTCCACGATATTCGCCGCCAGTTTCTTGTATGTCTTTACCGGAATCGGGAAATCGCCGTGACTGCTACTGGCTTCAATATCAAAACTACATATTTTATACGGGACAACGGTCTCCTTGTCGTTTTGGGGGATAATGTCTTCGAATGACAGGCGGTATTCATACTGGCATGTCGTCGTGAATTTCTCAATCAACCGCGTCTTTTTCGTGGAAAACTGGACCCAACCCGAGGGACTGATTTTCTGGATATGGAAGAAACGCAGGATGGGCGGAATATTGGCTTCATAGATGGTGATGTTCGTATTCGCGAAATTGTAGCCGTCGGGTTTCAGTGCGCGCGTCTTTCCGTCGCGTGCCGTATAAATATCGTAAAACCAGAGATTCTTGACGCGGTTCATCACTATCGTGTTTTTGAATACAAGCAGGATGAATTTGTGGTTTTTACCGCCGTCAAACCCGTATAGTTTCCGCTTCTCTATAATCTCGCATTTCTCCGCTATAATACTGTTTTCGTAGAAACGGCTCTTTATGTTCTTTTTTAGGTCGCGGATGAACGCGGTTTTGGTGGTATTGGTCCAATGGTCTGCGACCTTGACGTAGAAGAAGGGGAGGTAATCATCCACGAAAATGGAACAGGTTTCGCCTTGTTCGTTGATACCGAACATCTGGATTTGGAATTGCTTTGTATCGATGGATACGTCGGTGTCGCCGCCGCCGCCGCCGCCGCTGGTGCGGCCTTTGCCTTCGTCGCCTGTACTGTCGCCTTCCGGTTCTGACGCCGAACCCGAACCCGAACCGGACTGATGATTTGTGATTGCTGTTTCGCGGACATGGAAATCAATCAAACGAAAGCTATTATTATCATCGGCGGATGCCGGTGCGGCCGTCGCTACTGGTGCCGTCTTCATTGGCTTTTTTACAATCTTGAATTTCTTCGCGGGTGTCGATGTAGGCATTTGGCGTGTCTGTTGAATACAATACAATAATTGTCCTTGTGTTGTATTCATTTAAAAAATCTTTATTTCAATTTTACAATTTCGTTTGATAATACAGTGTATCGAAATCGATACACGCACCCTATTCAAAACTCTTAACTGCGGCACGTGCTTCCTCCCTGATATGGATATTGATAGGGTCATTTGCTACCGACGGAATGAAGATAACAGATAAATAAAATATCGCGGAAAATGCTAAATATGCGACGAGAACCCATGAAACCCAATGCCACTTGAAGCACGTTTTATTCGCGACCCATACCATAATCACCGAGATGATCGCGTTCATAATGAACACTACTAAATTTGTTCCAACCAAATAAATATCTGCGATATTGGCGATAATCACCAATACTAAAACCACCGACGCAAGCGGGCAGATTGTGAAATGAAGGTTCATCTGAGGTGTATATGAATAATATATATATATTCGAGAGAATATTATTATTATACGTAAAGGGTGTAAAGGACCTAAAGGATTTAAAGGATTACGTGCGTAAATATGCCGGTATTTGTCTCGTATGGTGGCGACCCGGTGTCGGATTGCGTGATTTAACGCTTCGTTGATGCTGCTGCTTCATGGATTTATGGAACCGGCGTAATGATTTGCGATGAAATAATTTGAATTTGGTTCTCGCATGCTTGGTGATACGTTTGATGGTGCTATGTTTGTCGTCGGCGTGGGCGTCGTCGTGGGCGTGGGCGTCGGCACTAGGCTTCTTCACCAACCCGAACTTCGGATGCGCGACAACCCATTCCAATAGTTTGTCATAAACGCGTTCCCCCGAATATTCCTGACCACGCTGACCTTTGCTAACATACATGATGCTGGGGACGCCATTAATATCTTTAGGTATATGCTTTATGCCGCGAATAACGGGGTCAGTATCATCCAGGGCTTTAATTTGGACGTTCGCAATCGTAAGAACGCAATCTGGGTTTTTACAGGTATAATTGGCTTTCAATTCGTCGATGAGTTTATTCCAATCAGCAGCCATATTCTGGCAATGTCCGCACCATTTCGCATAGATTTTTACGAGTAATCCGTGGGTTTCTGGATGTTCGAGCGCTTCTTTCGCGCAGGCATTTAGTTCATTTATGTTTTTTTTACGATTGACCTCTATGGTTTTTATCATCTTATATAGTATATAGTATTTGTATATAGTATTCGTATATAATAAATACTTTCCGGTCCTAATGAGTATTTGCGAACGTTCCATAAAAGCTATGAATACGGGTTTCAACGAAGTAAAAATGTTCGGGGTAATTGTTAAATACTCGCCGCTGTTACGAACTGCGCTTGTCGTTATATTATTTTTGATTGGAGCATTTATCACATACAGAACGCGGTCCAAGGCGACTTTACCCGAAGGGTTTATAAATGTCGAGTCCGACGCCCAACCTAGGCGCGAACTTCGGACGGTGGTGTCCGACGCTGAATCTAAGACCGATGGAGCGAATACGGAAGGGTTCGATGGACACGGCGGCAGCGGCAGCGGCAGCGAGGGAGCGCCAGCACCGCCGAGTTTCGAATCGACCAATAGCCAGCGATGCCCGAATATCTTAATCCAACACGGAAACGAAATCTTTCTATACAATTCTAAAGTCGAGAAAGTCCCAGGTGTAAACCCGATCCGATTCAAAAGTTTAGAAGATTATTCGGAATTCATGGATTGGTTACAGGGACGCGGGATTCGCTGCCCCATTTTATTCCTTCAGTTTTCGTATGACGCACAGGGCAATGCCGTGTATAAGATGCGGCCGTCGCCGGTTGATTTACAGGGCGGGCTTTCGCCCAATGTGCCGTATTCGCCCGCACCCGCCGCGCTTGTCCAGATGATGGATGCTTCGCGGGATAACCCGCCCTTCAATAATGAAATGTATTCGGGATTCGACCCTCTGAACTTCAATATGGGCGATTATACTACACAGGACGCCGATTTTCGCGCGAAGGAGCTCACAATGAAGTATAGCGATAACCCGATGGATGCGAATTGGGGTGGGACGCAGTATTCGGATTCGGTCGTTGCGTCGGGGGCGTATATCGACAGGACGCGCCCCGATGCCGCGCGGTCAGATACATCCTCGCTCGTTCCGATGCGCGTTCCTGCTGCGAATGAAAAATACCGGAACCCAATGTATGCGGGGGATGCGGTTTCGCGCGGTCGGGGCGCGGATGTGGAATGGGGGAAGGCGCGCCAACCAGCGGCGTAATATAGTGTATCCGTAATAAATACTAAATTATAATATCATGTAGATTATTATTACATGATATGACATCGACCAGTGAAGAAGTGGAATGTTTTCGGCAGCCAAATGGCGGATTTTCGCCGGAGAAGCGATATGAATATACATACTCTACACGGAGGTCGTTCGAATATATTCCTGCGCTGTGTCGAGAAGACTTTCGGTATTTTACTACAAAACCGTATATTTATGCTGGGGTATGGCTACGCAGCGAGCAGCGCGGGTTCGGGGACGGCGGTGATTATTGGGAGGTGTTTCGTAACGACGACGACGACGACGACGACGACGACGACGACGGCACCGAGAAAATCGTATCATGGGATTATAATGGGACATTATGTTGGCGTGAGTGTGCCACGGCCGACGCAGCCACCGCCGACGCAGCCACCGCCGACGCAGTCGTAGCCGAAATCCTCGATGAAATCCTAGATGAAACCATCGAGAGTGTATCGAAAACGACACACCATATCGACGAACCGGCGCCGGCACCGCCACCGCCCCCTACGGCACAATGGTCGTTATTTGAATGTATATTCGGCCAATCATCGAAATGCGGGTTATTTGATAAGGCCGAAATAACAACAATGGAAGCGAAACACTGCGTTCATCCGAATATCGCGGAATTTTGGTGCTTTATAACATCGTTTTTTTATGGGAGTAGTTTACTTCTTTATTACGTGAAAGAAGAAGACTGGTTTGAAAAATGGTGCGAAGAAGCGGCACTACCAGGATATATACATTTATCCATATGGGGGTCGGTCGTTGTTATGATATGTTCGTTGATTTACCACTCGACTTTGTTTGAACTAACCGGGTGTATTGATTGCTTTTTCGCGTCGTTTGTATTTGCGTCTGTTACAATGTCGACGTTTGGAGTTAGGCTCGAGTCACAACTAATATTATTGGCGTTGTTTGGTATTGCATATATTATGATGTGGCGATATAGCACGCGAATCGCTCTCATCGGTGTTTGTCTAGTGTTTCCGTTTACAATATTCGCATGTTATCATTGTAAATCATATTACGGGCTGGTGATAGGAATATTGATTAGCGCAGGTGCGGTGTGTTTTCTATTGGATAGACTGGGATATGCGCCATTTCATTCATTATGGCATATATTGTCGTCATTGGCAATGTTTATGTCATTGTATCACGTCATCGTATATGGGCCGGTGCTGGCATCGTCCATTATTCCGCTTCCTCTCTCGTCCGATTATTGCGCTTTCTCACTCGTCCGATAATTCCGCTTCACTTCGTTTCGCTCCATTACGTCCTCGTTCGGGCTTCGCTTAATGAATTCGACGTCTGATTTATTCATAAGTAATCATTGAGTTGTTTATAATTCAACTTAAGATAGAGGAAGACCCGAACGAGGGAGTTATGGAGCGAACGGAGTGAAGCGAAATAACGTAGGAGTGAGGACTCCGAGTGAAAAGAAGTGGAGCAACATCGTGACTTTGTCGCGATGGTTGCGCAACGACTTTTCACGAGGAATCGATATACCGAGCACATTCTTCTAAAGTTAACTTGAACTTATTCATCGTATTCAATTCATTCATATGCCGGATGATGTCTTCCATCTTCCCTTCGCCGTGGACTTCTCGAGAGACGCTTTTGAGAGAATTGACAATCTTCGCATTCACCCACTGGTCCATATTCTCGATGATTTTGTTATAATGATTATAATGCGAATCCATATTCAGGGACTTCTGGGTCTTCGTCGCGAGTTCTTCCTGGCGCTTGGCGATGGTGATAATATCGCCGTCGTTTTCGTCTTCGAGCGGGTCGGTGGTGCCTTTCTTGGAATTCCGGTTACTGAGACCTTCAATCATTCCGATATGATTACGGAAAATATACTGGATTGCGACCAGTGCGACGATGATAAAGATGCCTAAAACGACGTATTTGGCGAGGGTGTCGGTGGATTGGTCATTTGGGTTTGGTAGGATGGCGTTCATTGTGGAATTGAAATAATATACTACTGAAATAGTATTAGATTATTTTATTAGTTGTGACGACGACTTTTGCGGCGTTTGATTGTGCGATTGTGTTTGCGGTATGATTTGCGGTGTTTGATGGTTGCGTGTTTGGTGGATTTCGAGGAACGTTTGTGCTTATTTGTGTATTGGGTGCGACGGTGGTTGCGACGGTGGCGACGACGACTGCGGGTGGATGAGCCGCCGAGACTGGCGAGACTGGCGAGACTGGCTTCAGTAGCGGGAAATAATTCTCGTGATACACTTACACCTGCACCTTCACCTTCACCTTCACCTTTGGGTGGTTGTTTCAGTTGTGTATCTGGTGAGGTTCCCAGAGGAGGTGAAACGTCTACTAAGCCTTGGGTAGATCCTTGTGAAACCGACGCCATAGGGTCATATTCTGCGAATTCTACCTTCAACAAATCATACGTAGCCATTGGATCAACTGGGAGTAGTTCTATGTCGTCTTTGTCAGATTCTTTGAATATTTTCACCTCAACCTCACTAAAATATTGAATCTTATCTGTCTCGCTATATGGTTTATATGGTTTTATAATGAGTGACAATACTAGTAAATCTATTATTAAAGAACGCGTCAAATCAGATTGGGTAGGTTGTGTATATAGACTAATATCTCCTCCTATTTTCGTGAGTACCGTTGGAAATAATGGTAAAATAACCGGCAGTTGTACTGGTTCGAGTGGTAGTAGACGCGAAAATATTGTAAATAAACGCTCAATTAAAATGATTGGATTTAATTCATGCTCATAATCATACGTATAATCATACATATGTCCTGAAAGTTTCATATCCATTAAAGAATTTACATATCTAGATACAATAACGATAAACATGTCATATATCATATCTATCTTGCCCAGGGGGGGATCGGTTAATAATTGTGAGCCTCGTTCAATAATTTGTTGAATGGGTAGAACATCAAAGTTACCATCACCGTAGAATATCAAATTTCGAATGAGAGAACAACATATTTGAGAACTTAAATTGTGATATATTATATTAAGTTCTTCATTTTCAAGAATACCCCCCGCACCACCTTTCATAATGGTGCGTTTTCCACCAGCAGTCATCTCACCGCCGCCAGCAGCAGCATCAAGAACCTCGCTACCAGCAGCAGTAACTACTTTAGTAGCATTCTGCTCAAGAACATTGCCACCAGCAGCAGACTCACGAGCACTGCCATCATCCATATCACCCCTCGCACCAGCATCAACAGCACCCCCTTCACGAATTATAATAGCACCCATTTCCAATGCTTCGGTCAATAACGCAGCTAACTTATCTATTCCATCTAATTCAGGAATCTCTTTAATCTTGCGTAACATTTGTAATAGCACAAAAGCTTTTTGTGTGTTCTCAATTTTCATTTCTGAAAAACGGGTCATTACATATTCGAGTTCTTTATAAAGCCCTGAATTTTTTATATCTTGAATGAATCGCGTTTTGAATCTGTCATTGACTATCTTTTTCGAGTCATCCAATTTTGTTAATGATATTAATAATCTTCCGTACATACTTCCATTAAAACCAAATGGAGAAAATGGTTGACGACAATTAAAATAATCGACAGTGGTCGCTTTGGTAATCATAGCCGCTATCGCAGTAGGTTCAATATTTTTTGAGATTTTACCATTAAATAATAATAGTAATTGTTCATTAAACGAGTTCATTTTTTTTAATTCTGGAATACAGGGTTCTAATTTGTCCCGCAGTTTTTGGTCTGGTGCGCCCGAGTCCGCATATATCGTTAATTCGTCCCAATTTGTTTGAATTAATTCGACGTTAATACCTACAGCAGCACGACAACAACCATCTACTAGTTTTAATAGTCCAGTTACTTCGACAGAGGCTAACGCACAAACAACTATTTTACACAGTTGTTCGGGTGGAGGAGAAACGCCAAGTGATTTTTTGTTTTTGGTTAAACTGTCATTTAGATATTTACGAACGTTCGTTAATGCGGTTTCTATTGGTTTCCAGTTCTTCACCACGTCTTCGCCTTCTATCTGTTTTATTAATATTAACATACTTGATATGTCTTCGAGTTCTTTCATCATAATCGTTTCTTGTTTGCGTTCTTCTTCAATAATTGCTTGTTCTTCGGCTGATAATTCCTCGGCAGTTTGAATTGGAATAAATATTTCGCATGTCGTGCCATACGCTAATTCACTAACACACCCCCTCAAATACGCATGAAGCGCACAAAGGCGGTCACATGTCAAAAAATCCCAATGGTCAAAAAGTCCGCGTTGTGTGTTTTTTAAATAAATCATAGCTTCGAATTGTGATATATCACCCATTCCTTTAAGCGCTAATGCCCATCCACGAATTAATAGACTTGTGACGTATTCTATATGTTCTTTACCCGGTTTCAATAGTATCCCATTAGAATCCGTGATCGTACAATTGAACATATTTAAATGAACCCGTGGAGGAGTAGTAAATGTTTTCTTACTACCTTTGGCGGCGGGGGTGTAGAGTTCTTGAAAAAATAACATAATATCGGATACCGATGGACCCTGACCGATATCACGTAAGTTATATCTAATTGTGAACCCTTTTTCACTATCAAAAACTACTATATCAAAATCTTGAACTTTAGAATTAAATTCTCGGGTTTCAAACCATACACTTATACCTTCATTCGCACAAAATGGAATATTTTCTGGGTCAACCGCAAAGAAGTAAAATTTACGCCCACCCTCCTCCACAACCTCCTCTCCGACTCCAAAATATCTAGTTTGTCTTGGAAAAATAGATGATTGTGGTGATGAATCGCTCTTTGTTGCTTGTGTCATACAATGGTGTACTTGTACTAATCCTGAAAATGCTTTACTAACGACGAATCCATGACCTCCGTCTAGAAACAGCCCAACAGTCTCCTTGCCGTTATAACCTTTAAATTTTAATTTCAAAAGCTTCATGCCCAGTTCGTTTTTTTTATTTTTTAATAATCCCGATAATGTTCCATTATCGTCCGATATTTTAAAATGATTAAATTTCTTTCTATATTCTTCCAATTTTCCGTCGGATGCATCCATTAATTCAGAATAATCTAATAAACATGTTCTTAAATAAGGTTGGACATCGGGAAATAAACTGTGACCAATTGTCTTTCTTTGTAAAAAATAATCGTGTGCGTGACGTTCAATATTGCTCGCAGCTTTAACGCATGCAAACGGTAGACCTTGTGTTGGCTTTATCGTTGTTAATAATTTTATTAGTTCATTTGGAAACTCCTCTGGTAACACTTTGAATCCAAGCGTGTCATTATATAATTTACATAAATATTTGTGAACAATGTCCTCGGCGGCTGTTAGCGATTCGATTCTCGCATGTAATAAATCATGTAAGGAATCTAACCATGATAAGACTGATCTAGGTGGTAATGTCATACACCTCGTTTTGGTGTCGGGGGAGGTTCGAGCTTTTTCTATCGCATCCATTAACATCTTCGTCATAATTATCAACTCTTCCTTTGTGCTCAATGGCTGTTGTTTCGGATTTGGCTTTTTTTCTAGTTCTAATGATGGTTCTGCTACTTGTCCTCCTGCTGCGTATCCTCTTGCTTTACTTTTTAGTGGTTGCCGTGGATGTTCATGTTCAACTGGTGTGGATAATCCGAATAGTGCTGGTGATTTCGAGGGTGCGCCTGATAATAGTTCTTTTACTAGTCCTGCTGGTGGTTGCACTGGAGCTAGTGATAGTGAGGGTGGCATTTCCGCCGTTGCTGCTTGTAGATTATACGCATGCAATTGGGGATAACCGAGTCGCGGGTTTGTTTGTCTCAACATTTTGTCCTCTTGACTCAACAATTCGGCCTGTTGACTCCAATATGCCTGCGCTTGTTCGAGTGTCATCTGGGGGTGTAACAATTGCCCGGAACCGGTGCTCAAGGTGCGAAATGGTGGACCAACTGGGTCTATGGATCGGGTGGCGGGTAAGTTGGTGAATGTGCGTTTCAGTTCTTGTGATTCTACGCCTTGTGATTCTACGCCTTGTGATTCTTGACGTGAAGTTTTTGTCGGTTGTTGTTGTGGTGGAGAATATGGTGGTTGTGGTTGTGGTGATGGTTCTCGTGGGGAATCGATGCTGTTCATTATTATAATATTCAACCCTTATTCACTTCCTCCTACTACACTATCACGATAAAAAATAACACACCTTTTCTATCGTCGCCTTCCCTATATTCCGCTTTCCATCCCCGACGTCCTTAAAACATTCCGATACGTGTTTGAGTTTGTTTTTATTCATCGGTGACGGTGGTCTCGCGTCCGTCGCGTCCGTCGGTGTCTCATTCGTCGACACTAAATCCAAATCCATAACGGGCGCCGACATCTGCGGCGATACACTTTCTTCATAATCGTTCAATTTCCGCCTCAAATCTGCTAAAAACTCGTAGACTGACCCGCCGTATTTCTTCATAATCCCCGTCGCTATCTTCGGGCTTACCCCCGGTATCTGCGCCAGCATAATCTCGCCTATATTCTCTCGTGTAATGTAGTCTCGTTTCTCTTTCTTGGCGGCGACCTCGCTATATCTCTCGGCGGTCGCGGCGGTCTCGTCCTCGTCGCCCGGCAGTGTCGGCAGTGTCGTCGCGGGCAGTGGTGTATTTGAATATGCGGGGACCGCGGGTCCTAAAGCGCGTTCCTTCACCACCTTATCCGCAAAATGTAGAATGAACTCAGCTGTTTCGCCTACATTCATCGTGCGAATCACCGAGAACCCTTTATAATACAAAAGCGACACCATCGCGCTTTGAAGTGCTGACTTTGATATCCGGCTATGTTTTGCGTCATATCGCGCGATATCGCCTTCGATGATATAAATAATATTATGGTTATGAAAATCGGTGGTTTGTGTGAGGCGGAATGATTGCTCTTTATATCTCCCGTCTTGTATACTCGCTGCGAGGTCGTTCAGCGACTTTCTCTCGAAGAGGACAATGTCTTTCTGTTGGGATGAATCGTGGATTATAATATCCCCTAAAGGTAATCTCTCGGATTTGATTTCGTGGGTCGTCGTCGTCGGCGTCGTCTTGGCGGTGGCGGCGGCGGCGCCGAGAGATTTGCCTCTACAATTCGCTGGCGTCGGCGTCAGCGGCGGCGTCTTCTTCGGAAACGGAACTTTAATCGTCATACCATCCCCTAGATCCATCAAATAATGGTCGGGTTCCGCTGTGGTGGCGGCGGTGGGGTTTGTGGCTGGTGACACGGTGGCGGTGGCGGTGGCGGAAGCTGGCAGCAGCAAATCCAGCAAGTCTTTCTCTCGACAATCTATTTTTATAAGCATGAATGGTTTGAACGGTGTGTAAATAAATAATAATATCAAAATGTGTTTATGTTATTATTCCTCGATAACTTCGCGATGCTCGTTATAGCTTCGCGATGCTCGTTATAATTTCGGTCCTGAGTGCCTCGCCGGACTCAATCTCTCGATAAACCTAAATACAAAGTCCTTGTGCTTGGCCGGTTCGCTGATTGTGTTCCTCATTGCGAAGCTACGCATCTGACCTGTTCCCGACGGAATGGAGCCACCCTTCTTGCCACCACCACCGTTCATTGTATCGGTATGGATACCATTGGTATTGCCCGTGCTGCTAAACATAACCCTACGCGCGATTTTGCTGTTTGCCATTATTGTAGTATATAATTATAGTTATATATTTATAGCTGTATAATTATACTATCGGCGACGACAGGAGGCGCGACGACAACCGGAGGCGTTTAAGCCTTGCCTGGTGCGCAGTTCTTGGTGAATGGCTGACGACCGATACCACCCGTAAGCTTACAGTTGAAGATGAGGTTCTTCTCCTTCAAATAAGTGTACTGCTCGGCACAAGTCTTGTCACGGATTTTTGCCAGGCAGTCACATGTCATACCGTTCTGGCGGTAGGTCAGTGACGACCAGGAACCGCGACCAATCTTGGGTGCTGAACCGGGCATACTGCCGAAATGGCATCCGCTGTTCACTAATGAAGCTTTCATTGCTACTCGTTTACTTGGCATTTTAATAATAAATAACGAATTATAAATATTACAAATATAAAAAATTCGCTTAAATACAATCGTTTATAGTATATACATAGTGTTAGTATCCTGTAAATGTTTCGACTTCGTAAGAACGGTGGCAGCGGTGGCGTCGGTGGCGTCGGTGATTCATCCCATTCGTCCGATAATAATTCCGACGGTGAGAATATACTTCTAAATATAGACGAAGGTCACGACGGCTGCGGCGGTATCGCGGGGGAGAGCTCGCGTGTCGGGAAAAATATATACAACGACGACGACATTATACGAGTTGAAGACGATAAATACGTATTCAACCCATATAATAGTGAAAATGTGGAAATAACGGTGCCAGATATCGAGAAAATACTTGCTAAATATGGGGTTCCATCGCAAGTCCACAATATTGAACTTTACAAACGCGCATTCGTCCATCGGTCGTATACCCGGCGTCCTAAACTCCTGAACGAACTCGAAAATATCACGTTTGTCGACCGCCCCGATGACGCTATGCCCCTTCATACGAAGTCCAATGAACGCCTCGAATTCGTCGGTGATGGCGTGCTTGAATGTATCACGAAATACTACCTCTACCGCCGTTTTCCTAAAGAAAATGAAGGGTTTATGACCGAGAAGAAAATCGCCATCGTCAAAAATGAGGCCATCGGGAAATTCGCGCTTGAAATGGGTCTTCATCGGTGGTTCATTATTTCGAAACATTCAGAGGAAAAGAAGACGAGAACCAATCTGAAGAAGTTGGGGTGTTTGTTTGAGGCGTTTGTGGGGGCTCTGTTCCTGGATTTCAATCGTGTCCCGATTCACGACGACGATAAATGGTTTGAGAAGGTGTTTACATGCGGGCCCGGATTCCAAATCGCCCAGATATTTATCGAGTCGGTTTTCGAGAAGCATATTGATTGGACGAACCTGATTAAAAACGACGACAATTACAAGAATATTCTCCAAGTGAAAATCCAGAAAGAGTTCAAGACGACGCCGGATTATATCGAATTGTCGCGTGACCCGGATACGGGGTATGAAATGGGGTTGTTTTTATGTTTAGGACAACAAATCCACGAGGTGGCTGAACATCCTGAAACCGCGATTCCGTTTCAGTCATTGGCCGACGGATTTGCGGGGGTTCATCGTATATGCGATGCTGGTGGCGGGAAGGCGTTTATCTTCTTCGCACGCGCCGCACATAAAATCAAGAAGAAGGCTGAACAAACTACATGCGAGATGGCGATTAAATTAATTACGGGGGCTCTGTCGTCGTCGTCGTCGTCGTAGTGTAATAAATAAATATATAAGAGAAATATATCACGGTCTATTACATTCATTACATTCATTACATTCATTACATTACTATAGAACATGAGTAAAATGGATGTATTACAACAGTTGAATTTAACAGACCGTCCAAATACGCGCACAGTTTCAGATGCGAAAGAAGGACTTGTGATAAATATTGTTCGTAGATTGCCGGAGGAGATGTTTAAAAAACCGCGTAATTTGCCGGGGTATGAGACCGTTATGGCTGACAGAGCCCAGGAGTTTGAACCGGAAGCGCCTGTAGAGGGGGGCGAGCCAGGCGCCGAGTCAGGTGCTGCCGCTGCCGGTGCCGGTGGTGGAGGTGAAGCAGCCGAGTCGGGTTCGGGCGCAGCCATGATTGATAGCCGCCATACCGTGGATATCGACCGTGCGTCCATTATGACGCGAACAAAACGTGCGCGCGTTGTTCCGATTCCACGTTTGCCTCCTTCATTTTCAAGTAAATTATCACCGCAGCCTGATGTACGGGTCGGCGAAGGCGAAGGCGAAGAAGCGGGTGCCGGCGCTGCTGGTGCGGGTGAGGTTGTGAAATTAAAAGCGAGGGCTGTTTTACCCTCCGAAGAAATCGGCAAACAGTCAAAAGCGAAAGCCGCGATGGCGATTGCGGAAGCGAATGAACCGGTAGAATTCGATGTCATGCGTCCGTCGACAGAGGAGGCCGCCGCATTGGAATCCACAGCCGCAGCCGCAGCCGCAGCCGCAGAAGAAGGCCCACCGCCTAAAAAGCATATGTTTCGCCCAAAATCGAAAGGCACCGGCACTGGCACCGGCACCGGTGCTGGCGCGTCTGTTTCCGCTGCTGCGGTTGAAGTGAAAGCCCAAGTCAAGAAAATCAAAGAACGCGAAGACAGCACCGTGAATATATCCGCGTATAAGGTCGGAGATACTATTGTCGCTACCCGACTCCCCCCGACACGCCCTATCCCCCAAATCCAGGCGTCCGAGTTTTATATGAATAACCGCGCCAAATTCATCCAATATATTAACGCATTGTTTCGACCTTACCGCGATGAACTCACCTCCGGTGAAAGCGATATTACATGCGAGTCATTATACGGCGGCGATGATTCCGCATCCGTCGCGCTTCTCATTCATCAGAAAATCGTCCGTGATTACCTCAATATTTACTCCCCTTACCGCGGTCTCCTTTTATTCCACGGGTTGGGAAGTGGTAAAACCTGCTCTTCTATCGCCATCGCAGAAGGCCTGAAAACATTTAAGAGAATCGTCGTCATGACCCCCGCATCACTTCGCATGAATTATATCGAAGAAATGAAATCGAAGTGCGGCGACTTGATGTATAAGAAGAACCAGTATTGGGAATTTATCGAGTCACGCGGCAACTCCGAACTCACGCATGTATTATCTCAAATACTTATGTTCCCCGATGATACCTTTGTGACATCAAAGGGCGGGGCGTGGATGGTGAATGTGACCAAACCTAGCAATTATGAGACGGAACTCACACCTAGCCAGCGTTTACGTGTAGACCAGCAAATCGATGAAATGATTCATACCAAATATGAGTTTATTAATTATAACGGTCTTCGTGCGGAGAAACTGAAAAGTATGACGGATGATTATACGCATAACCCCTTCGATAATTCGGTGGTGGTTATTGACGAGGCGCACAATTTCGTGAGTCGTATCGTGAATAAACTGAAAAACCCGACATCGATGGCGTATCGCTTATACCATTTCCTGTTGTCCGCGCAAAACGCGAAGGTGGTTTTATTGACAGGAACGCCTATTATTAATTACCCGAACGAAATTGGCGTGTTGTTCAATATTCTGCGCGGGAATATCGACAATTGGGTCTTTACTATCGGTGACAGCGGAAGCGCGAAGGTGAGTTTGGACGCATTCAAGACGATATTCGGTCTTACGGGACCGGCGGCGGCGGGTAGCAGCGGAAAGGCGAGGGCCGGTGGAGGCGGTGCCGCTGGCGCATTCGCAAGAGGTATCGGTCTTTCATTCGACCATATGGAATATAATGCGCGCACGAAAAAGCTAATGATTACCCGAAACCCGTTTGGGTTTGTGCGTGATTATGACGCGGTGTCGTCCAAGTATCGCGGGGTGATTCGACGTGGTGACCCGGCGGCGACAATGGGCGACGGTAATGCGGCGGGGGCGGCGGCGGCCACGGGTGCGGCGGCGGCGGCGGCGGGGGGCGTCGTGTCTGTTATTGATACCACCTCCACCGATAATGGTCTTCTCTCTGATGCGGCATTTGAACGCGCCATTGTCCAGAAACTCCGCGAACACGGAATTTCGGTAGTGTCCGCTTCATCCAGCAAACAGACCCCCTTCACCGCACTCCCCGATAAATTAGACGAGTTCAATGGTTATTTCATCGACCCGGCGACCCTCCAATTCAAGAACCGCGATATGTTTATTCGCCGTATTTTGGGTCTTACATCTTATTTTCGAAGCGCCCAGGAGAAATTATTGCCGACATATGATTCAGCAACCAATTTTCATCTGGTTGAAGTTGAAATGAGCGATTATCAGTTCGCGATTTACGCGCGGGTACGCGACCTGGAACGCAAACAGGAATCCGATATGAAGAAGAAGGCGAAGAAACGGGGCGCAGCGGCGGCCGCAGGAGGCAAAAAGGGCGGTGACGGCGGTGAAGGTATTTACGACGACGTTTCATCCACATATCGTATATTTTCCCGCGCTTTTTGTAATTTCGTATTCCCGCCGTCGATTCGCCGCCCCCTGCCGGGCGATGATGGTGCTTCGGCTTCTGAAGTTGATAAATCGGCGGCGCTTGGCGGTGTTCCTAATGCGGGGATTATGGGCGAAACACATGAAACGGCGGAAATGTTGGCGGCTCGTATTGCGCGGGCGATGGAGCGCGGTAGCGGCGGCGGCGGTGCGGGAGCGGGAGTGAAACGCGGGCGCAAACCCAAGGGCGCCGCCGCAGCCGCAGCAGCGGCGGAGGAAGAAGGCGAAGGCGAAGGCGACGTCATGGACGAAAATATGTTGGATGGGGTTACGACACGAAACGGTGACGGCGACGAAGACGAAGACGACGGCGAAGGCGAGATGGTGATTACAGGCGAACATTCAGACGCGGTGGCGGCTACAATGGCGGCGGCGGGATCGGCGGGGGCGACAGCAGGCAAAAAGTCTGCCAAAGACGAACATAAAGCACAATATAATGCGTCGATTGCTAAAGCAATGCGCGACTTGAAAGTAAGCGCGGGTAGTTTCCTCGTCCCGGATGAACTCGCAACATACAGCCCCAAATTCCTCCACATTCTTCATAATATCCTCGATAAACAACATGTCGGACTTCATCTTGTATACAGCCAGTTCCGCACATTAGAAGGAATCAGTATCCTGAAAATCATCCTTGAAACAAACGGATACTCGCAGTTCAAAATCGGTAAATCTTCCGGCGGTGATTGGAGTATCACTATGACGGCGGAAGAACAAGAACGCCCCTGTTTCGCGCTTTATACCGGCAATGAAACCCCGGAAGAGAAGGAAATCATCCGCAATATATTCAATAGCAAGTGGAAGAATGTGCCGAAGACGATTACCGACCAATTGAATGCTCGCACTACGAACAATATGTTTGGTGAAGTCATTAAAATCCTCATGATTACGGCATCTGGCGCGGAAGGTATTAACTTGCGTAATGTCCGATATGTTCACATCACCGAGCCTTACTGGCATCCCGTTCGCACAGAACAGATTATCGGTCGCGCGCGGCGTATTTGTAGCCATATTGATTTACCGGAGGAACTACGGACCGTCGATGTGTTTCTCTATATTATGCGGTTTTCCGCACGTCAGGTCGCGGCGGAAAATGACGAATCTCTTAATATCCGGATGAATGATAAGAGCAAGACGGATGGGACGACGCCGATGAGCACCGACCAGTCGCTTTATGAAATCTCGAATATCAAGGAGCGGATTACACGCCAGATTTTGACGGCGGTCAAGGAGTCGTCGTTTGATTGTATGATTCACGCGACGGCGGGGTCGAAGGAACGCCTGAACTGCTATTCATTCGGTATGGGAGCCGGCGAGGAATCTCTCGCATACCATCCGAATATTGCGACGGAGGAGGACGACAAGACGTCGAAATTGAATAAACAGACGACGACTGTGAAGTTGAATAAATTGGTCGTGAATGGGAAAGAATACGCGGAAGACACGAATACGCATATTATTTATGACCTGGAATTATATCAAATGGGGAATTTGGTGGAACGGGGGCGGCGTACGATTATCCCGGCTGACCCACGGACGGGGGCGGGGGAGCAGTCGCGCGTCATCTTTCTTTGATAAAAATGTTTGCGCCACCGGGCCTGTAAGGCCCGCCTGCTCCAACATTTGTATCAAAATCGTCTTCTATTTTGAAATCGATAGGTGGCCCGGACATTTGTATCAAAAAATCTTCTATTTTGAAATCGATAGGTAGCCCGGACATTTGTATCAAAAAATCTTCTATTTTGAAAACGATAGGTAGCCCGGACATTTGTATCAAAAAATCTTCTATTTTGAAAACGATAGGTAGCCCGGACATTTGTATCAAAATTTCCATTTACACCGTTCTTTTTAGGCTGGGTTCTTACGTTTCAGCCTTGAATACACATCAGGGACCGGTGGCTGTAGTGGCGGTTCTTGTTGTTCAGAGTCTTGTATAATATCCGGGTTTTCATCAAATCGGACCTTATGCTCTGGTGCGGGTGCGGGCGCGGGTTTTCGCATAATCATAATATCATTGGTCGAATACGGCGATGGCCTCGGTGTTTGTTCGGTTGCCGTTGGTGCCGCCGACCGTTTGATTTGCTGCGTGATTTCCGCCAAGTCTCGTTCACGCGACGCAATTCTTTCCGCGATGAGTTTATCCATATCATCGCCTATCGGTGAATCTGAACCGGGGCCTGGGCCGGAGCCGTCGTATTTCGCAGACACGGACGCAGACGCCGCCGCCGCCGCCACACCATTATAATCCAAATGAACCAATTCTACTGCGGGGGTCGCCGATTTCAATCTCGGCGGCGGCTGATTATGTCTATCTGAAAAATCAATTTCAACCGGTCTCGGTGCTTCTAGGAATGACCGCATCTCATTCTCTTTCTCGCGCATTTTTAGTTCGATGTCTTTACGTTTCTGCGATTGGAAATCTTCCGCATTATACATCTCCTGGCTCGACGGGAAATGCGGCATCGGGCCTTGTCCTGGTCCCTGTCCATGACCCTGTCCATGGCCCATGTCATTGCGATTGGTCCCATGGCCGCCGCCCTTTATCGCATTTATCTCCGCGGTTATTTTCGGAATACCTGTTGCGAGAGATTGAATCGCAAGTTTATTCAACTCGGTCAATGAAAACGACGCCGCACGAATACGGTCGATTTCCGATTTGATTTGTTTCGCGGAATCATAATCCTCGGCTTGAATCGCGGTTTGTTTTCGTTGGTCTAATTTCAATATCCGCGCGGATGGCGCTTCGATTTGCTCGATGGATGCGCGGATTGTTTTCGCCGCGTCGTAGTCTTCTTCCGCTATCGCGCGATCTTTCGCGATATACAACTCTTTCAGACGCGTGGCGAGGAGGGCGGGGATAGACGCCGAGAGATTGCGGATGATGCGTTCGAATATGTGCTTGACTTCTTCGGTGCTTACGCTTTCGGGGACCGTATCGAATATCCCTTCTTCGGCTAATATTCCCCAGAGAAGTTGCTTGTTTTCTTGTGATTCGAGAGATGACATCCGGCAGGCAGCGTGGGGGTGGTTGCGGATATGTGCGCGACGGAGGCGGATGTGTTTAAATTATATAAGCGGGGGTGTTTATATAATTTATGGAGAATGGAGAATTAGATTTGCGATGGTTTATTTATTAAACAACGAACCAAGTCCACCAGGTAGTTTACCCGCCATATTACTCACAGCCGAACCAGTAAACCCTTTAAGTTTATCAACAGCTCCAGCCGCCGCGGTTGCTCCCGTATTAGATGGTTTCGGATTTAAGGCCTCCATCATTTTCGTATAAGAAAGACCAAAATCGACTAATTCTTGGTTCGTGCTTTTTAATACTCTCTTAGTTAAGAAATCATTAATCCAATCTGAAGTTATCTTATCCATAATATTATTAAAATCTTTGGGTCTTAACATTGATTTAATATTACCCGGTACAGACGTCGCACCGGGAATAGCACCAACCAGATTCCCAGCCTGCTTTTTGATGATTGATAATCCGCCCGATACTAAAGAATCTCCGGCTGTATTTGGTGTGTAAACCGGAATATTTTGGTTAGAAGGGATACCTCCCAATGTATCATAATAAGTTGAATACTGTTGTTTTAATTTTGTTCCTTGCTCCTTGTTTGGAACCTGAGGATTGCCCCCTTTAGTTAAAGAACCTATTGCAAACGCATATCCAGATTGTTTACATTCTTCTCTTGATATTCCAGGTATTGAAGGTAATGAAAACCCCAACATCCCCCCCTTCATCGTCTTATTTCTACGCACTCGGCGCCTCGAACCGCTACGATATCGTGACCGCCGCGTCGCATTCCGATTCCGCGACCTCCGCGTCATATTGTTCGCCATATTTATATCTAAACGAGTTATACTATACGCACATATTATAATACATCAAATAATAAATGATACGACCGGCCAACAACTCTTCCTCCCTCCTCCGCATTTATACGACCATCCAACGCCCACACACCCCCTCCTTGATACGACCATCCAACGCTCACCCCCCTCATCCTTGATACGACCATCCAACGCCCACACACCCCCTCCTTGATACGACCGGCCGACCCCCCTCATCCTTGATACGACCATCCAACGCTCACCCCCCTCATCCTTGATACGACCGGCCGTTAGGCCGGGGGCTGGTAGGCGGGCCAACGCCCCTCCTAAAACTCCACATTCGGCGTCGGAACTTTCTCATCCACATTAAAAAACTTCCGCCGGAACCTCTGCATATATTTATCCGTTAGTTTCTTCTTCTTATCCAGGAAATCGTGGACAGTCATCTTCCCCAGAAGCATATGAATAATCATAAATATCGCAAATACTCCGCATTCCGAGTCGTTTCGCTGATGTGATACATTATTCATATACTCCTTGAATGGAATACCGTTGGCGTCACCTTGTTCTTTCACCATCTTCATAAATGTGCGAATCCGGCGTTGCGGTTTATCGCCTGTACTATCAAAAAAGAAGATGACTTTCGCGCGCACATCGATAAACATCGAAACCCAGTGCTCCCCCGGTTTATCGTGCGGGTCTGTATTAAATACAATCCCGATTTTCTGTTTGCCGTTTTTCACGTGTTTCATAATATCGAATTTACACAATTCATCCCAAACGCATTGCCCGTCATCGAGGACTTCATCGAAATCGACGGGTGATGGACCGATGAAAAGAAACGACGGGACCGCGTGTTCGTATTGTTTCAGCGAGTTCGCGATATCGATACTCGACAACCACTCGTGGATATCCTTCTTCCACGCTTTCGGTGCTTGTGGTGCGAATGTATGATGAAGCATCTCGTCATCCATCCCGGAGGATGCGAATTTCTGGCGTAACCAGCACGCCTCCTGGTGGCATACACGGCTCATATTGTTTTTAAGGGCGGACCATATGTCACGCGGGTCTGTGTCTTGGATTTTCTGGTCGGGGTGCCGTTTATTCCAGAGTATTTTCAGCTTGTCGAGAGATTTGGATGAATAACAGGAGAAATCCTTGGTTTCATTGATAGTTTCATCTTTGGGCGCACAACTAACGGATTTGAATTTACCGCCATCTTTGGCGGTGCTGCTGGCGGCGGCGGCGTCTTTCGCATCAGCTTCGGCGATGACTTTGTCCATTGAAATGCTAAACTTATACTATTACGTCATAAAAAATTGAACTGTTTATATTCTATTCAATTGGGTGATACATCAGATTCATTTCTCGTTCTTCGTTCGTTCGTTCGTAATGGTTGTTCGCACTCGCTCTTCCGGTACTTCTGCCGTCGTCGTCGCCCCCGTCGTCGCCCCCGTCGCCCGTGCGCCTCGTCGCGCCGCACGTTTCGCCACCCCATCTTATACCGACGCAAGCCTTCGCAGCTATAAAATATATACACCCAAGCGCCGCCCTGTTAGGGGTGTTGTCGCTGAGGAATCAGAACCGGAACTCGGTTCCGAAAATGACGCCGTCGAGGCGGCCGAGGCCCTGGCCTCGATGAACTACGCGTCTGAAGCGTCCGAAGTGTATGAGGCACCCATTCCCGCCGCCGCCGCCGCCGCCGCTGCGTCATTTCACCACCCCCGGTCATGTCTTAACCCGATGCGTCCCGTAACGCGGTATATCTACAAATTGAGCGTCTACAATTTGTCCCAGACCTCCCATTATAATACCAGTTACGTCATGTATAACCGTGAAACACGGACGTATCACGTCTACAGTGTCATCTCGACGACGGGTGCGGGCGGTGCGGCGGCGGTGGCGGCGTTGGCGGCGGCGACAGGAGAATCATCATTGCCCGAGCCAACCAACACGATTCAGACCCGATACACTACATATATGAGTGCTGATTCATATATTATGAATGTTGTCATTCCTTGCGACCAGCGCGAATACTGTGTTTTGGCCGATTTCGTCGGTGTCATCATGGACGACAACGAGTTCAAGCAGCGCGCATTTGGCGAGGATTCGTGTTATTACGACATTGACGAACTCTGGAAAAGCCACGACTCAAAAGAAACACTCACCGGACACAAGATGTTTGTTCTCACACCCACCCGCGTGTATTACTGGGACGCTGGTGCGGGAAGTGTACCGACGGCTGCGATGTATACGGTTGATAATCTCAATAGCGCATTGAATATCATTGCGTCTGTTCACCAGTAACGCTTCGCTCACCGCTTCGCTCATTCATTCAGTCGCTTCGCTATTTCATCATGATAATCGCGTATTTGTGGTAAGTTCGCAGATGACGCTACCGGTGCTGGTTTCATCACAATAAAATCGTCCATTGTTTTTTTACGAATACACATTTTATTCGCAAATGAAATCAATGCTTTGTCTTCGATGTATCTCGGTGGCTGCGGGGCGGCGGCTGCGGCGGCTGCGGCGGGTTCCGGTTCGGTGTGTGCGACGCGCACCGGTGCTGACAATGGCGCTTCCTGGATTCGTTTATCTAATTCTTGTCGTGCGTTGCTTACCGCGTCGGTGTCTTCGGCGCTGGCGCCCTCTCGTTCGGGGCCGCTGTTATCAGCAGCGTCGTATTTTTCCTTCTGTATCATCTCCGTTACATCCTTCCATTTCAAATACCGAATACAGCATTTCATATACGCGTGATACGATTCATTCACATCATTATCTGCGCACTCACCGTCGAACAAATCACTCGTCATATCGATTATCCGTTCCTTATAATACGTCTGTTCTCTACGAAATATATCTGCGAGTGTCTGTGCGTTGGTCTTCGCTTTCAAATATTTGTCATAATGATTCCGGTTCGACATCACCGATAACGTGAATTCATCGAATTCATTCCAAGGGGCAGCGGGTGTCGCTGCGGGTGTCGCTGCGGGTTCCATCGACCGTATATTACACAAATCAGTGATAAATTAATGTAATATTATTTATACCGACTCTATCGGTATTTATTGACGGCGCATCGTCAGGTGCTCGCGCGCGTTCGATGATGCGCTAGCGCGTGGTATATATGTCGCGAATTCAGACGACGTCGACGACGACGACGTATTACCCTCACGTCCCCCCGAAAACCCTTCCGCAATATGCGATACCTGCCTCTGTTGCTCCTTTTCTTTGCGTTTCTTATCCAGTTGTTCCTGGGGGATATAATTCGTCATAGGTTCGATATTCGGACCACCTTCTCCCGTACAGAATCCGTCATGTGTACAATTCAGGGTGCGAAGCTGATACCTCGTTGAATTCTCGAATGTCAATCTTCCTAAATCGTTCGGGTTCGGGTTCATCGGTGCGAAATTCGTCGCGCCGTTATCGAACAAATACGGATTCGGTTGTGTGACATTATCGCGCGAATCAATCGTCACTTTATACAGGTCGCTTCTTGAATCAGGGACATATTCCGCGCGGTCATTTCGCTGATGGGCGAAGAATTGGTTTCGCAATGATGACTCTAAATTGACCTGCTCCGCCCATCCTCGCCACGGTGCTTTTCCGTTGCCCGGATTAAAGACGGTTTCAGTAGAGAAATTCTGGTATGCGGCGATAGGGACGGTGGGTGTCGGGCGCGACTCGAGTATCGGCATCGTCGCGTATTTCGATGAAATCGGGCGAACATCGTAGGCGGGTCGGAGTGCGGTTGAAGGGATAACCCGCTCATATATCCGCGTATTTATTTCGGTTAAACGGTCGTGATTATTTGAATATGCGCCATTGACTACATGAAGTTCCATTGTGTATGTGTACTTTATAATATGAAAATATAATTTACAAGAAGTGTAAATACAAGAGGTGTAAAATCGAATATAAACATACGTTTGTGTTATTATATATCGTAGTATCGCGTTGACACTCTGCCGACAGACATGTGCGGTATCTTTTATTTCGAAACCGTCAGCCGCATCGCCCTCCCCCAACTAAAAACACTCCAAGAAACATGGATCGTTTCATCCCACCGCGGACCTGATAAATCGGTGTTTTTTCGTGATGATACTCGCGCCTGGGGGTTTCATCGTCTATCTATCAATGGAATGGAGCCTGCGGCAGACCAACCGTTTTATCTAAAGCGCTGCCAATTGATTTGTAACGGCGAAATCTACAACTTTCGTAGTTTGATTGAGGAGTTCGGATTGGAGGGCGAATATCGGAGCGGTTCAGATTGCGAGATTATCATTCATTTGTATCGCAAAATCGGAATTCACGAGACGCTGCGTCGCCTGGACGGTGTGTTTGGTTTTGTATTATATGATTACGATAGCAACCTGACATATGTGGCGCGCGACCCGGTGGGTGTTCGCTCGCTCTATATCGGGGTTTGCCGCCACGATGGCGCATTCGGCGGCGAGTATTCGGACTTGGGGTGTGTTTCACTGAACCCCGACCATTACGGGATTTGTATTGCGAGTGAGATGAAATCGATACATGTATTATGCGATACCATCGCGCAGTTTCCCGCGGGGTGTTATATGGAGTATTCCGGTGCGGATAGTGAGGATGGCACTGCGGTATTCAAGACGTATTATGAGAATGCGAGTATTTATTATGATTCGGACAAAATGGTGTTGAAACGCACCAACGATGAAAGTATGTTGGAGTGTCAGGTAAAGAACATTCGTGTGCGTTATTCGTATCCGGTGACGTCGATGCCCGAGGGCGGCGGCGCAGAGGTCGCAGACGTCGCAGACGTCGCAGAGGCCGATGTATGCCGCAATATCCGCGAGTTATTCACCGCCGCTGTCAAGAAACGCCTCATGAGCGAGCGACCCGTTGGATGTTTACTGTCAGGTGGACTGGATAGTTCGCTGGTTACGGCGATTGTTGCGCGAGAATTGAAGAAGACCGCGCCGGATACTGTACTGAATACATATAGCATCGGGCTTACCGGGTCGGTGGACTTGATTTGGGCGCGTCGGGTCGCCGAATATCTCGGGACGTGTCATCACGAGGTCGCGCTTACCGAGCGTGATTTCCTAGACGCGATTCATGAAACCATTTATCAGACCGAGAGTTATTGTACTACGACCATCCGCGCTTCGGTAGGGAATTACCTTATCAGTAAATATATCCAACAACAGAGCGATGATGTCGTTATTTACTGCGGGGATATGTCCGATGAGATTTTCGGGTCATACCGCGGGTTCTTGAAGGCGCCGTCCGATGCGGATTTCAAGGCGGAAAATGAGCGCATGATTCGCGATGTCCGGTTTTTTGACCTCCTTCGGTCGGATAAGAGCATCAGTGGTGCGGGGTTGGAGGCACGGGTGCCGTTTGCGGATAAGGCATTTTTGTCATACGTGATGTCGATTCCGCCGCGGTTCAAGCGGTTTTATGACGGCGGGGCGGGTCCGGGCACCACGGGCACCACGGGCACCACGGGCGCGCGTATGGAGAAATACATCCTTCGTAAGGCATTTGAGAGTGAAGGCTTGCTGCCTGATGATGTCTTGTGGCGCAGAAAGGAGGCATTTAGCGACGGAGTGAGTAGCCAGGATGGACGCACGTGGATCCAAATGATCAAAGAACACGCCAACCGTATTATCCCCGATTCGGATTTTAATAACCCCCGACACTTATTGTATTCACTTTATAACCCCCCTTACGATAAGGAGAGTTTCTATTATCGTCGGATATTCGAGTCGGCATACGACGGACGCGGTGAAACCATCCCGTATTACTGGCGCCACCCTTTTTGCGATGGAGTGCTTGACCCGAGCGCGAGGCTGCTTGATTTTTATATTACGGATCGGGTGACAGATCTGGGTGCGAGAGCAGCAACGGACCGGGTATCCGAACAGGGTGCGACAGCAGCAGCCCTTGACGGATAAATGAATATAATACCAATATATATAGTATCGTTTGAATTTAATGAATCAAATAAAACTCGCCGCGGAAAATATCGCACTAATGATTATAAATGCTGTTCGCAGTCTGATTACACCGTTTTTTCAGAAATACACGAATTATTATAAATATATCGATTTTATTTTTTACGGGACATACGCGATTATTCTATTCGGCTTTTATAACGCATTACCCCAGTATATACCTGAGCTTCGAAACACGATATTATATATCGCAGTCTTTATTTTATTCATTCGTTTCAATACGGTCTCATGGACGAATCCGAAATTTGCTGTCCTTGGTGGAAACAAGTTTAGCGAATTTGACCGGAAACTCATTATATCCACGTGTGTTTTCATATTATTTACACATATCGTTTCTGAAGCGGTGGCGAAATACACGAAAGAACAGATCAACCGAAATATAACACAGCCTATAAGCACAAGTGTAGTCCATCCGATTTATAATTATATTGATACATCTGGCGCGGTAGATAAACTACCCGCAGTAAAGACGTTTTTACGTGAACAGCAGAAGCCGCAGGCGGCGCAGGAAGAGTCGCACGCGTAACACGAAAATCCAACAAAAAATTGAAATGTTTTTGTTGAATATATAGTAACATATGTGAATCGAAATAACAATGGCACAAGAACAAGAACAAGGAATACCGAGACCCGCCGCCGCGCCGGAGGCGATGAGAGTCGATACCGACATTCAAAATCAATTGGACATCGTGATGGCGATTATCGATGAAAACCAGGACAAAATAACAGACGGTGAGTATTTACGCGCGATGAACGCACTGGGTTCATTACACAAACACAAGCGGACCGCATTTGGCGCACGGCGCGGCGGCGGCGGCGGAGTAGAGGGTTGGCTCACTCTGGACGATATTGTCAACGACGACCAATTATACGACGAAGTGATGGAACTGGCGGATGACATCGTCGTTGAATTGTGCGGCGAGAATTCAAGCATCTACGATGCCGACGACCACAATATGGTATCTCGCGGCGAGGAAGACGATGTATTTGACCTCATTGTCAACTACAATCCGCAAGAAGGAAATGCCGGATATGACGCATCACCGGTTATACTTCATTGTGCGCTCCGGATGATTACAACGCGTATATTCAAGGATACATATAACGAACTCGAGACGGTTCGTCCTGTGAGTTGCCAGTGCGGATGGCGTGGAGCACAGGGCAATTGGGACCGACATGTCCGGAATGCGCGTCATCAGCGTTGGGTTGCCGCTCGTGAAGAAAACCGCCGGGCTGCTGTAAGAGCTGCTTCTGCGTCATTGGCGGCTGCGGCTGCGGCGGACGCATTAGCATTGGAGAATGACGAGGACTATCAGGTGAGTCGAATGTATCGGGCATTTATGGACACGACGGACACAACGGCGGTGGCCGCATCGGGCACGGATTCGGATGATGTCGTCTATATCGACGAGGAACACTGGACGCCCGAATCACATAGGAGAAGGGAAGAACTTATCGCGGCTGCGGTGGCCGCCGGAAAAAGGATTGTCTACATACATCACACCACCACCAGCCAATGGCGCCTTATACAGTAAAATACACTCGATTATTTGTTCTTGATTGTCTTGTTTCGCATATTCTTCACCGCGGATGCTTTATCCACATAAAATATATTGCTGCTGCTGCTGCTGCGTTGCCGCGTACTGTTTTTTTTCATGGTTCTACTTCCTCGTTTGCGTATATTCGCACTCGCATGTGGATGCGCAGTCGGAGGCCCGTCCTTGAAAAACTGCTGAAGGTGGTGTAATATATACTTGCTAATGATTTCGTCGATTTCGCGCGGATTCATTTTGTTATGATGTTTTCGCGCTTCATATTGCGCCTGGTTGGCGCGCTTTACCATTAAATTCTGTAACTCGATGGTTATCACTTGCTTCTTTACTTGCGGCGTCATCATCGGTGAGATTGACCCCGTTACCGGTTTCAACGGTTCAAATACGTTTTTGTATAATTTACTGCCTAGAAAACGGAGGACGTAATGCTCCACTGGAATATACGAATGATACCCCTGTAATTTAATATAGTACACCTTTTCATCCACCATTCGCTCGTGTAATACATCATCTAGAAAACAGATTTCAATATCAGGTGGAAGACGCGAACATCGCAGAAATTCGCTGACCGTTTTCTCGCCGGTGGTTCGGTCCGGGTATCGCTGCGACGTGTCGCCGCCGCCGCCGCTGCCACTGGCACTCCGAGATTTAAACCCGCCGATAATATGGTCGAATAATGGCGGGAGAATCGCCAATTCTGTGGACGCCGCCGCCGCCGCGGCCGCCGCGGCTTTATTGCGCAGTTTCATTTCAAGATAATCACGGATATGCTGAACCCACTTATCCGGCCCCTGATTATTTGTATATATCATCACTTTACTACATACACCAATATCCTTCTTTTTACGAATATAATCCAGTATTCGTATAATATTCGGGCGGAATATCTCGGGGAAGATTTCAACTAAATCGTTGAAGTGTTTATACGATATATCCGCTTTATAATATTCGTCAAGGACAGCGCAGAATATACCGAATTGGGCGAAATGCCCGAATGTTTCATCAACATCAAACACAACTACTTTGGGTTTACGCTGTGTAGACGTCATTATATATATATGAATATATGAATATATGAATATATGAATATATGAATATATGAATATATGAATATATGAATATATGAATATTCGTATGTCGCGTGGGTCGGTCGGGTCGCGCGTCAAACGTCATCCACATACTCTACCGCACGCAATATTAGGAGTTCCTCGCGACTTAATCGCTGAAATACAACATTTAGTTCAAATTTGATTTGAAACACGAAGCGTTTGACATTACGTATAGTGATTTGATGTAGCCCGTCATCTGGTCTCACCTTGACAGAAAACAATGTCCCGCCTAGTGTAAGATACGGCTTGGTTTCGAGTGACCGTAACGGTATCCACCGCAATAATTGGGTATGTTTCAACTCGCGCGGGTCTTCGATGACGCGGTACAATTGTAATCTCCTATCAAAATCCTCCATTTTATCGGTTGGTAAATTCAATGACGAGAGAATCTCTCGGCGACGCTGGGCTATCTTCTTCAATGTAAGATTGGCGATTGTGCTGTTTTCGCTCTTATTCATCGCGTTTAATATCGCGTTCACATCCAGGGGGAATGTTGGCTCATCTAAAACCGATTGGAGTAAATCATCGTCGGAGTTGACCGCATAATCCGTATCTTGGATACTTGGGTGCGTCGAAGGATAGTCGTCTTCTATACCCGAGTCAGAGTCGGTGCCAGTGTCAGTGTCAGTGCCGGTGCCGGTGCCGGTTTCATCATCAGAGATGTCGTTACTACCCTCCGATACCTCCAATCCATTTGTATATTGTCTATTTAGTAATTCATCCATATTCAAATCGTTGTACTCTTCTAATGTGCCTGTTCGGGAATGCGAACGCGACCGCGCATGCGACCTGGACCGAGACACCGACCGCGACCGAGACACCGATGGGCGCATATATTCCAAATCAACAACCACCATTTTTTTAGGAGCCGTCGCTGTCGTTGCCGCTGTCGCCGCTGTCGCCGCTGTCGCCTTGTAGTTCATTCCGTAGGCGTAAGCGTAATATACATAATACAAATACTTATTTATGTGAGTTTCCTACGCGCCTCGACCCCCCTTGTGACCATGAAACGCAGTTTTACCCCCATTCAGGCACATCCTTACTGAAAACGTGAGCATATATAGCATTATCTTATAGCTTTTTGAAAAGTCAGTAAGGCGGGAAAATGGCACGGTCCCGCCCAAAAATGGCGCCGGATGTGGTTTTGCGAAAACACCTTACGATGATCCCGCTGGTGTTTGAGATAAAAATGCGGGAAATCATAAAATATGCTCTCGTCAGGCTAAACGCGAAAAAACGCGTTTTAAAAGCGGGACGGCCAAACCAGGATTTGGACATTTATTGAAAAAAACAAAAAAACCCTTTTTCCCCAAGACCATATATAGCTTTTTTTTTTCTGGTGATGTTATTGAATATGGTCTAAATGTTGCCAAAATCTCTAAAGTGCATTTTGACAAATTACTACAAATTACTACATTACTACAGAAAAACCCCCTCGGATTACTACACATTTGAGACCATGATGTTCGATTATTGATAAGATTTTGGCAACATTTAGACCAACCGACGATGCGGATGTTGCCATTGTCTCTGGGAGAAATGAAAAGTCAGTGCGCCGACAACGAATAAATATTAGAGGTATATAATAGACTATAATAGACTATAATAGACTATAATATCAAGAATCTCTCGATATATCCAATTTAAACCGGTGAAAAATGCCGCGAAAGTATGTTGACTACTCCAAAACCTATATCTACCAACTTACTTGTAAAACACCCAATAATATTGCTGCCACAGTAGTATCATTCATCGATTCATACATATCATATACAACCAATATAATTCAGAGGAAATATAAGCACAAACGTGAGACATTGGATTCAACGCATCATCGGTCGAAATTATATGATTGTATTCGGAAGAATGGCGGATGGACGAATTGGAAGTGTGTGATTTTGGAGGAATGTTCTTGTAGTAATGAAATGGAGGTCAAGGAACGGGTGAGTTTCTATATTATGAAAATGAAACCAAATTTGAACGATGAAAAAATGGACGAAAAGTGTTTGGACTATGAATTCGGTATCTCAGGAATACTTGATTTTAAACCGAATATTTTCGCCGATAAACTAGACGCAACGAGTCCATCGACCGTTTTGAACGGGGAGGTTTCGCAATTCCAGGCCCAGGCGCCGGCCCAGGCGCCGGCCTGTAAAGAAGGAAAGTATATTTGCCTTTGTAAAAAAACCTATTCTCATCGTTCTAGTTATTATAAACATACATCTACTTGTCTCCAATTTCAACATAATCAAACCACGAATAAACCGGTTGTAGATTCATCATTGAATACACTTTCTGTATCTATTATTTCTACGATAACGACGACAACGACTACGAAGACAACCGCGACATTGACCGCGCCGGTGGTTGCGCCGGTGTCGACAGCCACCATTGCGAACGACAACGTCAACGACGACGACGACGACAACGACGATGATAATACCGAAATGGTTCGATACCGTTTCAAATCTAAAAAAAATGCGAATAAAATAGATAGTGTCTTCCAATATTCTAATGAACCTGAACCTAATTCAGAAATATCTGTCCAAATCTCTGAAAAACCGTCGTATACGTATAGCGACGGTGACGGTGACGACGGTGACGGTGACGACGACGACGACGATTCGAAATCCGAATCGTCTGTATCCGAATCGTCTGTATCCGAATCGTCTGTATCCGAATCGTCTGTATCCGAATCATCAGAATCCGATAGCGGTGTGGATGACGCCGATGGCGCAATTTCAGTTACTACCGATGCGACGGCTGATTCTGCTGTATCCGAATTATTATCTGCGCAAAACGAGAAACTTAAGGAATATATCCGGAAAATGATATCCGCACTTACAATGGATAAAAAACGGAGCAAGAAATCTCTCGTCAATTCTCTCGTATTTGAGTTATTAGACCAGAATAAAACCCTCCAAAAGCAAATCGTGGAATTAAGCAAGGAACGTAATATTATCGTTAATAATACGAATAATAACCAGTTTAATTTGAACTTCTTCTTGAACGAACAATGTAAAGACGCGGTCAATATATCGGACTTTATCAATTCTCTCGAAATCACGATGGATGACCTGACGTATACCCGGAATCAGGGGCTCGTGGAAGGGATTAGCAAGGTTATGATTGACGGATTGAAACAAATGGACCTTTATAAACGTCCGATTCATTGTACGGACCAGAAGCGGGACACGATTTATATCCGAGAGAACCACCAGTGGGCGAGAGATGAAGGGAATGCGCGGATGCGTCAGTTGTTCGTGGATATCGCCAACAAGGAATACTTTGCGGTGAAGAAGTGGATGGATTTACACCCGGGGTGGGAGACGAATAGTCAATTACAGGATTTTCATCATAAGATGATTCGAAATGTCCTTCACGAAATCAAGGATGACCCGATTGGTGAACGTAAGATTATGAAGAATATAGAACGTGAGACGTTTATAGAGAAGTAATGAAATGAATGAAATGAAATGAAATGAAATGAAATGAAATGAATTATAATAAATAACGCCCCCAGCTATGGCCTCGACCCGGTTCGCAGTCTTCATTTCCGATTTCTTCAACAACTTTATTAGTAATAGAATCGGTCCACGCACGATTTGGACCAGAATTCCATCCCCTGAGCCAATTTTTATTTCTGATTGTATCATCCATAATGACAATTGTATCTGTATGTGCGAGATTCTTACAATTAAGAATGTCCCCGTATGCGATTGGGTAATCGTGTCCTCCATCAATAAATATAAGATCAAATGGTTTCGAGGTTTTTGAATAATCCGGAACGGACTGTAAACTATTTCCAATGATTAGTGTATGACGATTGGGGTACGTATTATCGATAAATTCTTTACCGTGTTTGAGGTAATCATGATGCCCTATATCAAAGCTTACGAGTTCTACCTCGGGATTGGATGATAGAAACAATTCCGCAGAATGTCCTCCATTGAATCCGATTTCCATAACACGTTTTATAGACGGAGAACTTACCATTCTTTTGAGGAATTCGATTTGTCCAGGAACTTGTTGAGAATAACCCTCGGTGGGTACAATATTATTAATTTTGAAATATTCGTTCAAGCTACTCATAGGAATAAAGAGCTAATAATATAAATTGTTTTATATAATATAAATTGTTATGTCCTTTATATTGTATTCCAATTTCAATCAAGGATGACCCGATTGGTTAACGTAAGATTATGAAGAGTATAGAACGTGAGACGTTTATAGAGAAGTGAATGGGGTGGGGTGTGCTTACAATGTCACGGGAATTCGTAACATTGTATTGAAGATGTTGATGTTATTGATTTTATTAGATTGGTTTTATATCATTACCTAACCCTATCAGAAAACCTCCAAACTGGTCCGGCTTGCTGATTGTTACTTCGCCTTCCATATCACCTATAAGTGATAATGTTATAGGAGTTGGTGTAGGTTGTCTTATTATCAGCTGTCTTTTTTTGGCAGCATCTATACCCCCCTTAAACAAATTTTTTATGATATTGTCAATTGCTTCTGCGTCGGGGCTGCCGCTAAATACACCCATTGCCTCTTTAAGAACCTTAGAATATTCATTAGGCATATCATCTTTATACCTGTCGAATTGAGACATGGCACGCTTCATTCCAAGTGCAGTACCCTCTGCGGGTGAAAAATCAAGTGTATAAACAGTCTCATTGTCATTAATTTCAGCTGTAAGTTTATACAACGTTGACAATAATTTTTTTCTTAGATATGTTCCTGTTCCTGTATAATCACCACCTACCATAGACTTTCCAGATTTTCTAGAGCGGTTACGCTTGCTCTTACGAACACCCTTACGCGACAATTTAACCATGTTATAAAATAATACTATATTTTATTTTTATGAAATCGGTTAATGGAATATCGTTCGGTTCTATTATACGATATATTCTAAATATACTAAATATACGCCTAAAACTTCGATCCAATAGCTTCATTGGCAGCCATGGGCTCAAACGACATCATACCACCGGGCATTCCACCTCCGACATTTTGCGCGTACGTGCTGTTAAAGTGCTGGGTCTGCTGGCTCGCCTGCGAGAGACCGTAGTCCGCAGTGCCGGTATTACGGCTCGTAGTGAGAACGGGATTAGGAGGCGCCATTCCACCACCGACCATGCCACCGGGCATACCTCCCGCGTAAGGCTGGGATAGGGGTTGGGTGATGCGAACGGCACCACTGCCCTGGCCACCGCCCTGTGCGCCGCCTCCGCCGACAGACCCAGTATAACTCGACTCGCCGCCAAGGAGCTCAATCGTGCGTTCCACGATAATCTGGACCTTCTCGCCCAACTTCGTCTTAATACTCAACAGAATCATCAATATTCCTAAAATAGTTGTCGTGAAGTTAAACTCGCTGTATCTGTATCCAGAGTACGTGGGGAGATAGGTGATTAACCGATGGATAAAGTAGATGAACACGAACATAAACAGGATTTGACCGATGATTTCCACTAAAACCATCAAGGTCGCCTTATGGTCGTCGGGTTCAGGGACATAGGTGCGAACCAAATATAACATAATCAAGATGGGTACAAATCCGACGAGTGTATATTGGACGATATTTAATAAGACGCCTTGTTGTTGTTCGTCCAAGCGAAACACATGGTCGATAAATGAACTGCCACGCTTCGTTCCTTCTTTGACGGTTTCTTCAAACGCCTCCATTTATTGAGATTTATAAGTATATATATACCAGTGAAGATTTAATTACGGGATGAAATAATATGAAATGAAATGGAATGGAATGGAATCGAATGGAATCGAATAATGAATTAAACACAAATTTTTCTGTATTATTATCGAATCGAGTCGTCCGAATGCTTCGCCGTTTTTCCCGCATAAATAGCACGCCTCATTATATCGTCGATGCGATCGACACCGCCACCGCCGCCGACGATGAAGACCAACTCCCTCCACCCATCATCCCCCACGAGGAGTATCAATACCTAAATCTTATTCACGATATTATCGAACAAAACCACGAATATGACGGCCGGAATGGAACCACACTTTCCGTATTCGGCGCTGCGATGGTATTCTCATTAGACCAGGGACAAATCCCGATTCTCACTACCAAACAAATGGCGTGGAAGACATGCCTCAAAGAACTACTCTGGTTCATCCGGGGGAAAACCGACAATCGCCTGCTACAGGATGCGGGCGTCCATATTTGGGACGATAATGCGTCACGGGATTTCCTGGAATCGCGCGGATTGTCGCACTACGCCGACGGCGACCTCGGACCCGTCTACGGCCACCAGTGGCGCCATTTTAATGCTACATATTCTACATGTGACGCTGATTATAGGGGGAAGGGTGTCGACCAACTCGCCGAGATTATCCGGTGCCTAAAGCACCCCGTCGAGAGATTTTCGCGCAGACTGATTATGTCCGCATGGAACCCATGTCAACTCAACGAGATGGCACTTCCACCCTGTCATATCCTCTGCCAGTTTAATGTAGATAACCAGAATCGTCTTTCATGTGCTTTATACCAGCGCAGTGGTGATGTTGGTTTAGGCGTTCCGTTCAATATTGCGTCGTATAGCTTTTTGACGCACCTCCTGGCGAAACATTGCGGGTTGGTCGCCAACGAATTCGTATATCATTTAGGAAATGCGCATATCTATGACGACCACGTGGATATCTTGCGGACCAGGCAATTACAATTGAAGCCGTTCGCTTTTCCGCAAGTTGAGATAGCGACGTTGAGAGATGATATTAATTCGTATATTTTGGAGGATTTTCGGATTACGGATTACCGCTGCCACTCGATCCTGAAAATGACAATGCGAAAATAATATAGAAATAATCTATTTATACATGTTATAACTTATATTCGATGAGTGGAAACGCAGCTTTATCTGCCGCACGTAAGCGGCGCGCATCATCTTCTCCTGGTATCCCTGGCAGTGGCAGTGGCGTCGGCGGCGGCGGCGGTCCGTTATCCACCAACGGTTCATATTATGCTGGGAATAGTGTCCAGAATATTCAGGCGATGATGAATCAATCCGCCGCTGTCAAAGCACTGCCTCGTGGCGCGAAAATGGCAAATACTCCCCCACAAATACCAATTAACGTGTATGAGAATATCGAGATGATTAAACATCAAATCGAAGAGAGAACCAAACTTATTCAGATCCAGGGGTCTACAATGCCGGCTGAAAAAGTGAAGATACTTCATAAACAGAACGAGGTCCAATCGCAGATACTTAAACAGCGTTTGATGATGGTTCAAGAGATGGAAATGGTTGCCTCAATGAATCAATCACCTGTTCATGTCGCAGGAGGAGCGGCGAGAGCGCCATCAGCCCCATCAGCACGCAAGCATATCCAGAACGAGCCACAGTTTATTTATGAGAAAGGGATTCCTCGCCCGAATCCAAATTACGGTATCCATGTGACTGAACCCCCGGTTACTGAAACCCATAATAAAATCTCCGGTAATTTGCCAACTGCTGTTCTTACGCCATTTGTAAGTATGGTTACATCTGCCGGAGTGACACCACCTCCACTTGTAATTCTAAAAAGCCACGATGAAAAGATAGGCGAACATGATGCCGTATTAAATGACTTGTCGAATCGTATCAATTATATTCATTCTCGTGTAGATGAGCTAACAGAACAGAGTTCCAATCATCGCAAACAACGACCCAATGCCATCGCCGAACACGCCGAACACGCCGAAGAAGATGACGATGACGCCAATGAGGCTGACGACGGTGAAGATGAAACCATCTTATTGATGGATACGGTGATGAATGATTTAATCAATAGTCGTGATTTCGTCCAAGGGATCGTTGATAAGATTGTGAATGAAACCAATCTCTCGGATACCATTATGAAGATCGAACCGATTATCAAGGAAAACCAAGAACTGCGGTCGTTGATTCTCTCACAACAGAATATGCTGAATGAAATGAATACGATGGTTATGCGCTTATTGAACCAGCAGCATTATTACCCTGAAGTCGTAAGAGATGATTGTGAAATATACGAAGAAGTCGAAGTAGACGCCGACAGCCACAGCGCGAGCATTAGTATCACCAATAGTAACGATTCGAATGAACAATCTAAAATCGATGAGAATGGCCTGTATCAAACCGATGTATTACCCGAACAAGACGTGCCACTTCATAGCTATATCGTGCCGAATATGGATAATGTTGTTATGAGTGTATGTGAACCCGTTGTCGATGCCACGGTCGATGCCACGGATGCCACGGATGCCACGGATGCCACGGATGCCACGGTCGATGCCACGGATGCCACGGTCGCTGATGACGTAGCCGACGAAGCCGAGAACGATGATGACGCCGCCGACGAGACCCATGAATACGAAAATACCCCACCACATTTTCCATCCGATTCACGCATCGCTTTAGTTATCAACGAAATCTAACACAAAAGTAATTGAGTATAAAGTTATAAATATTAGTATTGAATCATAATAATAATAATATTTACATTCTCGCAATCCCGATAATATTTACATTCTCGCAATCCCGATAATATTTACATTCTCGCAATCCCGATAATATTTACATTCTCGCAATCCCGATAATATTTACATTCTCGATGTTAATTATTTCCATCTTTATTTTTTGTATTGTGCTTTTCTTATATCTTCATATCCACTTTCATATGAAACGCAGTAATGATTTAGAAGTATATGAAATAGAACAACCGTCAAAGCAACGTTTAGAAGAAGTATGTGATATACGACAACCAACGACATTTGAATATTATAACGAACATTTACTAACATCATTATCCTATCACGGTATAACCACCAATTATCGCGCATTTGATATTCAGGTGCGGGACGTCTCGGTCTCGGTCTCGGTGTCGGGGTCGGTCGACAACCCCGAAAAGTCGCAAAAGGGTTCAGACAATACGAACAATAATACGGTTCTTTATATCCCAGTCACGCTGAAAATCGCGCACGAAGTATTCCAGAAGGACACCGAAGCGAAGTATATCAGCGAAAACAATACCGATTTCATCGATGAAACCGGACTGGTTAAGGTGTTCCAATTAAACGACGAGTTTTTAAGACCGTATATGGTCTCGACGTGTATGTATGATATTATGATGGCGTCGGTAGCCACGACGACACCCCTGAGATACGAAGTGAATTACCGTAATTATTTCCTCGTTACACAAGGCCGGGTGAAAATTCTGTTGATACCCCCGAAAGACAGCAAATATCTGTATCCAATCAGCGATTATGACGTTTTCGAGTTTCGGTCGCCCGTCAATCCATGGAAGGTCCAGCCCGAATACCAGGACGATTTCGATAAAATCAAGACACTCGAAGTCGAATTATTCCAGGGGATGATAATGTATATACCTGCGTATTGGTGGTATAGTGTCCAGTTCGTTGTCCCTGAAACAAGTATCTGCTCGTTTAAATACCGCACATCAATGAACTCGGTTGCGATTCTACCGCGCACATTGATGAATGTTCTACAGAATCTGAATATCAAGCGCGATACGTTGGAAAAACGGGCGCATATTCCCGACCATTTCAAGCCGAAGTCGTCGACGACGGCGACAAAGTCGTCTGTGTCACCAGCCACAAACGCAGGCAGCGGTCGTGATAATAAAGACCAGACGTCCGCAGCATCCGAAGCGTCCGCAGCGATAAACCCTCAACATTATGATAACCAATATTTGCCCTCATCTTTACGGAACCATCATAACCCGTTTAGTATAACCGCCACACCAGGTCCATTGAATATACCCGAAGGTGACAATCAGGTTATATCATCTGTATTAGGAACGTCGATTACGGAGTCTGCGTCCTCTGCGGCCACCACCGCCGCAGCCACCACCGCCGGCGCAGCCTCCGCCGATATCGAAATAGTACAACGTAATCTATCACATACATCGTCGATTGAAATCGAGTCGTAAGAAAGCATATCTGTAAACAAACGACGCATTTGGGGGGGTACGACGGAGTCCAATACAAGTGTGCTAACATACCCAGTCGAATTGAAAAAATAAGACGGATATTTATAATAATAATTGTAAAACGCGTCATGAATATATAACGTAATAAATGCCAATCCGAGCGACCAAACATCATGTTTCTTTTTAACAACATTCCAGTGATATTTATCCGTTCGTTTCGTATCGCGTATATTTCGGAATTCGGGGTGGCAAAATGGGATGGTTCCACCGGTCCCGATACCGACATTATCCTTCCCCGATAGACCAAAATCAATCAAATACACCGAAAAATATTGACACTTCACCGGGTCATTTACATTAAAATCCTTTTTTTCCTCGATGAGTATATTATCCGGTTTTATATCACCGTGGACGATTCCGATGGAGTGGATTTTATGTAGTAACAATGCGCATTTATAAAACAGGTGCGTGAAAAACTCGGTTTTGATTTTCGAGAAATTAATATTGACATTATGAGTAATATTATCCTTCGCCCACGTATGTAATGACTCGGTATTTTTTACATACGGCTGAATACTAAACGATATCGTATTGTATCGTAGTCGGTTATAAAAGAGGCGCGAATAGTCGCCGTCGTCCGCGGTGTCTGCGCTATCCGCACGGTCCGCACGGTCCGCATCGGCAATACATTCCGCAGTGCCGTCGCCGACATAAGAACATCCACAGGGGTCGTGGTCGCAATCGCAAATATTGCCATTTGCTTTCTTTTTCATGTTGATATACGTAAAATATGGAATGACGATATGTGGGTCTTCATGTGCCTTATGTATTGCGGTGTGTTTTTGTATTGTATCGATAACCTGCTGCTCGTCTAAGAAACAATACGGCGAATCGTCGATACGAATAATATAATCATTATACCGAAAAACACCAACGAGATACTTCGTTTTGTCCGATTTGTATAATTTCTTCTCTTCGAATACCGACCGGTATAAATTATTCGCGATGATAACATATAATAACCGCATTTTGGTTTTAAATACTGTATCTTCATGGTTCGCTATTTTGGCCTCAAACCTCTTATGTAAAACGACATTATCAATATTGATATTGCTGTTTGTTACTATTTTAATAAGTTCTTGTAATTCGTAATCTGCGGCTAGTATGTCATTCGATATTTCGATGTTGAATAATCGATGAGATGTATTGTCGAGCGCGGGGGCGGGCTCAGACCCGGACTCTGACCCGGACCCGGACCCGCGGTCATTCACAAACATTTGTTGTGAGAATCGTATTATATTTATTATTTTATTATATATCACGTTGTTTATCCTTGTAAAAAGAGATAACATCTATCACTTTATACTACTAGTAGAATACATCTATATTTATTTATCGCGCCGCCGCCGCCCCGAATGTGCTTTCCTGGCAATATGTAACATACAAAAATCCGTCAGGGTCCTTGTTTGTATCATAGATGGTGCCTACCATCGCCGAAACAGGATATATCTTGTTTTTAATAAACATGAATAGCGCCTTTTCCGCGGGAAATTTAACGCGTTTACGAATAATCTGCTGGAGTTGAAGGAGTGTCAAATCTCTCGGAGTGATGTATTTCGTCTTGTCAATCGGGTAAGAATCCCGGTCGTTTTTTGAGGGTAGGATGATAAGCGGAACGCGGTCGGGGTATTTTTCAAGAATAATCTGGGATTTTTTAACGCGTTCTAAATAATCATTGGAAATATCACCGCTCAAATTATCGGAAGTACGCTTTTTTTCGGGACTATAAACCCGTAGACTGCCTACGGGTGATAAAAATGTGGACCCTGAATATAACGTGTCGGTTGATTGCGACGACATATGTACCGTTGTGGCGTCGGCGTCGGTGGCGGCGCCGGATGCGGTATATGAAGCCGCGACAGCGGTGGGTGTTTGAGCCATCGGTCGTAATGTCGGGGATGAATAATGTGCCGCAATATAGTTCATGTAAGAATTGTATACTATATGTTCTATATCGATTTATATCTTATATTACACTACTCGAAAAGAAAATAAAGCAATTCAACCCGATAAATTGAAATCTATTCCCCGATTCTATTGTATCAGTAAAGACCATGATGACCACCGTATCACCAGCAAATCACGATATTCGAAAATATACAACAGTTAGGAAATTGCCTGCGGATTCGGCGTCGTTCGCAGCGACACCCGCGCCCGTCTCCGCGCCCGCGACACCAGCGACACCCGCGCCCGCCACGCCCGTGCCCGGACTAGAAATGTCCCCTGAACAAAAAGACGCCTTTGCGAAATACGTCGCCGGTCAAAATGTGTTCATCACCGGGCCCGGTGGCACCGGAAAATCCGCGCTCATCCGAGAGATTTATAACTACGGACAGACCCATGGACATAATATCCAGGTTTGCGCGCTGACAGGATGCGCCGCAGTGATGCTGAATTGTAAAGCGAAAACAATCCATTCGTGGGCTGGGATTGGGCTTGCGAACGGTGATGTCGAGAGAATTGTAGAGAAGGTCGATAAGAACTTCTTCAAAAAGAAAGAATGGCGAAAGACACGTACACTCATCATCGACGAGGTGAGTATGATGTCGAAACGATTGTTTGATATTCTGAATATTGTCGGTAAAACCGTGCGAAACTGCCACTCCCGCCCGTTCGGTGGTATTCAGGTTATCTTTTGCGGGGATTTCTACCAACTACCACCCGTCGGCGTGAATACCGAAGACCCCGACAACGCGCGATTCTGCTTTGAAAGCGATTCTTGGTTTACCGCATTCCCTAAAGAGAATCACATCCAATTGAAACAAATATTCCGCCAAAGCGACCCAGTCTACTGCCAGGTATTAAACCAAGTGCGTGAAGGGCGCATTACGCGTCGAACGGACGAAATCCTGCGTTCTCGTGTGGGGGTTGTTCTTCCTGACGTATCTGAAGACGGGACGCCGCAGACCAAACCGACCCTGCTTTACTCGACCCGCGCTCGCGTCGATGAAATCAACCGGTTGGAAATGGAGAAGCTGAAAATAATGGACCCGGATGCTCGCACATATTCCTACAAACTGAAATATGTATCCGACCTCCCATTGTCAGATAAGGAACGCCAGTTCCGTGCGTCGCAATCCCAGGAACGCATCAGCATGGAAATGTCCGCACTTAAAAACAGTATATTGTGTGACGAGGTCGTTCATTTGAAAGTCGGCGCGCAAGTCATGTGTGTGATTAATATGGAAGAGGCTGTTACCACCGAATCAACCCCGATTTGTAATGGAAGCCAGGGGGTCATTATTCGTATGACTGAAACCGTCCCCGAATTACCGGTCGTTCGGTTCAATAATGGACTCGAAATGGTGATTCAATATCATACATGGGTCAGCGACAATATCCCGGGTGTCGGTGTATCTCAAATCCCGCTCATACTCGCTTGGGCGATTACAATCCATAAAAGTCAGGGCGCGACATTGGACCGGTGTATCATTGATATCGGGGATGGCGTGTTTGAGGCAGGCCAGAGTTATGTCGCGCTTTCCCGTATCAAATCGTTGGCGGGAGTAAGTATAAGCAGCTACGATGTGTCGAAAATCCTGGTAAACAAGCGCGTGAAATTGTTTTACGCGTCGTTGGTGCCGTCGGCGGAGAAATAGAAAGTCCGGTCCCCCCCCCCCGTAAAAAAAGTCCGTGCCCGTGTCCGCGTCCGTGCCCGTGTCCGCCCGTGAAGAAAAGAAAAAGTAAGAAGAGAGAAAGAAAAGAGAGAAAGGGAAAAAATTGAAATGCTTTAAGAAGTAAAGAGAGAAGACAGAGCAGAAGCAAGAATGAGTACAGCAACGATGAACGGCAATGAGAGTATGGACGAGATGGTGATGAAGGGTTTGATGGAGATTCTGGTGAGAAGACTGTCGATGGTGTTTGGGAAGTCGGAGAGTGAGGTAAGAGAAGCGGTAGGAGAGGAGATGATGGGATT